TCCATTGACAGTGCCGAAGTTGTTGTACGAATAGTCGTTGAACGTGGCGTTGCCAGTGACAAAGGCACTACCGTCGTTCCACGAACTGTTGTTGAACGTGGCGTCTCCATTGACGGTGCCGCCGCTGGAGTTGCCCGCAGCGCCGCCGAACGTCGCATCGCCAATGACTGTGCCGTTGTTGTACGAGTTGTTGAACGTGGCGTCTCCATTGACGGTGCCGCTGTTGGACGAACCGTCATTGAACGTCCAGTTCTGCCCCGTCGTGAGAAAGACCCAATCGCTTGTGTCAGCAGACCAAGTGTTGTTGTTTACCGTGAAAGAAACAGGGCTTGCAGAAGAAAAAGTGACCGTTCCGTTGATAGTGCCTGCTGGGTTGTCAATATACGATGACGCCGTGAACGTGGCGTCTCCATTGACGGTGCTGTAGTTGTACGAACTGTCGTTGAACGTGGCGTCTCCATTGACAGTGCCGAAGTTGTTGTACGAATAGTCGTTGAACGTGGCGTTGCCGGCGATGGTGGCGTTGAAGTTGTTGTACGAATTGTCGTTGAACGTGGCGTCTCCATTGACAGTGCCTCTGTTGTACGAACTGTCGTTGAACGTGGCGTCTCCATTGACAATGCCGTCGTAGTTGACCGAATTGTCGTTGAACGTGGCGTTGCCGGTAACGGTGCCGCTGTTGGACGAACCGTCATTGAACGTCCAGTTCTGCCCCGCCGTGAGAAAGACCCAATCGCTTGTGTCAGCAGACCAAGTGCCGGCGTAGTTGTTTACCGTGAAAGAAACAGGGCTTGCAGAAGAAAAAGTGACCGTTCCGTTGATAGTGCCGCCTGCTGGGTTGCCAATATACGACGACGCCGTGAACGTGGCGTCTCCATTGACGGTGCCGTCGTAGTTGATCGAATTGTCGTTGAACGTGGCGTCTCCATTGACGGTGCCGTCGTAGTTGATCGAATTGTCGTTGAACGTGGCGTTACCGGCGATGGTGGCGTCATCGTCGTAGTTGATCGAATTGTCATTGAACGTGGCGTCTCCATTGACAGTGCCGTTGTTGTACGAATAGTCGTTGAACGTGGCGTCTCCATTGACGGTGCCGCTGTTGTCCGCACTGTAGTTGAACGTCCAGTTCTGCCCCGTCGTGAGAAAGACCCAATCGCTTGTGTCAGCAGACCAAGTGTTGTTGTTTACCGTGAAAGAAACAGGGCTTGCAGAAGAAAAAGTGACCGTTCCGTTGATAGTGCCGCCTGCTGGGTTGCCAATATACGACGACGCCGTGAACGTGGCGTCTCCATTGACGGTGCCGTCGTAGTTGATCGAATTGTCGTTGAACGTGGCGTCTCCATTGACGGTGCCGTAGTTGATCGAATTGTCGTTGAACGTGGCGTTGCCCGTGATCGTTGCGTCGGAGATAAAACCTCCGCTGAACGTTGCAACTCCAGTGACTACAACATTAATAGCCAGCCCCCTGAACGATGGGTTGGAACACGTTAGGTTGACAACAGTCGGCGTTGCGCCGGAGTTGTTGTTGCAGGTCTGAGACAAGAACACGCTGTCTCCGCTGGCGGGGAGGCTTGCGGCAGCGGCGGTGTGAGTTGAGTTGGTCCACCAGTTGCCAAGCGTGTTCCAGTCACCATCAACCGCAGCGTTGAAATACAAAGTTGCCATATTTTCTCCTTAAAAATTCTGGAAAAGGCTAATCACTATTAACTAGCCAGTTCCAGAAAATTAATTAAATTTAGCGAGTTGGTCTAACTGGTGGTAAAAACAACCCTTCAAGACTAGCCTTAACATCAGAGCCAAGCAACTCAAGAATTCGTGCTTCAACTTGAGCTTGAGTATAATCACCAGCCGCTGTATAAGCATCACCTTCCCAAAGAACTAATGGTCTTGGACAAGGACGAATTTGAGCCACAGCACTCTTTCTAGTAGAATTATCAATAATGGTAACATCTAGTGATGAGAGAGTAATGGGCTTTTGAACTCGCACTTCACCATTAGCTCTGGTAATAGTGGGAGGTTGAATAGTAACTGGATTGGGTAAATTCATAATCTATCTCCTTTTAAAGTCGTAATGTTAGTAACCGGGAACAAAAGCAACAACGTCCCACTTGTCTCGCCCAGCATGATATGTGGCAGCTAATGTGTCCATATTATTTGGGGCGATACTCCAAGGCAGTGGCGATGTGGCACTAGTGGGAATGTTAAATTTGTTGCCTAGAGTCACGGTGCGAGATCCGGTAGAATCTTGGGTTATTCTCCAACGTAATGTTTTGCCATTAACGGGATTGGTTGGGTTGGCTAAAGTAGCGCCTCCAGTTAATGTAACGTCAAAAATATCTCCGGCGCTGGCATCGGTATTTAAGGTTGAAGCATAACTTAATGATACAACATGAGGATTTCTAAGAACAGAAGCTGATATCTTTTTGGTTACTGGAGATCCGGCCGGATCATCAACAATAACAAAAAGATCGTCTGGTGTTACTGAAGTTGCGCTAGTAAGTTCTGAAATTTTTACATCTGCCATAACTACTCCTCTATAGATAGTGGTTGATTCAATTCTGTATTTAATACCATGTTGTTTTCGGTCAAAAGCCTAAATGTTTCTTGTTGTTGTTCAATAACCATTTTATAGTTTTGATTAATGGGTATAGGATTACCTATATTAAAAGTTAATTTTCCCTTAAAAGTATCTGTCATTCTAGCGGCGCTATCTTCGCCAAAATTATCAAAAGACAATACTGGATAGCTCATAGCAAAAGTATTATCATATAGGTTATATTTATTTTGTCTTATTGCAGAGGATAGCTGTTCTGTTCTGGTGGTTTCTAGTTTGTTAATACCTGTTATTAGTCCTGGCTCTAAGGCTCCACTTAATAAGTAATTATTTACTACGTTCGCCAAGGACGATGTTGTTTTCTTAGCTATTGGTCTTTTATTATTATGTACAAAAGTTCCAACACTTAAAATAGAGTCAACAAACCTATTATTTATTACTGTTGTAGCTGGGGTGTCTGCTCCTGAGAGGGAGACTGAGGATAGTTTTGTAGATTGACCAATATTAATAGCAACGCCATTATTATTGTTAGTGCTACCAGAAACTACGGGTTGTCCGTTAACTTGGGCTATTGACATAATAAGCCTATTTTAGAAGGTCTATAAACACTAATATAGTGTTACACCAAAGAACTCTGATAGACTTACCATTTATTCAAAGGACACTGTTGATCTGCCCAAGCTAATTTGTTCATAAATATTTTGCGATTACTAATTGAACAGCCGCACTCATTACACAGCTTATCTTGGAGATTGAATGATTCGCAATCAATACATATAGCATATCTAGAATTTATAGTTTGTTGAGTGCTTTTTGGTAATCCACGGCTAATATGCCAAAACAAAGACTTTAAAAATGTTTGAATCCTGAGTAATAGCATAATAATTTTATAATGGTATAATATTGTTGTCTTTATCTATAGTAAAAACTGAAAGACCCTCTACAATGGCCTGACTATTAATCCAAACCAGAGATCCGCTATGTAGGTTAATAGCTAGTCTATCTCCGTTTTTTTTGAAGTCTGTGGTCAAAATAAAATGGCCGTTATTATAAGTAAACCTGTCACCATGTTTACATTCTTCAAGGTATTTCATTTTCCCAATCTTCCCAAAGCTCTTCTGCTTTCATATCTTCTAGCTGTCTCTTTAATTGTTTTTTGCTTTTAGACACAAATCGCTGTTCCTCAGATATTTTTGATTTTTTGTTTTGAGAATTATCGAGAAACTTTTGTCTTCTTAAATCTTTTTTATCTTGTTCTGACATGACTGTTTAATAAAAGTAGGGTTACATATTCATAATATGAGGATGGGTGAGGTACGCAAGAATTATTTCTTTTTTAGATTTTGTTTAATCCAATCCAAATGTTCACTAACTCTAGTGTGTCCCGATTCTGTAGCATAGTCTGATTTTGGTGGAGTTGTCCCGTTTGCCAAAACACAAGAATTAATACCAGCTAATTTCCCGTCTATAAACAAACCACCCCCACTATCTCCACTACAAATTAAAAACTCTAATTCTGTTCTTCTATATTTACCAGGAGACGGTGAGCATATTAGCAAATGTTTTTCAACACGATCTATAATATTAGATCCTGCCCTACGCTTATTATCAGATATAATTGCACCAGTTTTAAAGGTACCAGTCAAGCCAAACCCAGATATAGAACACACCTTATCTACTTCATCTTTTTGGTCGTATAGCTCAGGATAAAAATCCATATCCATTTTTCTATCACAATATCCTATTGCAATATCATTTAATCCAAAGTGTTTATCATCAAAATCTTTATGTGCTATAATTTCTACAATACAATATTTTGTTTCTCCTACCGTTACTAAACACCTTTTAGAGTTTTTAACAACGTGGGCCGCTGTTAGTATGTGGTGTGGATCAATAATAACAGCAGAAGCACAGAACTCCGAATTGTTTGTATAAACTCCACAAATAGGCACAACATTATGAAATTTTGTACCATATTCTATGTATTTAGAATCTGGCGTATAGGGGTCGATAGTTCCAGCAAAAACCGACATATGCAAAAATAGTATAACAGTTATTGCTAGATAAATGATGTTTTTCATACGACCTCCTATAAGTTTAGGAATATTAAAAGCCTAGATTAATACACCTAATGAGTGGTTCCTTTCCTAAAAACAATAGAATATCGCTTATTTGAAACTGGTAAAATTGCGTGTTTCCACTTATATCTAATTTCATTTCTCATTTGTACTAGACTTAACCTAGGTATATTTAAGGTAAAATCTTGAAAGTCATTACTAAATACCATTGTAGCATCCGAAAGCAAGCTCAAAACTGAAATAATCTCACCACTAGCCAGACTATCAATATGAGCAGCTATGCGATTGCCGATACAATATTCATTAATAGATACTGAGTCGGGTTTTTCTGGCAAATAACCCTCATTCACCAATTTGTAGCAAAGGGTCTCTAAGAAGTCGGGTATTCCCTTTGACTCCATTTGGTTTTTATATGGCACATTCGAGCCGTATCTTCTAATGCTATTACGATCAGACCCCTTATTGATTTTGGTAGAAGGTTCAATATTAGAGAGAATTTCCTTCTCTTCCTTGAGGGAGATAAAGTTGGTGTAAAGATTCAAGCCTATAGCTTCAAAATTTTTTATCATTACTACTTATTTAATAAAAGCCAATAGTTTTTCATGAGACAAATATCCAACCTGCCTATTAATTTCTTCGCCCTTAGAGTTTAATAACATATAATCGGGTATCTTTTTTACTTTATATTCTTTTCTAAGCTCTGGGCGACTATCTATGTCTATATAGACTATTATAATATCCTGATATTTTGCTATATTAGACTTGATATCGTTTTTAGTTTTTGTGCAATATCCGCACCACTCAGCACTAAATAATACTAGTATTGGTAGCTTGGTCTCGTTTGCTAATGCAACAGCATCTTCTAAAGAGTCTACGCTAATAGACGGGGCAGATAATGACGTAGCACTAAACAAACCTATTAAAACTGTTAGTAGTATTTTTTTAATCATATTTGACCTAGGATTCGACCCTTTTGAGTTCTAATTACATATCCGATTCTTACTAGGAAAGGCTCAATACTATTTTCTATTGTATCAATAGCAATGCCAGTCATAGAAGATATGCTTTTCAAACCTAAAGGATTGCCTTTCGATTTTTTGAGAATATCAAGATACAACCTATCATAACCATCTAAACCCCTATTATCAATACCCTGACTATCAAAAACTTCCTCGACTGTTACAGATCGGTCTTGGTGGTAGGCTGCGTAGTTCTTATACCACTGTAGTCTAGCGTTTAAAATTCTCGGTGTTCCCTTGCTTCTTTTGGCAATTTCCAAAAGATCATTTTCTGAAACATTTAGTCCGAGCTTTTGTGCGTTCAACCCTGCTAGTTTAGCTAGTTCATCTGGGTTATAGAACGACAAATGTTCTTTAATAGTAAAACGATCATAAAACGGCTGACTTAAACTACCTCCACTAGTAGTAGCTCCAACAATAGTAAAGATGGGTAGTTCAATAGATTGTGGTTCTTCTTTATCTTCCTTGTTTTTAGCTGTAATATTAATTACAAAATCTTCCATCACAGGATATAAGAATTCTTCCACAATTTTAGGAAGTCTGTGAATTTCATCAATAAATAAAACTGATCTTGGGGCTATTCCCATGATATATGGAAGAATATTTTTAATGCTACGAATATTGGCTGCGTTGGCAGTATATAGATTCACCCCTAGTTCATTGGCAATAGCACTAGCTATGGTTGTCTTACCAAGGCCAGGAGGCCCGTCTATTAAAGTATGAGGCATCGCCCCATCTGAATTTAAACAGCCACTCACCATGATCTTGAGCCTGTTTACTACCTTGTCTTGTCCAATAATATCGTTAAAGCAAGATGGTCTGATAGTGTTGCGTGACATAAATTATACTCCAAGTGATGCCAAAGAATTTTTGATAAGTAATCCAAGATCGTCAGTTTGATGCTTTTTATAGGTATCCATTAACATAGAATGAGCCTCTGCCACAGTAAATCCGTATCTGCTTAAAATATCTATGCCTTGATCTAATATTTGTTTAGAAAGTTCAGTTTGTTTAGTTTGTACAGGAATGGGTGGTGCTGGTGTTTTTGGCTTGATGCTCTTTTTTTGATAAATAATTTTACAGCGTTTGGTTAGCTTAACTCTAAACACATTTCCACAATCACAAACAACCTTAAAATTCTTAGTAGAAGTTTCTCTTAAAGAAAGCCAGTGTGTTTGACCACATGATTCACACAAGTATTTAAGATGAACATCTAGCTCAATCGGTTTCTGGATGCTCTTTGTTTTCATTTGTTTTTACCCAAAAGATAAAGTCGTTTGCTTCGTTATCGTAAGCACTCTCTACCAAACCCTTACTCACCAGCGCTTGTAGAATATTACTAATCATTCGACTGTTCATGGACGTTACAATATCCATAAATATCTCATCAGAGATAATGTAGCGAAATTTTTTAGACTTACGATTTTGTTGTTTCTTAGCAAAATTTTTCGTGATTATTATCGACTCATTATAAGATAACACACTGTCTAGTTCTTTTTGTTCTGTTTCATTTAGCTCATTTAGTATTGCGTCCTCTGTCTCTTCCTCTTGCTCATTAGAGGAAGCAAAATTCTGATATACTATAGCTCTTGTATTTTGAACAAAATTTTCTAAATCTTCTATTACATACCATTTTGTCATAAAGTTTCCATATCTTTCTAAGATATTTAAGAAAAGTACTCTTTCACTGTTTCAATTAAGGATCTCAAACAGCCCCTTATAGTACTGAGGCTGACAGATAAAATACCTAGCATGACTTTGTAAATGTAAGACATATTCTATTTTTAGACTATCTATAATAAAGTTTTTGGATTTCCAAATATTTTCATTGTGCTGATTATTCCCCAAATACAGTAGCGAACTAGATCCGCTAACTGTATTGGAGAAATAACCATTCACAGGAAAACCATACACATACCATGTATTAGGAGATTGTTCTACCACATCATTTAATGTATCGTATAAAAACTTACCCCAAGCATCCCAAGCATCTGCGTCAAACTTGAAGTAGTGTTTATACTTATCAATAGCAGAATCATTCTCATAATCATCTTCTGGATAATATTCTGAATCGTCGTTTTCATACAACATATTGTAAACCCTTTTATAAGAAGTGGTGATGGAATCGAACCATCTTTTAACTAGTATCCGCCCAGCGGACCACTTTCCTCCAACGATCAATATTGATCGTCGTAATCCTCATCGTCTAGATCATCTTCATCTTCATCAAACTGACCCCAATAATTGTCATCATATTCATCATACAGCTCTTCTTCTTCGTCATAATACGAATCCTCATTAAATTCACTCTTATACAGTGGCTTTAACAGTTCGCCCTGATATTCACCCACTACCTCATAACGACAAGTACGAAGCTTTTCACAATTACAATCACTAGGAACACTGACTACATCCTTTGGATTGATTTTAACAATCACAATCTTGTCGCCAGCATCAAGACTACCATATCCGGCTACATAGTTCAATGCACCAGCATGAAGTCCTTGAGAACAACCAACACCACGATTGTCATCAACTTTTGCTCTAGTCATATGGCAAACGTCGCCAACCTTATTACGAAACTTTCCAGCATACTTATCCATGTAATCAGAACGAACAGCCTTATAGGCTAGAAAATGTCCATCCTCTGTTACTGGTAGATACTGATGTTCCAGAAAATCATACAGTTCCTTTTGGCTCTGCATACTTGGATTTTCCATAAGATTATTCAAGAAATTAACTAGGGGTTCAAAAGGCAAACCCTTGCTCATAAACTCAAGAATACGCTTACTAATCGCACCATGTACTTCTTCGCCTTCGTAAAAGACCTTACCATTCTTAACCTCTACCGCTCCATCACTAAAGCTGGCAACGGCCTTTTCAATATCCACTAATTCGACCAACTCCTGCTCTGTAGCAGAACTTAGTTTTTCCATAATCAGCTTATAATTAAGATGGTCTGGAAGAATCTGATGAGCCTTATTATTAAGGATCAGAGTCAAATTACCATCAACCCACATAAAAGGAACGCTCATTTTTAAATCTCCTGTTTTCCTGTGAAAATTAAACTATCGTACTAGCAACTAAATCTCTGAATTGTTCAACATTATCCATCTTTGAAAACCATACCGGCTTACCATAATACCCCTTAGATGTTAAAGTCGATAACGGATTAGCATCTTTGAGGTCTTTCAGGTTCCAGTGATCGTCCTGACTACACACAATATACTTCAACATCGGCTGTTTGTCAAGCACAACTTTAATTTGCTTACGCAGATTTTCGATATTCGTCAATTTATCCTTGATCGAAGTATCTGCCTTAAACATTTTAATCAAATCGTCATTAGCATAAAACTCTTTTACTACTTGTGTAATTTGAACATAAAGACATCTGGCCTGTGTTACGTCCTTACTATTTATTCCATTGATTCCCAAATTGTGCAGAATCTTTGTCATATGAGCATAGTAGTCTGCGGACTTGAACTTTGGAATATTAAAGTTGTGGACTGTATTGGCGAAAAATTCCATCACCATACATTGATCCACAAGAGAAACAATATCTGCATCTTTAATATAGGTGCCGTAGTCTAGTCCGAAAATATTTAGTATATGCCAAACGAAAACCCTGTCGGTATAACCCACATTGTAGTAACGATATGAGTCTTTGTGTTCTGCTTTCTCATATTCATTTCGAGCATATTCTACAACCGCATTATACTTAGAAATATCTCTAAGATTATCATCATAGAGCTTTGTGGTCTTACTCTTAAAGAAGTCGTTGAAACTAATAAGGTTATAACCTTGCTTGACTAGCTGTTCAGCATAGCTTTGCTTAATGGCAAATACTTTATTGTCTCCAAGCAATGACTTTACAAGTTCTTTGTTGTGTTCATTACTAATGAAACTATAAATACTCTTAATAGACGGATAACCGCTAGTAGCAGCATATCTAATAATTGGAATATAGATAATTTCTTCTTGATCCAGAACACTATCTCTTTCTTCTTGGTCAGAGATTTCTTTCATGTAGGCAGAATCATTCATAGAATGACCACCAGTAATAGCCTTGGCACTAGTCATACTACCATAAACCAGAAACAAACTATCACTACTAACAGTCCCTAAAGGATCTCGACTACCTACTTTACGAGTGCCACTATTTAGTAGGCTCTTATAATCTGAGACATTAAGGACGTTAGACTCTCCACCAATATCAGCAATCAGCTTATCAAAACCATCAGTAGAATCTTCTGGGTTGTCACTATCAATCATTAGGTAGGCAAAACAATCCTGTTGATTGCAATATTTGGTGACAATCTTTTTAGCTGACTCAGCACCCTTAACGTCGCATCGGAAAAATACAATTTTATTACTCTTACGATTGCTATTCCAATAGTAAGAACCCTTACCGTTTAGTGTCTCATGGTGAATTTGATTAGTCAAATAAACCATTCTGCGAGAACGATAACCGGCAGTTCTAAAGTTAAAGACGTAAAGCTGCTTACTCTTTTTAAGAGCATATTCTAGGTCTTTACCAGACTCTAATTCATGAACCTTGCCATTCTTGTCAGTCCAAGATGCTCCAGCAGTCCATCCACCAGCAAGATCACTGAGACTATAATAAGTCTGATAAGCATCAACTAAGCTTGTGGCAGTAGCCAGCTTATCTGTCATATCCTGTTTCAGTTGCAGATAAATATCTTGTGTCTTATCTCGTAGACACTTAATAACTTGCTTGGTATACTGCAAACCTTCTCGACTAACATCCATTTCCAGTTCACCAATATTGAACTGAATTTCAAGATAAAGACCAGCGTGAAGAATTTCTTTAACAAGATTCTTCCAATTATCAACATCAGCCTTACCAAAAGCTCTATTCCAAGCCTGAATATGGTCTGGTTGATCCGGCTTATCTTCACCAACAATCTTAGAGGCATCTACTGGATAGGCAATATTTCCCATGATAGCAACCACGCCGCTGCCAGGACTATTATATTGACTAGGATATTTGGCGTTATCAGTTGCTACTCGACCAATCTTCCATCCCTGACCTTCAATCACAACATTGTGATGAGAATATGACCCGTCATTAACGGAGCCACAAACTCCGCCATGAATAGTAGGCTTGATTCTAAAGTAGTGAAAAATACGCTTTGCTTTAGTGGTAAATTCATGAAAATCATGCTGCTTAACAGCAAAACTAATTTCTAAACCATTAGGTTCAGTAGTATCTGTGATGGAGATAAGGTTAAGACTAGGCACGCCCTCTTCGTTCATAGCGGCAATATAGGACAGTTTCTTTCCGTTGTAGTAAGAAACAGTGCTAAAGCTTTTAGTATATGCAAAAGGACTCTTGCTACCAAGTCCAAGACAACCCACAAAATCGTTGCTGTCATTCTTGTTACTAGCACCGTATGTAGTATAAAGTTCCTCCATATCGGTCTGACTAAGGCCAGTGCCGTAATCTCTAACCATAAAAACAGGATTAGCCTGCGTTGGGAGCGTTACCTTAAAAGGATTTTTATGACCAGAAGCAATATGACTATCATAAGCGTTTGTGCTAAGTTCACGCACAACCGCCATAATCTTGTCAGAATAAAGAGAGTCTGACAAAATCTTAAACATTTTAGAACTTTGAGAAATGCTAAACTGATTAGCAGACTTAACACCCGCAGAATGAATCTCAACCGTTCTGTCAGCCAACTTCATAATTCTATCTCCAAAAGTTTGATCTTGCCTGTGATGCTACCAGTATAACATCGGCAATTGGTCTTGTCAAGCTTGAGTCTGTTTTTTTTGCTTCCGCACTAACGCTAAATATCCTAGATAAATATCTAATAGTCCGTAATAGCGTATACTTGGTATGGGTAATAGCAACCACCAAATTCCTGTGAGAATTGCTATCAGTCCTAATATTCTAGTTAAACAATATGAAGGAAAATATATAGAGAATAGATATGATAAGGGTCCGATAATTAATACAAAAATAAACATCATACTAACTATCAAAGCCAAACTAGCCATTATTCATCACTATCTTGTTCATAGTCCTCATATAAACCATATGTATCTTCTTCGTCGTATGAGTAGTTATCTTCATTATATGGAGTCCAATCCTCAACATCATCGTCTGTATCAGTATGATAGTCTGATTCTTCGATCAAAACACTAATAGTATTTAAAATGTCAAATAGCTTTTCTAGAGTTTGATCCATTAAATTAATCTTTTTTTCAATATTTTTGATACCTTTTTTGAGTTCTGCTATGTCTAGAGATAATTTCTGTTCTTGTTCTTGATGATTAATAGTATTTCCGACTACCTGTTTCATAAGATCATCAATATCTTTAGACATTATTATCTCCTATTTTAGCTTTCTATATTCTGGAATGTCGCCATTTGCAAGGATTTTATTATCCTCATAGGGTGAGGCAGCTCGTCTATAAAACTCTTGTTTAATATTCTCTAATACACCAGTTATCATGGCGATATTCTTATACGATAAACGACCCATTAAACCGGCAATAACTCGTGAAAAACAATAATTAATTTTGCCTAGATAACTACTAAAATCGAAAGCGTCTGCCTCACGACTATTTTGAATAGCTTTTGTTAAAACTTCAATAGCATCATCTAGTTCTTTTCGTTCTATTTCTGAAATATAGGGCATATTTTACTCACTACAACGACATTGGTATTTATTACAATATGAACATTTTGGCCCAGGTTCCGCAAAACCCCAAGCATTAGCATATCCATCAAAGCTTTCTTTGCCGGTATCAATACAAACCAATTTTTGGGTATTGTTGCGGTCTACTAAACCAATATTATAATAGTGGCAATCCCAAAATTTCAAACCAGATTTTTCATAAATCTCATTAACTAAGTTTTGTATCTTAGCCAAGCTTAATTTTTTAGGCTGAATATCCTCGGCCACTTCTGTAACATATCCCCAATCACTAATACAGTCATAGTCTGGATCGTCCCTATCAAAAAACTTTAGTTTGCATACAGGGCTATAAATTTTAGGGGCTAAATCAAATTTGCTCAATTCTTTTTGTACAGATCGGGAGTAGTTGGCTTTTCTTTTTGAACGGAATTCTTTAAAACCCAAAAAAGAGTGTCCTTTAATTGGATAAAATTGACAATATCCGCCCTCATCAAACCAACTACTACAGTCAATCTGGTGTTCTGTATACTGGTTGTTCTGTTTCTTTGACATAGCCACCTGTTAAGTTTTCTACAAGCTTTATTGCTCTTTCTAAGGAATCAGAAAATGTAATAAGCATTGAGGTTTGTTTAAAGTCCTCTTTAAAAGTACCATAAACAGCATAAAACGGATCACCAATTCTTTCGTCATCGAAATAAAAATCTTCCATCTTGTTTATTGTTTCCAAAACAGAACCTCCATTATAGTCTGTAATTTCTCTAACACTTTCAATAATGTAGTATCGAAAGCTAGACTTGGCGTTCCCTTTATTAGAACAATACCCATGAAAAAATCTGTTATGTGTCATTAAACAGCCTAATGTCGTCGGAGTAAAGAGGTACTACTATATTAGGGTCATTATAGGGATTAAATCTGGTTCTAAGATCATATAAAATACCTTGAGGATTTATACGCCCCCAACCAACAACACGATAATCTTTTAAAGCTCTAAGTCTTTTAAGTTCATCTTTAGCGTTATTTACCCAAAAACGATCAGCACCAGCAGACCACGCAAAATCTATAATAGTATCTAAAGGATCAGAGTGTTTATTCATAATCAAACAAATCCTATTTTGGTCTTTTCTACCAGAGTAACTTCAATTTCGTTGGCGGCAAATGTTTGTGTGGTATATGATCTACTATTCCACCATCCACACTCATAATAAATATCATTATTAGCACGAATATTAATACCAGTAATAGTACCAAATACGTCCTCCGTTAGTTTCACTTTGCTTCCGACCTTATAAACATCAATCGTAGTATTTTTACTCATATTATTTCCTTCCTATGGATTTTATATTAATAACTGAATAGCCCGAATCGGATTTGAACCGATACTGTCAAAATTTTAAGTTTTGTGTCTCTGCCAGTTGGACTACCGGGCCATAAAAGCGACTGACTACAATAACTCGTAGTATGAGGTTGATTATTAAGTGTGCCTCTCCTTTGAACTATCATAGTCAATCGCCGCTAATTTATTTAGTATTAGCTATTTGTATGGGCTTTAAGACGAGCGACAATCTGAGCGAGTTGCTCAATATTATCAACTGCCTTTACCGGCTTTGCTCGCTCCATCGCGGGCAGTTCGATACCCTTCTTAGCCAAAGCAGACTTAGTTCTAGCATAACGGGCCATAGTGGTAGGAACCTTCTGACCAGTCTTAGACGCAATTTCAGCATATGTCTTTGAAGAAAACACAGCCTCAAGAAATTGCTCATCGGTGCAACGAACACGCTTCTGCTTATCAACCGAAAATACTTCTGCCATAATCAACCTCCAAGTCTTACTTCCAAGTCTTTGTTGATGAGTCAGTCGCTCGACCAATCTCTCACCAACAACATCATTCTATCTCACAGTATCGGAATGTCAACTGCCAACCTTGATTTTTTTTGGTTTTCTGCAAACATTAGTCAGCTAGATTAGTAGCCGTTTGTTCCGGCAGCTCTGTTGTTGCAATCAAAGAGAGGTGATCTTTTAGGCTTTGGTTTTCTGTTTCTAGAAAAGAGATCATTTTATTAGCTTGAAACAAAGCCTCATGTAGATACTTAACTTTGTTTGCTAATTCATCACCGATATAGTTATTCATACTAGTTTTCATTGTGCTTCCTTGTTTTAAAGAAACTAGATAGCTCTACTATAATACACTTTTTAAGAACAAGAATAGATCTTTGATTTGATTTTTATTGAGCATCGTTTGGTCTGCAAATGGAGTGCCGTTAATCAACACAGCATAGACATAACGAATTTTCTGCCATAATGACATACGGTAGTTGTTTGCGTATATGGCAAATTCTGCCATCTCAATATCTGCGTCATATTCTATTCGCAGCACCTCCGATCTGCAATCGCAGGTTGTTAAAAACTCAGCGGGTTTTTGTTGTCTTTTTTTGCTTTTTTTCATTTTTAAATATACGATCAAAATTCTTCGACCAAGTAGTATAGTCTACGCTCTTTGGTCTTGTTTTGTCACCCTTACCGTTTTGGCTCATAAATATTTTCCAGATTTTTTAAGATTATCTTTTGCCCACAACGGTTGAAGGTTGGTATAATGAAAACATTTTTGCTGTTGTTCTGGATCAGTTAAATCAAATGCACAGCATGGTTTGATATGATCAATATGCCACTCTCCAAAATTATCCCAACTCATACCAACCGTAAATTGTTTCTCTAAATATAGTTTCAGATATTCCCAAGAACAGCCAGTTAAATCATAAGAAGTGCTATTTTTTGAACCTCTAGATAGAGCCATTCTGATACGATTACTAATAATAGTTCTTAATCTAAAATTAATGTTCTTTTTTCTTTTCTCTCGTCGTTTTTTATTTATTTTTTCTCGATGTTTTTCTCTATATTTTCTTCGAATGGCTAAAATTTTATCTGGATTTTCCTGTATCCATTGTTTATTATACTGGTTGAGTGTTTCTCTGTTTTTTACTTTATATTGTTGTTGCTGTTTTTTAATTTTCTTTTTATTTTTTAATTTCCATTTTGTGCAATATTTTTTATGACAATTTTTACAATATGAAGATTTTCCATCTGCTGACGCTTTTTGATTATGAAAGTTGTCTATGTTATGTTTTTTATTACATTTGCTGCATTGTTTTTTCATTGGAGTATACTCTATTTGCTTATTATATACACCAAAGTGTCTTATTCTTCAAATACATATGACCAATAACGAGAATCTGTTTTATTTTGTTTAGCGTCCCAAAAAATACACCTAGCAATATACAAGGGAACACCAAGTTTTCCGCAATTAATACTCCAATGTCTTTCCATCTTCTTATATAGAGATAGTCCAGTTTTATTCTGATATGTAAGAGTTTTCATTCCATATAACTCAAGCATATGAGTATCTCCACAAAATACTCTACATTCATTTGGATGAATCTGTTCAAGACTGAATGATACTTTTGCGGAGCCTAGTCCGCTAATCTTATTTACGATACTGTCTCTCTTTTTAACGTGACCCTTTTTAGCAGTAAAATAGAAGTCTCTAGGATTCGCCCAAAATAGATCTTTAAAATTCCAGATAAACTTTGTTCTATTATTATAGAGGCCGCAACCACTATTCTTAATTTTTTCTCTTAGTATTTCTTTATTATCAATCCATTCATCAAAATTTTTAATTGCATTATAGCCATTAACGTTTGATTTCCAAGTAGTATGAACACTCATAAAACTGAAAAGATATCTACGAAAAATATCTTCAGTGTTTTTTGGACGAACACTCTCCCAATAGTCCTTATATGCTACAGCCTTATCTTTGGGAAAGCTCTTAAAAAACTCGTCAGCCTTGGTTGTATTGATAACCAAAGGTTGTTTGATCTGTTCGACTTGATCCATAATCCTCAATCTCCTGTGGGTTGGTTTCACACAGTATACCAATTGACCTCTCTTGTGTCAAGCCTTTAGCAAATTATCTTGGGAAGTACCCTAAACTAGCCTCTACTGACCAGTCTATATTATCGTCGATAATTTTTTTAATTTTTTTATCTAGTTGAATTTTAGGTTTATCTATAGGTGCTGGTGGATTACCAAATATTTTTAAATTAAAACGATCTCTAATAATATTTAAGTAATTTTCATGATTATACAAAAAACTATCATAAGAGATTAATATATAGTTGGATGCTAATACTGGCATTATTTGAGAAAGATAAATACATTTTTCTTTTCTCATATGAAAAATATTACGATATCTTATAGCTCTATTCCCGGTAGTATAGTCTCTATCTTGCATTATTTCTTTGCCATGATAGTCTACTGAATACCACTCACTAGTTAAAAATCTTTCTATAGTTTCTGTGTGTTGTTTGGGAACATGATGAGGTAAAGAATAAAAAGCGGCTATCCAATCATAGGGATGACGTACAATGCCAGTAAATAAAACATGACGATCATACGCAATACGTTCTGGTTTAGCAAAACCCATCCAGTGTTTAAATCCATAAAAGTATGTCAGATCTAGATTAAACTTTTGTTTAAAGCACTGTTCTAAAAAATTAGTGCCAGAATGTCTTTCTCCATATATAGTATATCGGAAAATATGTTCGTATTTACTTCTAAAAATTTGCATCAAAAAAATAAATCTGTAATTAACAGTAAGAAAAAACAATATTATAAAAACAATAAAGACAATATTAGTAAAGGCAATAAGATATTATCTATCTAATTTCAGACAATTATTCCCGTCAACCCTAGCAAAGTTAGGAGTACCTTTACCAGTTAATCCATTATAGAGAAACTCCACATTTTGACCGATCCATTTTTTTCTTTCTTTAAGGAATTGGGTCGCTTCTTCATAAGACCCCTTAAAGGTAGCATCAAAAATCTTTCCGTTCCAATCCAAGGTGATAGTCTTTCCTGTACCACTCCAATTACCAGTTCCTTCTTTAATATCGACGATAATAGCTTCTTCGGAATCTTCCGGCTTAACCTTCAAAAGATTCTTACTTCTTTTATGTTCATAGCCCATATTAGAATATCTGAGCATAACACCCTCATGACCATCATCAATAAAACTAGAATAGTGCTTGTCTAGATCTGATTCAGAATTAACACTGAAGTCTTTGACAGGCATAACATATTTATACGAGTTTACTACGTTAGAATCAATCCACTTCTTGCGTTCCTTATAGCAACAGTCTTTGCTAATTCCAAAATCGTATCCATCATAAACATAATATCTAACAAGTTTTTCGCTACGATCCAAATCATCCTGAGAAATATTAACGGTACGGCGGATTAACTTGCTCATTTCATTAAGTTGTTGACGAAGATCATTATTAAACAACTCACCGTCCAAAACCGCGTCGGGATACTTTTCAAAGAAAGGAGCCAAAGATTTTTCAATATGGGGACAAGACAAATACTTTTCACCTTTTCTGGTAAATAAACCACTCTTGGTAGCCACACATCTCATGCCATTAAACTTGCACTGAAGAATATACTCTCCTTCAGAAAAATCAATCTTATCACTATAGTCCTTATACAACTTAGCCAACATAGGTTCGATATAACCCATATCGTCAACGCTATTAATATCGTCAAAATATCCCGTCTTTTTTTGCTTTTTATATTTAGCCTCAATCTCTTTAGTGGCCTGTTCAACAGAAGATGTTTCGTTTTTCTTTCCCTGATTCTTACCTTCTGCAACAGTCCATTCGCTAGTAACCTGTTCGCCATTTTGTAGCCCGGCGATTGTACGGTACTTAGAACCATTTTGCTCCATCTTCCAAATGCGAATATTACCCAAACTGTCTCTGGAATAAAGGGGTTCGTAATGCTTATTCATTTCCAATTTCTCCTGTGTGTTCCACCATCATATCATGCGACAACCCTCTTGTCAAGTATCGTCAATCTGGTTTGGTTTGCTTGAATGTTTTATTTAATTTTGCCACTAAATCGCTGCCAGCAGTTTGGAAAAAACAAGGAAACACAGCATGAAAGATAAGATAACAACCCGCTAAAATACAAAGAAGCCCATAATATAAAGCAAAAATATAATGCTCTATGTACGTCATGCTATTTTCTTGCAGATGGTTTTTCCATTTGGATAATAGGTTCATTTTGATATTTCCTATTTTGAACCACTATTAAATAGTTCACAGCTTTAATTAACCCGTCTAGATTATCACCAAGCTTACCTAAACCTTCGTTACATTTGCTACATAGCCAACCTCTAAAACTATCATCCTTATGATCATGATCCAAACACCATTTAAACGGAACTTTTCCGCAACATTCGCATAGTTCTGGTTTTGGTGGCGCCTCTTTATGTAATTTGCTTCTAACTTTAGAATGTTTTTTAACACATTTTCTACATCTACTGTCTAATTTATCTTTATACATATTATGTTTGGGAAAACTTTTTTTATTTTTCCTTTCTCCACAATATGAACAGATTTTTCTCATACTATTTTTGTTTTTTACTTTTTTTAATTTTATTCTCTATCTTATCCATTCTTTTAGATAAAATCTTTAAGTATTTCATTTCTTCTTCATGATTTTTATCGTTTTGCTTTTGTGTCTTTTTAAATAGTTTTTTCCACAAACTCATAAATATTTACTCCTTAATGTTAAGTGGAGGCGTTCGGTACTGCCCCGAAGTGCCGCGATATGTCAAAATATATTATCTACAAGTTTATTTTATTCGTAAGTTTTAAGAAAGACTAGAAAATAAACAACATTCATCTTTCCGTACCAACTAATCTCAGGCTAGAACCCGTTGGCTATTCTAGCAGCCGAAGGATTTTACGACAATCTTTTGAACGCTACCTTCATCGCTTTCTAAGATTGTTGCTGTTATTTAATTAAGCAGCAAGAGCTAACTGAGTTGTGCCAGTTAAAGCATTTGATAGATTTTTAAAGTGGCCCTTCTATCAACCACTACTTGCAAATATATTAATCTTTATCCGGTCGATACTATTTCGCCCCCATATATGTTATTTTACACCTAATGGATTACTTTCAAGTCTTTTAATTTCATTGATAATTTGCTTGTATTCGCTACCGCTGACCCAATACCGCTTTTCTTGCTCAATTTTGAGTTCATTATATAGCGACACATTTATAATAACCGACACAAAGAACAATAACAACAAACAAGTTTTAAAGGGGAAGTGTTTAAGTCTATCTACCATAAAGCCATATCCTTTCTCAAGTGGTTATTGTACGATATCTTTTTCTAGTTCTTCTATTTGCTGTTCATAATCTTGAATTTGTTTAAGAATATATTCACAATGCTGACAACAATCAGATAGTAAATATTCTCTTAATTCAGAAACTATGTCTTTAAGTTTTTGTATTTGTTGAAACATTATTTTTATGCCAGAAAATCATAGTGTTAGAATCATTGTTCCAAGCACATTCTAAAATATCATTAGCGGCTAATTTTGCCAAGCCGGAATTTTCTATCCAAGTTTCTATATTATCTACAATATAGTAGTGAGTTTCTTCGTCTATGATAGGATTATTATCTTCATCATAACCAATACAATATTCATGAACAAGAGATATAGCTTGTTCGTTAGTGATAAAACTATCTAGGTTTTCGCCGCAATTAGACGAAATGTTTTTTGCTGCTGATTCTCTAAGAATAGTAGCATATCCATCCAAATCTGTAACAGAGTAGGTGTCGTTGTTTTTCATGATTAGATATATCTATTAATGGTTATGTTTATAAATTCTGGATTATTAATCTTATCCTCAATTCTTTTGATCGAATGTTCCATATTTTGCTGTCCCCTTGGTAGCCATCTACTATCGTCATAAAGAGCAGTCATAATTTGAGGTATCCAGTGTTGATAGGCTATATTAAATTCCTCTGGAAAATATGTTTTTAACAAAGACTCGATAGCATATAATTCGGATACAATAGTATCTCTATGTTGCAAAAGGTCTTTTAGTCTATTCTTTTGCTCAACAGTCAAGCTCATACCATGACCTCTTTTTGTTTAAGCTTAATCATTTTGTGTGCTGTTTTCCATACTCCAGTATCTTTGTTCTGCATATCTCCAGCCATCCAAATATGGGCAAAGCCGGTGTGCTTATCCAAACCCCAAGCCTTTATTCCAAATTCATCTAGAGAATCTACAACAAACCTACCCCTATATCCCATAGGAATAAATTCACCCTTGTGGACGTAATAGGGGCCGGATGAAACCTTAATGCGATCACCCTTGACCAGATCCCTCCAATTAAAGTCACGAATAATCTTGGTGCTTCGCTTTTCCTTGCTTTGAGCCTTAAAAGCAAAAGCAGTATTGCATTTAGGACACATATAAGCTCTAGGGCCAGTCAGATGGCCGCAGTTATCGCAAGTTTTCTTTCCCTTGGGCATAATGTTATCTCCTGTGAGTGATGTATGTTCTAAGCATACACAGCATATCGGCTTTTGTCAAGTGTTCACTTTCAGAATTTTTTCTTTGTATTCTCAGGAAGTTGTGGCCCATCAATAATTTCTAAGCTGCCTGGAGAATAGTGACAAAAATAACTAGATTCAATTTTACGCTTAACTAAATTATCTTCATATAATTCAACATATACATTGATTCTATATCTGTTTTCCCACAGATTAATAATTTTAGTCATTAAATGATTTTTAGGCTTTTTAACTTGCTTAAACAACAGACTTTCGATTTCCATATCCATTAAGAATTCTCCTCAAAAATCTTTTCGATGTTAGTTATAAGAACCAGCCTATCTTCTCCACGATTATCGGATACATAATAAGTATCGCATGAAAACTCGTCGCCAGTATTAGCATCATGCACTAGCACTGGTCTACTCCAGTCAAAAGTGCCTACTGCATTAATATTGTTCGCTCTTTCATGTAAAAAATTGTACAGGTTAAGCCAGGTCATATTATTCATTATCTACTTCTCCTATTTGCTCTATTAAGAATACGGATGGTTTCTTTAGCGTTTGATGGAACCATTACAAGCTGTGGGGCTGTTTTATGTTCCCACGACATATACCCTATAGCCCTATTCTCAACGCTACATTCTTTACAGATAATCTTACGACTAGTTTCAACAAGAAACTCATAACGATCAACACCAACACAATTTTTGCAATAGATACAGTTCATATTTTCCTCCGTTGAGCGGATTATACCATAACCATCGGTATAGTCAAGCTATCAACTTGAATAAACTTTCCAAAACTGTCACAAAAATTACCACAATCAGTACTATAATAGATTTTATTTAATCCAACAGCATTAAGTAGCTTACTACAGTTCTCACAAGGCTTACTTCCTAAAATAAGTCCTTTTCGATTAATGCGAACAACAACCACTGACCAATTAGCATCAATGGTATTATAGCGATCCAAAAGTTTAGAAATAATATGAGACTCAGCATGATAAAAAGCAAATTCCTTATATTTGGGAAGATTAAACTGCTCTCCTATTCTATAAGCTCCTGTATGGGTTTTAATAGGATTATTTTGAGCAAAACAAATCATTTTTGTGCCATCAAAAACAGAACAATAATGCCAACAGCGTATTTCCTTACAGGGGCTCCAATTATTATATGCTTTACGAATTGTCTTTTGAATAATTTTCATATAAGCCACTCCACTCGCTAGACCCCTATCCTAGCACACAAACACATATCGTCAAGTGGAACTGCCAAAATTTAGCTTACTTAGATGCCAGTATATATAAACCTATATTGGCATAGGAATATCCAGTATAGGCTATAAACATACCATAATTACCTTTATACCACTGCTCTGCTGCAACATACGCATAAATCAATCCGCATACCGCTATTAACCATCCACTCATTTGGTTTGTCCTTTATTAGAGTAAAAACTTAAAATTTCTTCACACAAGGCTATTAGCTCATGGTGTAATAGATTGCCTTTAGCTTGATTAGCATCTTTGCAAGCTATATTACAATTATCCAATGAATTTGGGCCACCTTTATTTTTAGGAATAATATGATCTAAGTGATAGGATTTGCCATCCATAAGATCTATTTTTCTTCCAGTTAAATAACAGGTTGGGTTTGGTCCGATTTTATCTAGTAATTCTTGTACCTTAAATGTCATGGGCGGATATTTCCATTCCTTTTTATCTCTATGAAACCTAATAATTTTATTTCTAATTATTTGATTTAAAGTATCTTCTTTAGATGGTTTGGGGACGTAAATTGGTTTGTTTTTATAATTATCTCTATTACCCCTAAAGTTAGAGATTTTTTTATTTAATGTTTTATGTATTAAGCTTTCTGACATAGTATAGACTCAAACCTCTCTATTGCTAAATCTTTTGCTTTTAGTTCCATATCAACATCAAATTCCAAACCATAAGTCTCAAACTTATTATAGGCAAAATCATTATGAGCCCTAGGATTATTTCCCGGTCTACTTTCGCTATAATGAAATAGTGGCTTTGTTTGCCATGTATCATAACACATACTAATAGCTTCACACTCAGTTAGATTATTTGAATGACATTTATGATGCAGGTAATCGAAGCATATTGGGATTCGTGTGGTTGGGTGGAAAATTTCTACTAATTCTTTTACGCTCCAACAATTAAGCTTATCGTCATTTTCTATCGAAATGCGGGCTTGGCAGTTTTCATCAAGTCTTTTAAAGTTTTGGTAAAATCTGTTTGCTATTTCTTCTCTAGAGCCATTGTTATTATGAACATGAAAATTAAGAGGAGAATTTGTATTTGCGGGCAAACCTATTCTATCAAAAAAACTACTGTAAAAATTTAGTTCTGTGATTGTTTTTTCAACAACCCTATCAGATAGACTAGCTAAACTGTTAAACTCTGACGGATGGGCTGAGACACGAACACCAGTAGTTTTAATTGTTTGTTCAATATTATCAAATTCGTCTTGAATAAGATCGTGATTTGGCAAATCTTCCAGACTTACATTTGCTTCGTCATAAGTTATAAGAGGAAAAATATCACTACTAACACGATAGGTATAATTATGTTCGCCGCAAAACTCAATAGTTCTGCGGGTTGTTTCTAAATTATTAAAAATTCTATCTCCAAGAATAGTAAGAGCTTCTTCTCTTGGTAAAGAATTAAATCTCTTGAAAGTCATAGTCTGATGACCAATGCCTTGCTCTTTAAGTTTAAGAGATATGCAACACAAACCTAGTCTATTCATAAAGCCTCCGATGCTAGTATACTGTATTGTCGGAGTTTGTCAACTAGCTACTTGAGAAATTTCTTCAACGCTGTAGATTTTTACTACTTCGTAAGCAGATTCTAATCTATTCCGAAAAAGAATTTTAGCCTCATATTCAGATAGAGCTTGAACAATCTCATTCATAAAAAGTGTCTGTTTTGATGTGTCCAACTTAAAATAAATTAATGCTGTAACATTAAATTTTTTCATTATATGATCCATTCATTATTATATCCACCAAGAGCTTCGCTGATAGTGGGAAACTGCTCACAGAAAATCTTTTTACATTCTTTGGCAATGTCTATGTGTTCTTTTTGAGTTCCACTTTTTTCCCTTAAAGCAATATAAGTCATCCATGAGCGGGCATTTCCTGTCATATAAAGTCTTGTCGGAGTAGCCAAAGGTAAAACAAATCTAGCACATTCTTTAGCAATACCATCAGCGATCATATCATCGTAAATAGCTTTAGCTTTTGCAAAATGCTCGCGGATCTTAACATTCCACTTAACTCTAATTTCGTTTGAAATATCGTCAATACTGTTTTGTCTGTTTTTAGTATCTTGTCTGCGGATATCAAATAGAGGTATTTCCTCTCCTAAAAGGGTTGTATCGGCATATCTTTGACTAAATTCCTGAAATTGGAAGCTTCTATGTCTAAGAATTTGTGCAGCCAATCCTCTGGTTGTGTTTATTTCTAGAGTTAAAAATCCGTGTTCAAATATTGATACGTGTTTATGTTTAATACAATATTTTAATAAATTAGCTATATTATCATTGTCTTGTCCTTTTGGATTCGACACTCTCGCACAATAAGCCATTAGTTTTTCTGCGTCTGGAGTAACGCTAATAAGTTTAACTGACATAATTATTCCTTAGATTTAAGATATTCGTTTTGGTGGTCTACCCACTTATCATTTGTATGATGGTTATATATTGCTTTAGCAAGTTTACTAACGCTAGGTACAGAGCCACAACTACTAGGGTCATCATTATCCAGTTTTGACCAATAATATTGACCATCGTTTTTATCTTTGATAGTTTCATAACCAAGGCTTTTAGCCCATGAGCGTATGTCTGTCCACAACATAAATCAGTCCTCAACAACTAAAGTTATCAGATTTTTCTGGTTTGTCAACATATTTTCTTTGCTTGCTATCGTATTCTTCTAGTGGCCTATCATATCTTTTCCACGCTTCCTTATGTTTGAGACCAATAATCTCCACTCTCTGTTGATTTATCATTTCTTTTTGATAGTTAATTAGCTCATACAACTCCATAATATAGTCATAGATTTGTTCATGCTTATAGGCTTCTAATATAAGTTGCACCTTTTTTGGGTGCATAGGACCATATTTAAATTCTGTAGGTTTACTCATTTTTGTAAATATTCCTGAGCCGAATGACGCCGTTTATTAAGCCAACCCGCCACAAAACCATCTATATAAATCTTTTTCATTATTGGTATATACTCTGAATTTTCCAAGATATATTTATAATTAGCTTTTGTCCATTGATTAAAGTTATTTTCTTCATCACTCAGATTATCATCCCATACATTATTTGTGTCGTTCATAAAGATTATTAAACTCTTTTATAACTGTTGAGGGAGTGTTGTTAATGATAAATTCATCTTCATTATCTGTAATATATGCTTGTAGTTCATCGTTTAATACGTCAGAGCTATATCCTTTCTCAAAAATATACTTCTTTGTTTTTTCTAGCTGTTTACTAAACTTGCGACATAGCTTATTTACTTCTGAGTTATACTTGGAGCTGTATAGATAAAGAGCATGGGCTAATTCATGTCTCAAAACAGCTTTATCTTGGGCTCCTATAATATAGAAATCATCATGTCTATATTTAAAAAACTCTAATAGTTCTTGTTCTTGTGTTGTTAAAGGGTCAAAAAATCCCCTCTTAAAAGGTATTAATACTTTGCTGGGAAAATTAAATCCAGTCCAGTCATGGTGATAAGTATCTCCACCATACTTTATGGAATACCAAGCACGAACTTGTCCAACAGTAAATATCTTGTCTTTAAAATCTGGATTAGGACTTTCATAAAATTCTTGAAAGCGTAAAAAAGCCGACCCTAGTTCAGCTTGAGAATCAGCACTGATCCAAACGCTATTATAGGGTTGTTGTTTTATTTTCAGCATAATCTCTGTACGCATCTAGTTTAAAACACTGACTCATAGTATCTATTAGTGTTTGAGTGTGAATATTTAAAAGAACTCTAATACCTTCTAAAGCATTAGATGTCTCGTCTGGATCTAAATCATATTCTAAAACTCCCTTACTAATACTACCAATCTGATCTGCAAAATTATATAACTGAGAAATTTCTTCTTCCAAATTAAATCGGTCTTTCATTTTATAAACTCCTACTCAATATTATATTGTTCTGGAAATAAATCTAAGTATAGATCGCCAAACAGAACCAACTCGCCGTCTGCATATTGTACTCCATAGATCGGCAGTTGGCAAGACTCTTCTGAACTATTTTTAGTTTGTTCTTCACTATTCATATGCCACTTCCCATAACACATCATTAAAATCTTTCAAAGGATACTCCGACTGTATCATTGGATAATATCCCCATAAATATATCACGTTTCCTCTTGTCCAACCAAGTTCATCTGGTATGCAAAACCATACTGGAGTATTTGGTTCTAAAGTATAATGCTGACCAATAGGTACTAGTAATAAAATCAATAAATAAATATATTTCATTCCATACCTCCCATTAGCCACTTTTTAACATCCATAGGATGAGTACTACTAAATCTTTTAGAGGTACTAATATAACCAGCGGCAAGATCTAAAATAACATTCTGTTTTTGAATAACTCGTTCTAGATCCATATTTCTAGACTTAAGATTATAATTATCTTGTCTACAGCTTTGAATTTCTTTATTTGCTTGAGCCATAGTATCTACTAGTCTATCAATTTCTTGATTTTTTTCTTGTTCTAGTTTTTCTAGTTTTTCTTCTAATTCTTTATAACTTTTACCCGGAGCATAAACCGTATGAGTAAATTTTTGTAACTCATCTTGATAAAGTCTAAGTTCTGTAATAATCTGTCTTAGTTCTTTATTTTTTTGAATTAATTCATCACGACTTAAATTATCATAATGAGTGCCTTTTGCAACGTCTGAATAATTATTCATTTATTATCTCCTTAATTTTCTTGATTAAATAGTTTTTGTAGTTCTTTGAAACTCCAAGGCTGACCGAATGGTTTATTATAGTTAATCGTATTATCAACACCAACGTCCAGAGTTAATCTGTTTGATATTCTATCTTCATGATCTAATTTAGAGTGAACATGACCATAACAATGAAAACTGCCTTTATGACTAGAAGGCCAACTTCTGTGAGGATAATGAGATAAAAATATTTTTTGGTTACAATGTATTATTTCTTTAACATCTTGTACTGAACTAAATCCATTCATGTCAACAGTATTATCATCTAGATAAAAATCTTTTCTGCGGTCATGATTCCCCCATATTAAATGAACATCGCGGCAATTTATGCGAAGTCTATAGTCTAGTGGTTTTTTACCTTTAAAACAAAAATCACCAAGTATGTATAGAGTATCATCATATCCAACAACTTCATTTATATTATCAAGAATAGTCTTGTTCATATGATGAACATCTTCAAATGGGCGATTACAGTATTTGATTATATTATTGTGACCTTGATTAGCCCGAAGGCTAACCAAAGTGAGTATCAGATATAAAATATATCATAATATCACTTATTGTTTTTCCTTTCATATCTTTGTCCAGCTTTATATGCTAAAATGAGCGTTCTGCAAAGTTCTTGTTCCGACCAGTTTCCTGCGTAAGATTCAATCTTATCAAATAACTCGTCTATTGTCAAGTGGTCAGCATCAATATATCTTCCATTTTTCTTTTTAATGTTATCTTTTGCTGTCAAGATTTGACAATTTGCCGGATGCCTTAAGACTTGTGGAAATACACCCAGACTAAATCCTGTTCTTCTAGACAACATATGATCTCTAACAACACCACTTGTATTATTTTTGTTATGAAAAACTCCATACTTTTTAAGTAATCTTAATTGTTTTTTGCAATCTATAAGATCAAACATTTTCTCAATCCAATCTGCTTCTTGATAGTATATTTCAAAATCGCTTTTTTCGGATATGGGAATCCAATAGCCGTTATTTTCCATAGTTTGTCTATATTTTTGTAAATACTCTGGATTTTCCCATTTTTGTTTAGATTTAATACCAATAAGATCTTTTGATTTTTTTGTATGAGGTCTAGAATAAGACTGTTTATCTCTATGCTTATGCATAGCTTCTATTCTTTCTTGATTAAATTTTTTACCTCTATTTGCTGTGCCATATTTATACCTAAGTTCATCAGTAACTTTTGATCTTATTAATTGTGATTGTTTCTTTTTTTGTTGTTCAGACCACCGTTTATTGAAATTAGGATTGTTTTTTCCTTTCATTGAGGATTGCATATTTATTGCATAACATTCTTTACTACAATACACAGACTTTGCTTTCGCTTGTGAAGCATATCTATTGAATGTTTTATTACATACTGGACATTTTAATCTTAATAATTTAGACATATTATAATCTCCTTAAAAATATAATACACCAAAGTCTGATTTAATGTCCAAAATGCGTATCAGATATAAAATATATCATGAAAAATACAAACCGTCTATCTTCTTGATAATGTTAATATAAACTTCTGGTTGCTGATGAATCTCAGTTCCTTCTGGCCCGTTATTTATTTTCTTAAGTTTATCTTCTACTAGTTCTCTTAAAATATCTAAATCTTGATTGGTTAGTTTCATATTTATCTCTTTACTGTAAGAATTTTTCTTTCATCAATCTATTTATTTGTAAAATATTTAATCCAACAACTTGTCCTGAATCGGTTCCAATATACAAATCTAAAACCCCATTAATATTTTTTACATTAAAACTTTCATTTTGAAAAATTACTTCTATAGCATCCATATCTTCGCTATAAGAAGTTGCCGGAGTAAACTGACAAGGATTGTATTTTTTAAAATATTCATCAACAGTCATGGTATTATAAACGCCACATTTTTCCAATTCTTTCCTAAAAGATTCATGTGCGTCTAAAACCCTATTAATATCAACGGCGTTTTGATGTCCTTTTAAGGGGTTATTATATTTGCCCCAACCACACCTATCATATAACTCTTGCATCTTAATATCAAGATCATCACTAAGTTCTTGATAAGTTTTGGGAGGAAACATCCAATCGAATAAACTAGTAAAACCTTTTAGGAGACTCATAATTGTTCCTTTTCTGGTCTTAATACTTTTAGTTCTATTGCTGATGTTAATAACAAATGCTGATTATTAATATTACAGCTCTTTTTCCAATCTATAATCTTTTGTTCAACTCTGTGATAAGTTTCAGCACTTAATTTATCTACAGTAGAGAATACTAGCACATCATCTGGTTTTAAACTCATTACTGATATTTGTGGTAGATCGTTCATTTTGATAGTATCCATAGCGTTGTGATAAATAAAGTTGCTTGAACTATTGGAAAAACAGCAACATAAAGAGACCAACGATTAAGAGCCAAAGGAATAGCTGAACAGATAAAACAAACAATGGGAAAAGTTAATATAATCCACATCATTATATGAGCTAACATACTATCTTGTGCTTGAGGACTATCCATGCTCATTAGTCCCGCCATTAAACAAGGTAAAAAACCAACGACCCCAAATACCAAGTTAAAAAAAGACAATACTTTTATTAGTAAAATCATTTTCTAACTCCTGCTCCACCAGTAACTAATCCAGTAAGCCACAAGGTTGCTAAATATGTCCATATATTCATGGGAATATTAGTATGAAACAAAGTGTTAACTGCCCATATGGTTATAAATGGACAAACTATAACAAGTATAACTATAAAAATTAAGAACCAAATAAACATATCAGTTTTCATTATTTTTCTTTCTAATTTGATATAAGTTGATACCCTTTTTGATATTTTTAATAACAGCACAGATCTTTTTTATAATATCCGTACCTGATATAGTTTTACCATCAATTATAGTATACGAATCACCAACATAAATGGCTAACTGCTCAGACGCTTTAATCATATCATCTGTGATCTGGTTGTCAAGATATTCTAGATCGTGGCTTAGTCCTTTAATTGTCCAGCCTTTGAGTTTAAGTTCATTTCTGAGTTCTATATTTTCTTGTCTAGTTTGAGAAGTAGGTTCAACCCAAGGAAAATCTCTGACAATCCTTTTATAGAATTCTAGATTCTTGCGGTGTCTTTTATTGCTAGTTTGAAGTTTCTTAATCTTCTTTTCTAATCTCTGAATTTTAATTTGTTCTGGCGATAGTGTTGAATAATTTTTAGCATCTGTTTTGTCAGGAAAAACTGGCCATTCTAATGCTAGTTCTTTTAAAAGATCATGAGGTTTTTTGTGAAGTATATCAAAATAAAAGGTGTCTTGGTATGAACCAGTAATTTGATGATATTTTTGCGGCCAGACTTTAGACAATTCATCCAATATAATTTGGCCGTACCTTAATCGTTCAGATTTAGGCTTGTCACCTTGATTCGCATAAATATTCTCAATATTTTCAAGAAATTTTTTATATGTCATTTGAATCACTATTAAAAAATGTTTCGTTACCTAAAAAACCCAAAATAAATCCCATAGAAAGCATTGCTGCAAATGGATCATTCCAATATAAACAAGAACATATAAAAATAGCAGCAGCACTATATGCTATAATAAGTTTTTGAATTTGTGATTTAGTCATTATTATAACATCCATTCTCTTAGGTCAATTATATTAAACCAATCATATGTTTTATCAGTATTGATGTGCAAATATTGTATTTCTGGTTCTTTTTTGTATTGAATCCCATTTAGATCAAAAGTTCCGCGTTCTTTAGTTATAACTGTGAAAGAATTTATCGCTTCCTCTCTTGAGGAAAAGGTTCCTATCCAATCCTTATCGCCAGACTGAGGATAATAATCATTACCCATAGTTAATAGATAAAATTTCATCTTCCCAAAATCCTTTCCTCTAAGAACATAAAATATCCATTATAAAATACTCTGCACATTATATCCAATATTTCTTCATCGTTTTGTGAGTTCTTGATACTGTATAGTAGATATTCTCTTTTGTTAGAAAATTTCGGACTACTCCAATCTATTTCGTCTAAAAAAGTTTCAAATTTTTCTCTAATACTCTTACTCATATCAATATATAGATTCGATAGGAAAAGGTTTGTTATGTGTTTCTGGTTGTTGAACTTCTTTAAGAAATTGTTCTCCAGAAATTTTTCTTGTTATTGCTGTAAAGTTTCCATTAAATGTATAAGAGTTTCCATGATAGTCCATAAAAGTATTCTTGGTTAATTCATAAAGATTTCTGTATGTTTTCCCACTACTATCAGTAACATCAACAACAGTATATATTTTTTGAGGATTTATTACTCTGCATGATTTAATTCCTGACCCAATAGTAATTATCAGAAATAAAATGGACAATCCAACAACTGTTCCATGAATGAATGTAAAAAGATAGTGGTTAAATTTTCCCATTATTTTCCTATCTTAACTATTTCAAAACCCCAACCAAAAATTCTAAAATTAAAACCTTTTCCCCAATCGTATGTATAATAATACATTTCGGTAGTTAAATTTAAAGATATACCATATTCATAAAGATCATCGCTGGGTTCCCAGTTAGTGTCAATCTTGGGTCTTTTATAAAACAAGAAATTAAATGGATGAAACCACTTCGTTTCAATATTATCATACCATTTTCTGTTATCTTCAGGGAGATATGTTTCTTGACAGTTTTCACAAATCCACAATCCCCCATTGGTTTCATAACCATTATTATGGCTCTTGATGGGACAAAGATAACTATTGTTCACACTATTTTCTCTTTCGCAGGTATAAATAGTTTCTCCACAAACAACACACTTTTCGGTAGGAGCATCTGGATCAACACATTTTGTATTAGTATCACTCATAATAATGAAGTTTTCTTTTATAAATATCTGGATATTTGTTTTCTATGGTTTCAGAATCATTTTCGATTCCTAAAGCATACAGAACGTGGGAATAAAATGCAAGACCCTCAAATTCACTTTCTGGATATTCTCTATGATCCCTATCATAGTCTACTACTAAAATTCGTAGTTTATCTAAAAATTCTTCATTAGTCATAATACTTCTGTAAGAATTCTCCAACTTTTAAGTTTGAGCCCCTCATTAATAACTTCTATTGGCTTACCTTTAAGTTCATCAATAGTTTTAACTTTAGCATCTTTTAGTAGCTTATTAATCTTTTTTATCATTTCTACTCTTTGATTTGAACGATCTTCTTCTGTCCATTTGGTATATTGATCCACCCAAATATCTTCACTCCATCCTCCCTCAATAAAATCAACACATCCTTTTCCATCAAAACTTAATTCCACAGTTAAACCAAACTGAGCATCTTGGTATCCACCATATCCGAAATATACTTTTTCAATTTTACCAAGTTCTTTTTTAGAATTCATCTTCTGTTACCTCTCTAAAGTCACTAGTATGTCTCATAACCTCAATTCTGCCATTATCTAAGTCTGCCAAAACACAATGACCGGGAGCGTTTTTAATTTCGGTTAAGAATACAAAAAACTTTTTCTTATTTGATCCATATCCCAACGAATCATAATATTTAATTTTATCTTGGTCTGATAATTGATTCCAAAAATCTGGATTAAAATTTTTTGGTTCAAAAACAACTACTGTGCCGGGAGTAAAAGTATTCATATTTAGTCTTCTTTTGCTGCTTTAATTACATCTTCTCTTGAGATAATTACTGTAACACGATAAGTGTTTGACTTCCATTGTTCCCAAGCCTTACATAATACGCATCTAGGTTCATAGTTTGTACAAGGTTCTCCATAAATATCAATCATTTCGTTCATAGTTAAAGGTACAGTAACTTCAACAAAATTTAAACTAAATCCATAATGCGCTTTTAGATTTTCTAATTGATCTTTTTGAGATAGTGGGATTTTATACATCTTATTTATCTACTTTAGAATTCCACTTAAATTCAACTTTTCCTGTGTCATCCACTATTACCCAATGAGCCGCTTTATTGATAATGGCTTGTCTTTTAAATTTATGGTCTGTCCAGTTTGTTCCACAACCCCAGCCTATAACAAAACCAACCAATAGAATTAATACTGCTGGTATAAAAAGTTCATTATCATTATAATATGTCATATTGTTTACTCTTTAAGCAAAAAATCGTTATTGATAGCCTTAAAACTAACTTCTCCACAAAAACTACGAATAACAATTCCCTCACGATCCTGAGAATCTTTCGCAGAAGGGAAGTGGGTTTTATACTTACCCTTTGCCATCTCCAATAGATCGGTTTTAGTATATCCGAAACTTGAGCCTTTGTCAACTATAGGAACAAAATTCAAACCAAGTTGAGAGGTTACAATTAAAGATTTATCTAAACATAATTTTTGACCTGTTCTAATATCTACCACATTAAATATATAAAGATCAACATGAGATAATCCTAATGGGTTTTTTTGAATACCCGGCCCAACAACTTCTCCCTGTAATGCTAGTCTGTGACCCTTTTCCCAAAAATTCCTTAAACCCTGCTCAATATTGTATTTTCTACTTAAGACCCAAAAGTTATGGGTGTCGTTTTCTTTATAGGAGAAATTTCTTCCACAAACATGATAAGTTTCATCTTTGGGATCAATTAAAAATGTACTAGAAGTACCATCTAATTTAAGACTAATATAATAAGGTTGTCCAGTTAATCTTTCAATAAAACCATATTCATCATCTAATTGAACCCGTATTTCATCTGTTTTACTTATGGGCCATATGAATTTCTTAGCATCTCCAGATATAGAAGTTGGGATGGGAGGATCATATTTTTCAATACCCAATAGGTCTGTAACATCAGCCCCAGCGGTCAATCCTGCTAGTATAGGAAAGACACTTATGGGTAATGCCAAGCCCTGACTAAGTTGTTTCTTTAATTTACAACTCTTTAAACGATATTTTTTTAGATTATCATTCCAACAACTCTTACGAAGGAATTCAAATTCTGGAAGTTCTGGAAGTAAACTATCTATCTCTATAAATAGACAAGTATCACCGGGTTGAAATTCACCCTTTTTACTAACAACTTCCCAACCTAAAACACCAACAGTTTCTATACTGTCTGCATCTGGTATAGATTTAACATATTTCACAGTTTGTATACTTGCTAGTTTTCTCATTTTATGCTATTCCTACAATCCAACCGGGACTATCATCTATCCATATATCTACAACTATATTTTGTCTTTTAATATAATCGGCTTTTGGTTCATCATAAGAAAAATATGTTTCTATTCCTTCTGGTAGAGATTTCATAACTTCCTGACGATGTTCTAATATATTTCTTCGTGCTGTAATACAAATTACATTATGTCCGTGATCTTTTGCTAATTCTATCACTTTGTTCCAAAATGGTGGATCAGCAGTATATGTATCGTCATAATCTATAGCGATGGTGAGTTTATTCATTTAGTTTTTAATTGTTCTAAGTATTTTGCTCTTGCGTCTTTTAAATATGCTTCAGCAATGTCAAATAAATATTCATAATCATCATTACCAGCCTTTTTTATTAAAATAAGGTTTCCAATAGCAGCATCTAGATAATCCTGCCAAGAATCTCCTTGTTTAAGTGTAAAATATCCCATATTATTGTAAACCCTTATCAATAGCATCCCAACCTATATCACTATTATGATTATGCCAATAAGGAGGGCTATTATTTGGAATATGAGGCCAATATTTTATTGGCTCTTGAGTATTGTCTTTTGGAGAATATACTGGATAATTAGATCTTTCAAGAGATTCTACTCTTTTAATTAAGTCTTTAACTGCTCTTTCAAGATTAAGTAAAGACTCTAATACAACATCAATTTTTTGTTTACGTTTAATTTGTTTCTTTTTCTTTTTCATACTATCCATTCCTTCTCTAATTTATCGAGAGTTATATCAACTGTAGAGTTTGTGTAAAAGCAATCAAAATCGCTATCTTGAATTTCTCTATATTTGTTCGGCCAAACTTCCCACAAAACATTCATTACTGTTTGACCATATCTCCACTGATTTTCTGCTTTTATTTTACCGTTTGATCTTGCTGCTTGATGGCTCAAGAATGTATCGTCTACTTTTTTTAGAAATTCATTAAATGTAACCATTATACTTCTAACATTTCTCCAATTCCTTCTAACACGCTTTTTCTAACAAACTTACTCATATTAGATACGAGAATATGATTCTTAAAAAAATCTTCGCCCTTCTCTTTTACAATAACTCCAAAAACATTTCTAGACCAACCTGTAGTAACTGTACGAACATCTTTAAAGTCAACCTCAACATTAAAGCCAAGGTCTATTTCGTCAAGTATAGACTTACGCAATTCACTAGCAAGTTTAGTGCTGCTTAAATCACTACCATACATATCTTGAATTTCGTAATAAATCAATGGTCCTTTCATATATTCTCCACATTCTTTTCTATAATATCAGCAATAAAATCAACTTTGTTTTCTGTTTCCATTATTGAAGTCCCAATTCTTGATCGTGTTCGCTTAGTTTATTTAGTGCTTGATGTCTGAGATAATTTAAACCCGCCACAAATCCACACTCAAAGTAATAGAAATCATTAGGGGTTCCTTCGTGATCTCCCTCTATCCATATTTCTTGTGCTAATTCTTTGGCTCGGCTATAGGCAGATTGAATACTCTCTTTTTGTTTTTGTTGCCAAGTTTTTTTCATTTTTCTTTTTCTCTTTTTTCGTATTCTTTTTGGGTCAGATATGTTCCATCTGCTTTTTTGCTAGTAAACTGCCCCATACCCATACAATGTCCACAAATGGTCTTAGACATTTTCGGCCCAGCAGCACCATATTCTTGAAGCAAAATTTGGTAATGGGAGTTTACGCTGTCGCAGTAATCATAATGTTCGCCGTATGGCAGTTTAACACATTTCGGGCATCTGTCAACCATTAAATGTTTATTGAGCCACAAAGCCATCTTGGCATCAAACATAATTTTGTTAACATCTTCAACCCTTTCTCCCGTTCCTTCACAATAAATACAAGATATTAGGTGTTTCTTGTAATATAACTCTAGTCTTTTTGTTTTAAGATAGTCGTAAAGATTATATTTATTTGGAGGAATGACAAAGTACAATACAATTATAAAACCGATACATCCAACTATGGATATAAAATTTAGAAAACTCATTTTATTATGATCATTCATAGATAAGCCTCACCCCACATATATTTTCCTCTTACTATTCTACCAAATCTATTAATTGTAAACTCACCAGTGTCAGGAAATTTTTCTTCCCATTTACAATCGTGTCTTTTGAGCCAATGGACAGCATCGTAATAATTATGAAATATCAAACACTTTGGTATTGGTCCTACTGGCATAAGACTATCAATATCTGTTTGGTCGAAATATATTACTAGTTTATTCATTTTGGTCCCATATCATTAGTTTTAAAGTTTGGATTGATAAAATAGTAAAATAATTCATATAGTTCATAAACTAAAACAACAGATAAAAATACTGTTTGTAATATTAAAAAACCGAAGAAACAATAGAATAAAAAGTATTTTAACATGGCAGGTGAGGTATCATTACTAATACTCTGAAAATAACACTGATATCCAAGGCCAATGTTCCAGACCTAAGCTTTATTTTCTCATATTAGTCAAATCCCATTCTCCTTTTCCTTGTCTTACCATGTATGTTGTATTGAAAACGCCCCAATTATCGTTGGTTAATACCCTTCGTGAGAAATCTCAACAATACGGATATTAGAGCAACAGGACATTACCTCCCGGTGATCAAGTCGGTGGTGAGTGTTAATTCACTTCTTCTCCCGTATTATAGTCGATAACTGGCTTTTTACAAGCCTCCATCATTCTTTCTAAGTTCCACTGCAATCCCTCTAAATCATCAGATATTGGATGAGCCAAACTTTCAGAAATATTAACAATATCTCCGTTATCGTCATAGTAAACCTCATGAATACCATAGCTAATATCGGTATCTCCAAGAGGAATTTTGGTAACTTGTTTCACGACCCTATATGACCAACTCATTTTCTGCTCTCCAGTTCAATTATACGCTCATATATCTCATGTGTAATAAGTTCAACAAAGATTATCTCGTCTTTAGATAAAACATCATCAAGAAATTGACTAAACTCACGAATATCACCAATATGAGTAGGCGAACTAATATCGTTAGTGTTCTTCCAGAACTTTAGTTGTTGTTCAAGAAATTCTATAACTTTAAGTTGTTTGCTGGATGGTTTCATTTTTAATGGTTTTTGATTGCTCTGAACTAAAAACTAAATAAAGATTTGATAGATCATCAAGAGAATAACCTTTATTATGTGGTACTCCCCATTTTGCCTTATCTTTCATATTTTTGTGCATGAGATATAGTGAGTCAAGAATCATTTCATAAAAATATTTCTTCAAATTTTCTTGACTTACATCAATAGCTTTGAGTGCTGACTGAATTTTATCATGGTTTATGCTCATATTATTCCTTTCTTTTAGGCAACTTTTTAGGCTTTACTGTCGGCTTGTTTTGTTCATTTATTTCTGGAAGTTCCAACTCATCAATTTCTGCTGATCTTATAGCATCCAACATCTTATTCAGATTTTGTAGTCTTGTGACCAACTCCTGACCAACATTAATTTGTTTATCGGTACTCATGGTAGGTCTAGTTTAACAGAAATTTTTGATTTGTCAATCCGGTATTCCGCTCTCTAGTCTATATAACATAGCCTCTATTTGATTGGTATTTTGCTCTATAACCATTTGTCGTGGTGTTTTATTGTTAAATGCCGGATTAGGAGAGTCCAACCAAGAATCAATAAATGTTTCTTGTACTATTCTTTTTAGTCTTTCTTTAAGCTCATCTGTGGTTTTCATTTTGTTTCTTTCTCTATCTTCGTATTCTTGTTGGGTTAAATATCTTTGAGTTTTTATATCAAACGAAGAAAACTGTCCCATTCCTAAACATTGTCCACAACTTGTCTTTTCCATTTTCGGCCCAGCAGCACCATACTCTTTAAGAAAAATATGATACTGAGAGTTAACTTTATCGCAATAGTCGTAATGTTCAACGTATGGTAGTTTAACACACTTGTCGCATCTGTCAACCTTCAAATGTTTATTAAGGTATAATGCCATTTTAGCATCAAACATAATTTTATTAATGTCCTCGACTCTTTCTCCTGTTCCTTTACAGTATATGCAAGTTATGAAGACCTTTTTATGTTTTTGATTATATGATTGTAGATTTTTTCTATGCAAAGGATCTAATACAAATAAACATATTAAAAATCCTATTGCAGAAACTACTGCTACTTGATAGCAAAATTTATTATTCATAATCAAAACACTCTGCTTTCTTAACTTGACCACGCCTTATATATCTTATATCGTCCTCAATATATTTTTGTGCTTGTTCTATCGTAAAAAACTTGTGAGTATTCCGTATCATACCACCAGCACCAAAATATTCATAAGCAAAAGCCCAATACCAAAATAATAAAACTCTTTTTTTAACTTGATACCATTCTTCTCCGTTACCATTAACGAATTTACATATTCTATATTTAGTCATTGATATATGCTTTCATAATAGGAACAAACTGATCTATACTTTCTTGTGTAGTATCTTTTGTATCTCCATGATCTATAAATAACCATCCATTCCATCCTGACCAGATATATAATTTGGTTGGTGAAGTCTCAGAGATTTTAAATAATCGTCCATTATAATCGACTATAGCAGATAAGAGGATATTTCCATCTGTTCGTGATCGTCTTTCATTAATGATTCTCATACTACTTCGTGGCTTTCTATTTCCATACTATAATATCCAAATTTATAATAGCTAGTATCTCCATACCTTTCTTTTATAGGTTTGGAAAGTTTACAGTTGTCTACAAAATATTCGGCGGTTTGCTTATTAGCGAATACTTTTACAATCTCTTTTCTAGGATGAGATACGAATAGCCCACCAATTTCGTCTTGGTAAACACCTTCTACTTCACCAACAACAATATAAACAGTCATTCAAATCCCATTTCTTGATCGTGTTCGCTTAGTTTATTTAGTGCTTGATGTCTGAGATAATTTAAACCCGCCACAAATCCACACTCAAAGTAATAGAAATCATTAGGGGTTCCTTCGTGATCTCCCTCTATCCATATGTCTTTAGCTAACTTCTTTGCAAGATTATATCTTTCTTTTATATCTTCTAGCTTGTCTGTGTTCATTATTTTCTTTCTATCATTGTACCATCTTTAACAACATAAATTTTAGGGATAACATTAGATCTAATATATGCTCGTCCACCGTCTATCATATTGCCATTTTTAAACGTTTTATATTCGTGCCTAAACTGACTATACTGGAGGTTTCCATCGTCATCCTCTACGCAGCCAAATGTCTCATTCTCTATTTTGTCAGCGTTAGCAATGTAGATATTATCGCCATAAACCCTGAGAGAAAAGTATTTGTTTCCAAAGGTAGGATGTGGAGTCTCTCTATAATAAATGTCTTCTGGGGCATCGGTATAATGCAAATCAGTTGTGCATACATATTTTATAGGAACACCATCTTTCTCAGAATAATGCTCAATAACTTTATTGGTTCTAGTATATGGAAAGTGTTTAATCATTTGTGTACTTCTCTAATTCTTTTACCGCCTCGTTTCGCCTGTGGTGCCACAGCCTAGCTAGGCCAGTTAGTTCATCATTATAACCCGTTGTGTTGGGATTGTCAAATACAAAATCGGCTATCGCCTCAGATAAATTTAACATTTCTTGCTGATCTAGTCTGTGTTCTGTATATCCTTCGTAGGCAAATACTTTAAATAAATATGGCCTATTATTAATATTAGGATTATGGTGTATCTCAATATATGTTTCTGGAGTAATTGATATAGACTTTTGTTGATAATCGCTCATTCTTGCACTTTTGTTCCCATGTCATAAGGGTATCCATCTTCTGGATCGTCACTATAAACACCTTCGTATTCATTATCCCACCAAGGAATTTTACTATCTGGTAAAGAGTTGTCTGCTTCGTTTTCGATCATGATGCTTCCGGTGATACACCGCCCTCTTTTGTTTCATAAGATTTAATAGTCCACCCTAACTTCAACAAGTCCTGTTTAATCTCATCTGTTACTACGCTTTCTGGAACATACTCTTGAACGTGGTCGCAAGCTATACCGCTACAATAGAACTGCATATAGTCCATATTGTCTCTTATTGTATTTAGGTCTTTATTATCATTAATCAATTCAGCAGCTATCCCTCCAGCATAACGCCAGCTACAACTCCATTCCTCTCCGTTTTTATAAAATAAATTATTGCAAAGACCTGCGTATAAGTTTTGTGCATAAGCGTCGGAATTTCTACATTTATTTCTAATATATTCAGAAGATAGTAAATCCGATTCTAAATCTACTTTAGTCTGTGCCATAGATAACTTTGGTGTATAATTATATGGGGTGTGTGAGGACATTCCTAACCGTACAAATTAATTATACCAAACGCCCAAATAGTTGTCAACCTCACTTGACTCTATTTGGGTTGTTTGTTTTTAGGTGAAAAATGAAAATTAAAGTTTGTACAAAATGTAAACATAAGTTTCCAGCAAGTCTGAACTATTTTTACAAAAATTACCAAAAATTGACTAGTCGTTGTAAAGTATGTATTAATAATTATAGAAAAAAGAATAAAGAAAAATTAAATGCTTATAATAAAAATTACTTACTTAACAATCCAGACAAAGCTAAAAAATATCAAGAAAATAGTAAAGAAAGAAAAAAACAAAATTTTAAATTATGGTATCAAAAAAATAAAAATAAACAAGCCATAAAACACAAAAAATGGAGAGAGAACAATTTAGAGAGACATAGAAACAATTATAAAAAATGGAAAAAAACGCATGATAGAACTAGTTATCACAGAGATAGGAGAGAAAATATTCCAACCGTTAAATTAATAGACAATGTTAGACGAAGAATAAATATAGCCCTGCAAGGTAAAAATAAATCTTCAATAGAATATTTAGGCATAGAAATTAAATTATATAAACAATATTTAGAAAATTTATTTCAACCAGGAATGAATTGGAATAATTATGGAATAAATGGTTGGCATATAGATCATATAGTTCCACTTTCATCTGCTAAAAACAAAAAAGAACTAATAAAATTATTTCACTATACTAATACACAACCGTTATGGGCGAATGATAATCTTAAAAAAAGTAATAAAATTTAATTAAAATAAAGACTTAGTTTCATCGGTAAACCCATACAGGATGATAAAAATATTGAACTTGAGGAACATAAACAACTTTCTGAGTCCTATACCACAAACATCTTTGTTCCACAACTATAGGCTGTTGTACAACATATGGGGTATATTGATAAACAACTACTGGTTGTGGTGGAGGATTATAGGTTTGCTGAGTAATAGTAGTCTGTGTTACTGTAGGAGAACTATATACATAAGGAATCCAATCTTGAGCATAAGCACTATTAGTAATAGTCATAGCACAAAGAAAATATAAGCACTTCATCAAATTTCTCATTGTATCTCCTTAAATAATTTATAAATCAATGTTCACATTATGTTTATTAAGTAATCTATAAAACTCATCACGAATCTTATCAAGAGCATCATTAGCGCTCTTAAAATCATGATGGTTTCGTTGCCAGCTTCTAATCTGTTCACTAAAATCCCAAAGAAAACTTTGAACTTTTGGGGCTTGAGTAGCAACATCATATTCGTGTTGATCTTCCGGCAAATCAAACCTTAGTAAAACTTTCATGACCAAATTTCCCTTCGTATCTTAATTAGTTCAATTAGTTTCTCAGTATCTTCCTTATCATATTGTTTTTCTGTTTTTTCTATTGATGACAATGCTTTTTTATACTCTTTAGAAATCTTTGATGAAAAATGTTCATCTTCAAAGTCTTTAAACTTGTAAACTTCATGAGGGTCTGGTCTATTAGGTCTAATATCTTTCCACCACAGATAAAGCTCTTTTACTTTTTGTGCAGATAAAGCCTGTGGAGTCATTTCACCATAGTGTTTGTCTTCTTTGCTTGTGCCGTAATCTTCATTATAAACCAAAGAAGAGGCCCAATTCAAATGATCTAATCCGGCTTCTCTAGAGCGGCCATTAACAAATTTATATTTCTTAGACTTATCATATCTGCTAGTTGTCGCCAGTTCTATTTCGACATAATCAGACAACTCATTGAATAAGCCATGTAATACTTTATAGTCAAATTCATAATATTCTCCGGGCTTGAGTCCGGTTTTTAACACATGAGTCTGATCTATCCATCTGTTCTGGATATAAATCTTTATTGTATGATACAAATCGCTGGGGAACATTACAAAATCTTGTAGCTTTTTAAGACCCTTTTCGGCCAACCAATATCTAGTCGGATACTTCTTTTTTGCTTCATTATGCCAATCGTCCCACTCTTTCCAGCCCAAAGCATAAGGCTTTTTTGTGCCTCTAATAATGTCAGCTAAATTTGAACAACTCCAGTAATTATAGCGTGATCGTCTTAGCATTATTTTGATCTTTCTTCTCTATGCTTATCACACAGTACGCTAATCCATCCACCTTTAGTTGGCTTGCCGGGATCGCCACAAACCTCACAGATTTTATAACTTAGCTCATCTGCCAAAGACACAAGTCCTCTTACATAATCATCTCCACCACTATAATATATTCTCAATCCACCAAACTTTTCTTTTATTTGGTCAAATTTTACAGGAACGTAGTCTAAATCTGACTGATCGTTTTCTGTCCTAATTCTTATTCTGTCTGCTATATTTTTCTCATGTTTAAAAATTCTCCAACAAACAGAAGATATCAATTCATACCAACCTAAACCACACTCTATGCCGAAACTCATGCACGACTCTCTACGAGATTTTAGTCTATTAGAAAATAGATCTGGATATTCTTCATAAAGAGTGTCCCATGACTTTTCATTGTCCATCGCTCTATTCCTTTTAAGGCTTACTAATTATAGTAACGCTCACATCTCTGAACAAAAGCAGGAAGCATCTTACGAAGATTATGTGGCATAGTATCAAAAGAGGAATGACTAGGTTCAAAAAACCGCTCGACCAAGAGCAATCTTTAACCCCATTTTCTTACTAAACTTATCACCCTTGCGACATTGAGCATAGCCGATAGAAAAATCTCCCTTGTACTGTGTTGGAACAGCCACCAAAACTCCCTTTGGTTCGCCTCTTTTGTCACGATAATAAGTGATAAGACTATACTTTGGAATATTCAGATCAATCATTTTTATTCTCCTTTGTGGGTGTACATGGAAGTATATCATACTATCGTCGTGCTGTCAACCGGCACTTTACAGTTTTTGGTAAAAACTATACCCTTTTTCGCTGGTGCTGGGATAGGTTCGTCGAATTTTTCGACATAGGAAACCACCCAACCATACTTAGGCTTATCATTCCAACCATAAAGAGGATCGTTCTGTGATACTAGATGTTTATTATAATCATCAATCCAAGATATTTTATCTGGATATTTAAAACTACCACTAAATGTAATAGTACCAATAATTCTGGCTTTAAATTTGCCAAGTTTACCCGGAGTTTCAACTAGATATAATGGATGGTTAACATACTTCATTGGAATGTGATAGGATCGTGTCTCTATGCTTTTCAGCCCATCAATTAAAAGAGTTGACCAAGGAACCTGTATGTTTAAACCATTCATTTTGTAACTTCTATGTGCCACCTGTTGCCGTGAAGTTCAGCCACAACTCCCATATTCAGCTTAACAAGTTCTGCTACTATTTCGGCCAACTTTTGTGTTTCATTCAGATAAAGATAAATCATGCTGTTTCTCCGTTGTGAGCGTTTAGTATAAGTCTCTTATCGGCAGTTGTCAAGATGGTTCTTTAAAAAAAAGAAACGATGGCGTGTATGCCGTCGCTTCTTAATTAATTTATGATTGTTCGTCAATTTTAACTTTTACTTAAATTCCTAAGAGATTCACTATCTTCAGTCATTACTTTTTTGGCTATATTCATTTGATGCTCATAAGGATCAAATCCTGTTAATTGATAATAAAAATGAAATAATCGCTCAATTCTATTAGACGCATCATTCCATAACTTTTCGCCATCTTCACTACCGCCATCAATAGTATCTCTATAATCTTGAATACAAGAAATAGCGATCATAATATCTTCAGCAAGAGTTGGTTTCATTTCTTTTTCCCATATTTTTTAAAGGTCGCATAAACGGTAATACAAATAGCAATAGATTGAATAGCATACCAGAAGTATAATTCGTTCATTATCTCATTAAGACCCATACTTACCATCGCTAAATCCTTCTTTATAGCCGTCATCATATGCTGTTTCTATAACTATTCTGAGTAATGCCAACAATTCTTTAGGAATAGTTAAATTTTTGTTTCTTACAAATATTTGATTAATGTTGTGTTTTTCGATCCAATCGTCAAATTCTTTATTATTCATTTTTGGACAATTTCTTATAAGTTAATGGAGCAGGATGTTGTTTTCGTTCTGTGGCCGCAACTAATTCTCCGTCCTCGTTCATTACTGGTTTAGTTTTACCATTTTCTATAATTAGATGAAATGCCTCGCCAGTTTCAGTATCCGCCCAAACTACCCAATTTAATGGATTACCATGAGCATCAAAAACAGAATATGAACAATGTTCGGGAACTTTAAGTATCATTTTTCTCTGGTTGATTCACAAAAGTAATGAAATTCTCAAGATTTTGAATATAATCTACTAATTCTGGAATAGTATTTAAATATCCATGTCTAATAACAGCACTATACATATTAATGTTCTTCGCCCCTTCAATATCTCCAAATTTTGGATTAGCAGTAACCATCAATGTTTCTGTTGGCTTAAAATTTGTGTCTGTTTCTATGGTCTTATAAGCATCAAAATGAGGTTTGTAAACTTTGTGTTTATTTAAGTTAATAATATAGTTCCAATAAATATTATTAGATTCTGATATGGTTTTAATTAAATCATAAGAACCATTGCTTAATGCTAAACAATAATATCCATTATCTTGCAAGAGTTTTATTCCTGCTGCACTATCTTCGTGGGCCGTTAAAGCATACCAACTATTAGGGAAAGAGTATGGAGAAAAATCTTTTTTATTTACATGATCTACATAGTCTTGTATTTCTTGTCTGGATATGTTCCTCATATCAAAAACAGTACCAAAACAATCAAAAGCAATACATTTAATCATTTCTTTTCTCCGATAATACTATACAAAAAATCGGCCAATCCCTTAATTTGCTTGTTTCCATAGACAAATATTATTTTAGAATCACTATCATAGTGAGATAGTTCTATAACGTGTTCATCAAAATGAGATTTAACTATAATTTTAATTTTATTATCTTGATCTTGATAGTAACCTGTTTCTGGACTATTCATGCTCAATTTTCCAAATTATATTATGAAATGTTTTTTCTCCGTCCACGGCAGGATAACAATAGATCATAACCATAAATAAAGAACCGCCAAAATATAAAAATGTCATATCTCCAGTAATATCAATCATTGGTTAATAATCCTTTTGGTCATACAGTTCTGGGTATTCTTTGGTTAGTTTGTCTCTAGGATCAAAGTCTTGATTAAATTCTTCACAAACAAAAGCATAAAATTCATATCCTTCATATTCACTCTCTTGATAACGTCCCTGCTCTTTATCGTATTTAACAACAAGTTCTTTTAGTTTATTTAGAAAATCGGTTTGTTCAGCAGTTTTTCTAACTTTTTCTTTGTGAAGTTCTAATTCTTCTTGGGTTAATTGGTAAAAATAAATATCTGCCTCTTCTCTAATTTTGTCGGCTATTGCACTATTTAGTTCTTCATCACTCATAGAGTATAATAGTTTCCAACATTCATACAATTTATCTAAATTAGTCATTTCTTTTTCCCTATTATACAATTTTAATATGCAGATATAACCATGAGATTATTTCAATAATTTTCCAAATACCAACAATAGACAATACAAACATAATAGCGAGTGGAAGTATCAGTCCTTTAAAATTAATATCAATCATTTATTTCTCCAACTATCATATATAATAGGTTGACCATTTTCATCTTGACCAATAATTGGCCTAGTATGACTCCAACCTTCTTTTGGTTTCTTGTCTCTAATAAAGTTGAAACAATCTTTTAGATTTTCCTTACTAAAAGACATAATATCATTTACATATTTAGTCAAATTTTGACTACCATCTTCAGTATAAATATTCCAATCGTTCTCCTTCATCCAGTTATTATATGCAATATGTGCAGATCTACTACTTTTAAAGCTATCAATCAATCTAAACTCAAAAATATCAATTCGTCTAATAATATCTTGTCCATAAACCAATTCGTTGCCTTGTGGTTTTCCATATTTCTGATTATATGTCATTTACATTTTCCTTTTGTCTCAATCATATCGTCTACAATAACTTGATTGCATTTATATCCACACAAATAATGATGATTATTAGCCAGAACTATTTTTCGCCATGTACTCTGAAATGCTTCTGGATTTTCACTAATCCAAGCACGATAAATTTCACAGGCTTTTTTAACTGTGTCAAATTGATCAACTATCCAAAATTGAGTGGTGATATTTTCTTTTTCGATTTGTCTTAAAATATAGTTTCCATACAGAAACTCATTACCTTGTGGTTGGCCGTATTTTTCAGTAAGAGTTAGATTCATTTTTCTTTCCATGACATTGAATTACTCCAAATTCATCAACATAACAATTGTCTAATGATTTTGTTCTTTCCACTAATTTTTCAATTCCACCAACCGGCCCGTCTACTATTTCTTTCATGATTTTATTACATTCAATAATACTGTTATAAAGAATCATGATCTCTTCATATTTATCGTCTGGTATTGAGCCAAGAGGTAATGGAATTATACCCAATCTTTGCAAATTGTCAAGTTGTTCCTGTAAGATTGTTTTGATATCGTCAATATCTTCGTTAGTCATTATTTTTTTCCAGTTTTTTCATATCTTCTTTTAGTCTTTTATGAAAACATTCTTCTCCATCATCATCAGAAAGTAGCCAATCAATCCTTTGAGCATAAATGGCTGCTTTTTTAATAAGATTAACGGCATTACGAAATTCTACAATTGTAAGAGGATCTTTAAAATCCCACTGAAGATTATCGTCCCATTCTGATTTTTTCTTATTTTCATAATCCAGAATAACTTGTTCAATACTATCAGCGATAGCATTTAGTTCATATTGTTTGTAATCAAAATATCCACCGCTCATAAGTTTTTCTCCAAAAAGAATTTAGTCATTATTGATTTTCCTTCATCCATTCATAGAAAGCCTTGTTCGCATCAAGATAGTTATCGAAATAGGCCACCTTTTTAAATCTATGCACTCCAACCATTCTGAGAATTAAACGTCCCCAAATCAATTCATTGCCTTCTGGCTTGCCCCACATTTCAGTATACTTCATTCTACTTCCCAACTTTCAATTTCCATATCATAATATCCATTACGATAGTACGAAGTATCACCATAGCGTTCTCTTTTACCTTTAGCCAATTTATTATCAGATACAAACTTTGTTGCATCACTAAAGTCTGAGAATACTTGTACAATTTCCTTATCTGGATGGGGCAAAAACGGCCCACCTATTTCATCTTGAAAAACATTTTCTTTTGTGCCAATAACAATATAAACTATCATTTCTTTTCTCTAATAGTTTCCCACGAACAATTTGGAGGCATAAGTTCTGGTTCTGAAAATGTTATTTTTGTAACCCTAATATTTTCATCAAACACAACAGCAGGGCCAGTAAAAGTAGCCTTTATAGTATTATTAAATTCTAATGTCACAGACTGTATCATGCTATTTGTTTTTATAGTTTTAATTTCCTTATTAAGTTTATTTATCACTATATCAGGCTCAAGAATACTATCTTCTATTTGTTGTTTAGAAAATTTCATTATTTTTTGCAATGGTTTTGATTAATTTTATTGCTTCTATTAAAGTTGCATTTTCACAATCCCTTTTACAAAAAGAACTGTGACTTTGACCACAAGGCCCAGTACAGTTTATTTTACGCAATTCTTCTAGTCTGTCAACTAATGGTTTTTTAAGCCATTCGGCGGGATTGTTGTATATTGTATTCATTTCTTTTCCTCAATAGTTTCCTTTAACAAACTAATAGCCGTTTCTAAAAATGAATAATAATCGGCCAATCCCCAACTATCCTCATTAAACATAGAACGATAGTCTGTTAAAAATTCTTTAATATTATTTTCAAGTTGAATGTTCATTATTTTGCTCCAGCATATTATTCAAATATTTAGCTAAATTTTCCACATCAGTTTCAGTCCAAGAATAAAAATTTACATTAATAGTGCGACTGTTACCAAAATGCTCAATATCCAGTTGATAACTTTCCAGAGCGTCAAGAATTAGACCAACCTCATGCTTATCAAGATTAATATTCATTAGTTTTCATTTCTTTTGATTTGTGGTTTATTTGCCACTAAAGGCTATTTGATTTCTTGGTTCAGTGGGTTTTTTACCACCTATTTGTCTTAAAAGAATATGAGCATTAGTATAATTTGGGTCATTTTTAGACCGTTTTTCTACCAAATACCATCCTAGAACTTGTTGTAAAAGTTCCATTTCACTATCGGTCAAAAGAATAGATTTATACATTTTTCCCCTAGAATAATCAACTTCACCATATTACTACTAGTAGCAGTATATCCTATGGGTAGTAGGTTGTCAATGGGGATTATCGGTCATTTCCCGCAGTGGTCTTTAATTAGTTTTTTCACCACGGGTAATAGCGATAAGTTAAAACGGCGAAAATAAAGGCGAAAGTTAATGCTAAAACTTAATCAGCGTTCGCTTTTGGTGGAAATGTCAGATGGAAATGTGGTAAAAGCTTGGTTTTTATAGGGGGTTGAATATAATTTCTGAACAAAATATGGCACAGAAAGCATTGAAACTATGGTGCAGAGAGTGATAAATATCAGTGAATTGATAAAAGGCTGATGAAATTGTCTCATTTTGTATTTTCCCCTTTTACTATAAAGTAGGTGGCTATGGTGCAGAAAATGTATGTGGATAGTAGTATGATGTAGAATGTTGTTTCAGTCATGACCATATTCATTATATAAAAAGATATAACATAAACCAAAAAATGCTAAACAGACCGGGAAAATTATGTGACTATATTGATGCAAATATCCTAAGTTATGGTGAGCCATAATATTTCATGATTCTGTATAGTAGTGTTAGTGATATTACTATTGTTGATCCAATTATAAATCCCCTAGTAAATTCATCGTGAATTAATGTGGGGCAAAGCGGCCTATTGACAATACTAGATAGAAGTGGTATAATACCATTCATCAGTCCAATCCCATTAGTTCCTTTAGTCTTTTCCACATAGACTTGGAGGGAATAGTATTAATATCAGTTGAAGGAATGACCGGAGTTGGTTCGCCACAAACCTTTTCTCTAGAGCATTTCCTTGCACAACTTTTCTTAGTACTAGATTTTACTTTTTTCTTAACGGGCTTAATTTTTTTCTTTGCCATATTTCTCACTGACTGTTCTCATAATTCAAATCTATTATATTAGGTGAGACTATCGCCTTGGTATGTTATTTTAGGTAAAGGGTTATCTTCAGCATAGTCTGATACTTTTTGTAACTTGACCACTAGAAGTAAACTATCTTTTTCTTCATTAGGCACTGATCCTACTAGTCTTACTATGTCTGAAAATAATTTTCCGGGGTTAATATCTAGAGTTTGTAATTTATAATAAACCATAAAATCTCGCTGACTACGATCAAAAAAATCAAACCCGACAAGATAGGCTGAGACAATCCCATGACCTATCTTACCGGGCCTATAAAATTTACTAACTATAAGTTAAGGAAAAATTCACTATCCGGAGTTTTCCACTTATGAATTTTGGGTAGTTTAATAGCTTTAGTTATTCTACCCCTATTGTCTTTGTGGTGAGCTATAATATGAATTTTACCATCTTCATTTCTAAAGCTCCAATTGTAGTTTCTAATTATGTTTTCGGGACTAGTTTCATTATCATATATCTCACCCATTATATGAAATGTAATAACCCGATTAAATAGTCTAGGCATTGGTGGCCTCCTCTATTAATTCTTCGATATGAATATCGCTCATTAACATAGGATCACGCCGCATAATTTCATACTCTAATTCTTCATTAGACATATAGTGCTTATCTTGCATCAAGCATTCTTTTAGTCTGCTTTTTATATCCAAAAAATGCATACCACCAACTATATCATCAACATATCTTTCAATAACATAATCACGGTTGAAACTATCAATCTTATACATAGGTCACCTCATAGAAAAGTTAAAAAATACTCATCTATGATTCCAATTGTTCCCCATCGCCACAACGGGTAACTATCGGCTCCGTAGTTATATTGTATTTTACTTGACGAGATGAAGAGGTCAAATCTTTTTTCTTATGTTGTCATCTTAATCCTATTCATGGTGGTGGTTAAAGTGGTGTTCGTGATGACCCGTGAATTTTAAAAAAATGTCCTATAAGTTGACCAGTAAGCCTTAGGAGTGGTTTTATGATTCTCAAGAGCCTTCAACTCTCGCTGACTATGTCCAACCAGGCGAATCCGGCGGATGGGCTGAGACAATTAGTTAAAGTTTTCTAAGAACTTAAGTTGTATTTAACAAAAAGTTTTGGGCTTGACAGCACTAGATGAGAGATTATATATTATGCAGAGGGGGCATTAATCATTACTTAGTTATTTATATCTCTTACTCCTAGTATAACTCCTAAGATTCCACTCAGAGCAAAAGTAATAGTTAGCATAAGAATCCTTTAAGAATGAACAAACTGGACAACCAACTTCCCCATTGTACCATAAAACAGACAGTACGCAACCCCAAGCGCCACAAGGAGTTGTAAACTGTCAAGAAGTTTGATACAGTCCAATAGTGATATTATCATCCCTATAGACATCACCAAATTCAAAATCGGGCATTTCTATATTAGGATCAAATTCAGTAATAAATTCTCTTGCATAAGCCACAGCATCAGAAGAATTATTGAATACTTTAACTTGAGCAACACTATTATCTTGACAATAAACAAAAGCCCACATGTTTAGTCCTCCAGAATATCAGGATAGTATTCTTTAATTTCTTTCTGTAAATCCCCAATACTCATATTCTCCTTATTCTCAACCAACATACTATAAGCAAAAGAGTACAGAGTATCAAAGTCCATATCTTCTAAGAGTCTTGAAGCATACACACGAACAATATCAGTAATATTATCTTCAGTTATTTTAATCATCTCAACCTTTCCTTTCTCTGCACCACCACTATACCATATCGTCCTACAGTATACAAGACCTTTAGTAAAACTCAAATGCCCCAATATTCTCGCTGACTATCTTCAAATTGCGAATCCGTAGGATGGGGTGCGACAACAATAACTGTTAACTTTTTATATTGGGTTAGGATTATATCATTCGTCATAAGTCTTTTCATAATTTCACCTAAACCCTTGACAGCACTACACTTACACCTCATTGTATCGTCACTTACAGCAAGAGTCTATAGCGTAAGTGTGAGATTCTTTGACAAAATTGACGTAAGTGGTTGTCAGAATTAAACTTACGACAAAATCCGGCGGCCCCGCCCGCCATAAGTCCCCTTGGGCAAAGGACTTACGACGAGTTTCGGGGTCTCGATTTTACGCTATTCAGACCGCATTAGCAAAATCCATAGCGATATTTAGTGCCTTGAGATTATCGTTGGCATTTTGACCGAACCATAGAGAGTCGAGCCGATTATCGGTCGTGCGACCTTTACTGTAGTTAAGATATTCATTAAAGCCATTGTAAGCAGCCCACCAAGTTCCACGAACATTAGTAGCAGCTTGCTTCGGCCCTTCGACGCGAGACAGAATATCATCCATGATATTGCGGGTACGAGTCTTAATATCTTCATCAACCGTCTTGTCGATACCAAGTACCATCTTAACGTACTTCTTAATATCGTTCTGATTAAAGTTCTTAGAAGCGAGGAATCGGAACTGTTCTGCCGTAGCTTCAAACTCGGCATTAATATTGTCCATAATATCACGCACGTTATCCAGATTATTTTTACTGGAGCGAGTGTGACGAATACGAATCAGTTTACTAGCCTTGTTATGATGAGCAGCAGCCAGAGTGTTGACACAGACCACACGAATCGGAGTATATCCGACACGAATAGCCGTTGTACCATCATGGCTATTACTCAGCAGGATAAACTTACAAACTTCATCACCCTTAACAATTTCGCTATTGTCTCGGTTGAGTTGAGCAAGAACCCAAACTTTCTGACCGCTATGGAGCGAACCGGCAGTATGCAGATTGCACTCGCCAGCGTCAAGAAACGGCTGAAACCAATCAAAAGCATCCTGATTCTGGAGGGGCGTATAACGAGGCCCAACAACCCCAAGGATGCTATTATCAGTCTTGCGGTATGTAGCACGGTGCGATACGTGAATACCGTCAACGGTTTGCAAATCCTTCAAGCCTACTTCCCAATCCAGACCGGCAGCAGTAATAGCTTCGCTAATCGTGGGGGCTTCATCCAACTGATTGCCAAGGCCATGCCAAGGGGTAGCACCAACAAACATCATTTTTTCAACAGCAGCAGGCATAATCAACCCTTTCGTGTTATCTACTTTCGTTCTTCCGATACTCTGATTCTACTATATCTTATCGGCGTGTCAAGAGGAAAACTTGCGAAAAAAATCTCGTCGTAAGTGGTTGAAAATACTGGACTTACGACTTGCCGGCCCCGCCGCCTTGCTCCTAACCCTTTGGGGCGTAAGGGTTTAGGAGGCTCATGTTGTAGTCTTTTTCAAATAATTTGATATTTTTTAATGTATAAGCACATTCATCTGGGATATAACAATAAAGTCCTACACACCTTGCCCTTTCATATTCGCGTGAGATAGTCCGGTTAATATGCCTAAGAGTATCGCCACTACATATAAGATCATCAAGGATGATATACCTAAAAGGTGCAACTCCCTCCATAGTGAATTCTGAATATCTTTTTTCTGAATCTTTTCTAACAATCAGAATATGTTTATCCAGCAGTTCCGCCACTTGTGGAACAACCATGAGGCCACTGGTACCACAACAAGCAATAGTATCAAACTGATTAGAGATTTTTCTTAAATCACATACAGCTTTGATAATAATCTTATTACGTTCCCGATGATTTAATACTCTGCAAGTATGGTCAGCTCCTTGAATATACTGTCCGTCGTTTGTTTTACGGAAGTCTTCAACATCGTGCCAATTTTTAGTGATATCTTGCATAGTTAAAGCGGACGATACGATTCGAACGTACTAATGAAAAGAAGGAGAAAGGAGTTTTCCTTATAAAGAATTACTTGTCCCACCAAGCTGCGTCCGCCGAGGAGAAAGACTACTCATCTACCAATTCATCTGCAATGTTATGATAATAATTATCCCATTCTGGAGTACTGTCTACGACATCAGTATCATCTTCATATAAATATAAATCGTCATAGTTGGATGCAAGATTATCGTAATCATGATCGTATTCGTCGTAGTAACTCATAACATCTCCTATAAACCTATCTTACACCATCTAGAGAAACTTGTCAAGTGGGCCCCCAGGGACTCGAACCCTGAACCTAAGAGTTAAAAGCTCCTTGCTCTGCCAATTGAGCTAGAGGCCCGAACCTTATTCTACAACAGAGTAACTATAACTATCCACATCATCCATATAAGCAGCCTGTACCCTGTCAAATACATCCATATAATTAAAGTCAAGACTATCCATAGATATAATCAAATCGGTCAAACTCTGTCCTTCACTATTAAGAATATCATAGATATGAACATTCTTCATCTATTCTCTCCTTTTTGATTATCATACCGTGTCCGAATCATTCTGTCAATAGCCCTATGGAGAATCGAACTCCAATCTCCACCTTGAAAGGGTGGCGTCATAGCCATTAGACTATAGGGCCACAAACCATCGTAACTCTAACGTCAGCCTCCGAATAGGGCGTGTAGGAGTCGAACCTACCTTTTGAATACCTTATAAGAGTATGTGCAACTACCGGCTGCAACGCCCCATGTTTCTTAGATCATACTCTCTTTATCGGCTGTTGTCAACTACTTCTTTAGCGGAATCTGAGGGATTCGAACCCCCGGAGGATTTTAACCCTCGGCGGTTTAGTAAACCGCTGCCTTAAACCACTCGGCCAAGATTCCAACAAAGGCGGAAGGAATCGAACCTTCATCTACGGTTTTGGAGACCGTCATTCTACCGTTGAACTACGCCAATAAACTGCCCGACTAGGACTCGAACCTAGAACCTACAAATTAACAGTTTGCCGCACTACCATTGTGCTATCGGGCAATAACTTGGTGTATAAAATGGTAACACACCATACAAGTATACACCTATTCTACCAAAAGGATTCATAAATGCAAGCCAAACCAAGAAAAAATCGTAGTAAAATATGGTCAATGCCAGTAGATGATTTTAAATTATTAGTATCACAAAGTTCTACAATAGGCGAAATTTTATCATATTTTAAATTACGAAATAAAGGAGGTAATAGTAATACAGTTAAAAGACGTATTAAATATGAAAATATTGATATATCTCATATAAAACTTGGTAAAGGGTCCAATAAAGGTAGAACATTTAAACCCCGAAGATCCAATCAAGAACTTTTTACAAAAACATCTAATGCTCAAAACAAAGATCTAAAAAAGAGAATCTTAAAAGATAAACTATTACCATACCAATGTGAGTGTGGTTTATCACATACATGGAATAATAAACCATTAATATTACAACTAGATCATATCAATGGAAATCCACAAGATAATAGGCTATCAAATTTACGATTTCTATGCCCAAACTGTCACAGTCAAACAGAAACATATGCTTCAAAAACTAGATGCCCGGCTAGGAGTCGAACCTAGAACCCGCTGGTCCAAAGCCAGCTGCTCTACCAATTAAGCTACCGGGCAATTATTATTTATCTCTATGAGAACCACTATCTTTCCTACTATCTCTCAAATACTTAGCCGCCTCTATCATCCAATATCCCATTTTTTCAATTTTATCTGCTTCTTTACCAGTAAGGTATGATGCAGTATGAATAAAAATATACTCTATCTTACCTTTAGATACTATATCTAGTACCCCAACTGTACTATCAATAAATTGTTCTGGTTTTTTCATATCTAAGCCCACAGAGGGAATTGAACCCCCATCCGATGATTACAAATCAACTGTAATAGCCATTATACTATGCGGGCAGACTACATATCATACTCATTACGCCATGCTCTGTCAATATCTTGACGTGTACGCTGGCGTTTGGGTCTGTTGTCCATAAGCGTATCTCGGTGTTCGCGGTGGCCCGTTGGGAGTTCCCACTGGTGTTTGGTTTTGACCTTGATATTGCCGTACTTGCGGCGAGGACGCATATCGTCGTTGTTCTGGGGCGTAATCATACCATAATCCATCTTCGTGTTTATAAAAAACCTTATCTACGTTAGGGTCATACGCCATTAAGCAGTATTGTATAGGATAAATTACCTTTGTCAACTCTTTTTTTTCTTGCAGAGCTGGCAGTTTAATTTCACCCTTTTGATAATCTTTTACACCATTCCACACAAAACCGATCAAAGCAATAGCTACGCCAATCCATTGTATCATACGTTCATTCCATGTCAAGAGCCTTTTCCGTCCCATAGAAGAATTATCGGCCATCTCCTTTTCAATCTTTAGCTTTTCCTAAGTCTTTGCGGGGCAACAACTTACGGCAAATCGGGCCGGCCCGGCCACGCCTAAGTCCTTACGTGGCAACGGGTTACGATCACTTTTCCATAGTCCACTTAGCCTTTTTCACAACCTTCTCTGTTTTATATACCTTAGTATCTGGTAATGCTGAAACATAGTCTTTAAATCCACGCTCATCTATATAAAAATACTCATCTAATATATCAAACTTATTAGTTTCCCATAAAGCGTCACACGCTGCCCCAAGAGGACTTTTATTAGTAGAATAAATAAGTTCTAAGGTGTTGCTCTTAATATAATACTTAGGCATACTCTGGTTCCTCATGTTGACCACAACAGGCTTCACAGTTACAGTATGTGTTCTCCGAACCCTCCCAACAAACTTCGGGCCAATCACTTTCGTCAACTGGTGTTAAACTTTCTCGCCCAAAATCAATAACCACCAATACTTTTTCTTTACCTCTTTTAACATATCCTAAATTATTCTCATGGGCATCAGTATAAGAGATACCATTATCCTCCATGTCGTTCAACAAATCTTGTATAGCATAATAATTAGAACACAAATCATTACAGGCACAATCTCCATCACAATCCATAACGTCTTTACAGACATAAGGCTTTGCAATTTCGGTCAAATATCCCCAGTCGCTCAATACCATTTCCGTAACTGTAATCATCTCACCCTTGTCATTCTGCTTAACAAAATAATTAGGTATTCTAATCCTACAAACAGGACTATAAACCCTTGGGGCCATATATGGAGCTAAATGATCCTGAACAGCATGAGCAAAAGAGGCCAAGCTTTTATTAGGAAAACTTTTGAAGCCATAGCTTTTACCTTTTACCTTATAAAAAGCATTTTGGCTACCAGCGTCTTGATATTTTCCAACATAACTATATTTAGTAGGCATGATATTCTCTTAGTGGGAGGGAAACAAGACATTAGCCAAACCACGCGGACACAAATCACAATGTACACTATTTTTGGTTTTGGTGCAAGTCACGACACCTCGACCACGACGGATTTCTGGACAAGTAATAAACTTCTCACCCTCCAACACAACCAGCTTCGGCAGTGCTGCTCTCCATGCGTCGGCTTTAGCCTTACTGCGAGGACGCTTGGGAGCGATTTTAGTATCACTATCGCACCATGCAAAAAGTTTGAAACCAGCCTCTTTCGCTTGTTTCATATCTTCGCCATCGTGGATACTAGCATACATATTTATGTACTTGCCAAGTTCAGTAGACAGCCGAGTATCATAGATATGGGTATAAGCCCACATGGTCGGCAGACTACCACCACTAGCAAGAATACTCTCACAAGCCCACAATACATTATTGACATATTCATTGTCGAGTTGACCGTCTTTAAAAAAGTCGCCACGTTCATGCCAGCGAACATCTTTATTTTTCTTGACAGCATCTACGAGCATCGCACGGATACGATTTTTTTCCGTGATAAGATTTTGCATAGCAGCAGGACGAACACCGGGATAGATATTTTCCAAATCCTCAGCATAGCATCCGTTCCCGAGAAAATCACAATCGGGAGGACAAGTATCGCCAACAGGACGACTCACTACGATACAGTTTTCCTTACCCAACTTATCGTTACCATTTGCCGTTTTCATCATGCTTCTCCTAGCGTGTCTCTCGATTCTACACTATATGATCGACAAGTCAAGAGAGAAACTTTAGCAGAGAAAAATTTAAGCGTAAGTCGTTGTGTGGCAAGCACTTACGTCAAGGCCGGCCGCCCGGATTTGCCCTAAGTCCTTATGCGTAAAGAACTTAGGAGAAGCTCACAAGCTTTTAAGAATTGTTCGGTAGCTTCTGCGTGATTATTCATAATAGCCCCAAGAGGAATCGAACCTCTAATCACTGCTTAGAAGGCAGTTGTTATGTCCATTTAACTATGGGGCCATAATACCGATAGCCGCCAGTATTACCAGCGGCGTATCGGATTATTATAGCACAGGTGCTAGGTTCAGGCAACAGCCTCAACTTCCTCAATCTTACTGGTCTTAGCCTTGTGACCGTCACCGGCATCCTTCACACTGATACCAAAAATCCGACTACGAGCAACCTTCCAACCCTGCTCCGAATAGTCCTTGATACCCTGAGCCTTTACCACCACCGGAGTCTCATCCGGCAGAGCATCGGCCAGAGCCGAACTGATCGTCTGCTCTACAACCTCATGGTCAAGAACTTCGCTGGCAACAGCAACCTCAAAACGATAAACGTGCATAATATAAACCCTTTCCAAAAGTGTTATCGAACCAAGTAAACCAATTCTACCTAATGAATCATCACTTGTCAAGGGCTAGGTTGAACATTATTTGTTGCGATCAACCAGCGTCTTGTCGTGTGATGCTATCATTCTACAATAAGTATCGACACTGTCAAGTCCATTCGTGAATCATTTTTTCAGATTTGCGAAATTTGCTCTAAACCGTTGCAGCATAAGCACTTACGTCGAATCCGGCCCCGCGGCCTCGCCCTAAGTTCTTTAGGAGCAAGGCTTTAGGTCAAGAAAGAAAACCCTCACAACCCAAGTCCCTCATTTCACGAAGAAGAAAAAGAGCCTTTTCAGGAGTATTCAGAGTGATGCTCTGCTTGGCATTTGGATTACCAGCAACATGCCTATCGCCCTGAAATCCACCAGTAAAAACATCGGTCCAATCCTTGCTCTCTTTCAATCCCCAGCCAGTAGCGGCACGAATAGCCTTAATGCAAGGGATTCGGTTGTCAAGAGTCATACCACCAGTAATGGTAACGGTCTTGTTCTGGTTCACACCAAGAGCAACCTCAAAAGCGGTTACGATCCGCTCATAGATTTCCAGATTGCAGTTCGTCGCAAGATTCATAGCCTCACGAACACTCAGTTCCAACTTAATCATATATTCCAAAACTTTCTGTATATTTAGGTTCGATCTCGTAAATACCGTCAAAATTTCCATTTCGTTCTTCTAGGACATATACCTGTTTACCACCAGTAATCAAGGTATCATATTCACTATTGTCCCAAATAAACTCATTGTTATCGCTTTCTCGTCGCCAGTGTGGGTCACGAAGTGGATTATAATACAGCTTTTCCAGATTGTCAACAGGCAAAATCGGATAAAAACTTTTTCTCAACATAAATTCTTCACATCTTACCCATCCACTCACATCATGCACACCAGCCTCAAATACCTGTTTAGCCTTATTGGGTCTATTCCACAGTTTACAACCCCGCATTTCTAACTGATACTCAGCAGGGTCATAATAGTACACATCGACAGTTTTACCGCCTTGCTTCACTTTCACTTGCCAAAACTTATAGTTTGGCCCATTACTAAGGTGAAATCTAACTTCTGCATGAAGATTTTTCATTGTCCATCACTTTATTGGTGTATACTGTAGTATAGTGCTTACCATCTTATCACAAGGAAAACCATATGTCAATACCAGAAACGAAAGTCTGTGCAAAATGCAAGATAGAAAAATCGGCTAATGAATATAGTATAGTTAAAACAAAAAGAGGTAAATATAATCCTCATTTAAGTAGCCGTTGTAAATTATGCAGAGCGGAGGACCAAACCAAACACCGCAAACCATACGATTCAGATTATGCTCTATCTTGGAAGTCTAAAAATCCGGATAAAGTTAAACAATACCAAAAAGATATCTATCAAAAAAGAAAGTTACGTTGGGAAAACTTTATGAAAACACAAAAATGTAGTAGATGCGGCATATCTGATTATCGAGTCTTACAATGGCATCATATTGATCCATCAACTAAAACTATGACAATAGGCGCCCAAGCAAGACAAGGAAAATGGAATCAAATCATGGAAGAAGTCAAAAAATGTATTTGCGTCTGTGCTAATTGTCATTTTATTCTTCATTCTGAAGAAAATTAATTATTTCCTACTTTTAGGATTATCAACAGCCTCTGCTAACTTTTCCCACAGATCCTCTACCAGTTGTTGATTACAGTCAACAGCTCTAAAAGGAACGTAATAAATAGCGTCCAAAAACTCATTGACAAGTTGTTTTAGTTCTTGGAGTTCAATACTTTCAGTTTTCATCTTTCTCTCCTTTGTCACCATTATACCATTCTTTATCGGTAAGTCAAGTACCACCACACTGATAGTTTTACGAAGAATACGTGGTACTGTATTGTCTTCAACCTCAAGGTTTTACCTTATCTAAGGAAACTATCAGCAGAGTTGTAACCAGCGGAACTTTTTACGCCCCAGTTCCTATAACCCACCAATACCCCGATATTATGAACCCTTGGAGCAAGGTAAACACTGGTGGAAACCGCCCACGGAAACCTCCCTGTAACCGGATGAACTGCTAGCATCATGTTCCGGTTAGTCTGGCTCTTGGTGACGGTTACTGGTTGTATTGTATATGGCAACGTTTTTAGCCTATCACAGAGGATGGGAAGGGCGAACGTTTTTAATCCTAACCTATTATCTAGGAACCATAATAATCATCGTGGTGAGGATGCCATCCCCCATAGATTGGTACTTCTATCTAACGTATAACTCCGTTAGCAACCCCACGCTGCATAACAGCCGTAGGTTTATCGAAATAGGTTATCCCAATCTAGTCCCGCCGCATGGACCCACGAAAGTTTGTCATAGTACGCTAGGTTTAGTGCTGCTTCTCTATCCTAGCACGGCTTAGTATGATGTTATCTCTGGCACTTAACCGCTATGTTTGTATTGTGTCACCAATATAGCATACGTTCTTGGTTTGTCAAGCGTACAACACCGAATGAATCGGATTTTCGTTGGTGACTAGGGGCGAAGGGTGGAATCGAACCACCTCATGGGCATTTGCTTGCCTACTCCACTGGTCAGTGTCTCGGAACTTCCCACACGCTACCATTACGCTACATTCGCCATGTCTTACTCTATCATTCTACACTCTATTATCGGCTTGTCAAGAGGGTTTCTTGAATTTTTAGTTGGCAGACGGAGACAAAACCTTTTCGGCCGTTTCCACAATATAATTCATCATCACCTTTTGCAAAACCTTTTCTGCCAAAAAAATAGCATTAGCCTTATCCATATTACCCACACCTTGCATTTGAGCAATACTTACCACAGTTCCAGTAAACTCCATAATTTCTGCCAGAACCATATCGCTTTTAGTTGGTACAGCAATCATGATTTTCTCCTCTATTAGGATTCTACACTATGAATTAATGCTTGTCAAGGGTACGCAAATCTCGCTGACTAAATCCACCCAAGCCGAATCCGTAGGATTAGGAGAGACTAGCAATCCGCTCTAGCCAAATGTCTTTACCATATTTTTCGCTAGCTTTCCTAGTCGCGTCAGTTTCGCTAAACGATACAACATAACCCACAAAGCGATTATGCTGAAAAACACGCCAAGTGTAACCGGCATAGCAGTTCATGGTTTTCATACCCTGATTCTACAGTATTATCGGCATTTGTCAATAGGAGTCTTTAATTTGTCGTAAGTTGTTGTGGAGCAAAGAGTTACGACGAATCCGGCCCGCCGCCCTAGTCCTAAGTGCTGCCGTAGCAACGACTTAGGAGAAGGGTTTTTGGTTTTAGTGTACTAGTGTTCAGAGCATAGCCGCAACTGCATTGCGGAAGAGTCGGTTGGTGAACACACACCTACGCACGTTCTTAGTACGCTCTGCATAGAAGTTGCGAATACTACCGTCAACCATTTCACACGTTACAAGATGCTTAGTACGCTTGAAATTAGGATCATTAACACGGTAATTACTACGAGCATTAAGCCTCTTAATCTGGTAGTCATCCATAGTATAAACAGGCTCAATAACCCTAGCAAGAATACGCTCAGGCTCACCATGATAAGGCTGCTCATATTCAAAGTTATAAACTTCTCCAACCTTAGCATTGGTAAGCGAACCATGTACGCCACGAACAATATTATACGCCAGAGCAAGCAAAGCAATGACACCAACCACACCAGCACCAATCATCACAATCGTTTCATTCGACATAAAAACCCTTTCTTTAGAAGACAAACCCTCAATGACTCAAGTCTATACCATATATCGGCAGTTGTCAAGCGTGAACTTTACCAAAATTCTCAACCCAAAATTCTTGCATTTCATACAGGTTGACGCCCGTATCATGCCAAGAAATTCGGTCAGGAGTTTCGATACCAATCTTTCCATGCTTGCAAACCTCACGAATTTCATTCTTGAAAGTGTCGTAAGAATCACACTGGGCCGCAAATCTATTTAGACCTTCATCATTTGATATCCACAAACAGACATTCCATGTGGCATAATTAGCATAACCGTTGTAAGTGCCATCAGGACTCATGATTAACCCTTTCGTTAGGTGACACCCTAAGCATACCATATAGATCGGCTAATGCAAGGGCTAATCTTGAAAAAATTTTTTTAGACGTAAATCCTTGTGGCATAAGTACTTACGTCGAGCTGGGCGGCGCGGCCTCGCCCTAAGTCCTTTAGTGGCAAGGCTTTACGCTCAATTTCACTCAAAGTCTACGAAAATTACTTGATTGTAACCCCGCGGCTTAATAGTGAGACTGTCACCATAATCGTAAGTATCACTCTTAACGCCAGTCATACCAGCCGCAAGCTTAGCCTTTCGCACAATATTACGTTGTGATGCCTCAGAGTTAATAGCAAACTCATAACGGTTAGCCCAAGAGTAATTAGCTTCACCACCAAAAGTATCGGTCTGCGTAACGGTAACCTTCATCATCTTATTATTCCTATTAGAGAAAAAAGTATCGATCCAATTTTTAATGTCTTTACTCATTCACCTCCATAATAGTCTTCATACATTGGGGTGTCATCCCCGTAATATCCATAGTCTTCATCTGTACCCCAACCAACAGACTCCATAGCCGAATCGTGGTCGCCATCCATGCTATCATCATACTCATCTGCGTCATCCATAGCCCTATCTGTCCACCAATTTTCATCCTCATGACCATCATACAGGTACTCGGCAAAAAGAATATCGCTAGGATCATGCTCAACAATCATATCATCATCCTCGTAAGAGTTATCGGGATCGAAAAGGGGGTCAGGGTGACTCATGACTTTCTCCTATTTAAGAAACATACCATACTTCGCCGTTCTCGTCAACCATCTCTTGCGGCTCTGGATACATTTCTTCCCAAAGCCCCGTCACTTCCGCATAGTCGAAAGGATCGCAGTTCGGTTCGTCAATCGGCTCGACCATACCCTCGTCAACCATTCCGTTCAGGATCGCGTTGATTTCATCAAAATCGTTCAGCATGATCTTTCTCCCTTGTGATGCTTTCATTCTACAGTATTTATCGACCAATGCAAGCGAAATCTTTGGAAAAAAGAAAATATAATTCCATGCCAAATGAAGAAAATTCTTTCGGCACAGCATTTGCGTTGAAACTCGCCCTAAGTGCTTACGCCACAACAACTTACGTCAAGCCGGGCGGGCCGCGTTCGCCCTAAGTCCTTATGCTGCAAGCACTTAGGTTAAGAATTAACTTCATTTCTTTCTTGCAGGAAAAACCAAATTAGACAATAATGATACTATCTCTTCATTAACAAAGCCAATAATAAATGCCACAAATACCCACACCCAGTTTATATCGTCTAACATCTGTGTAAGCCTTTAGTTTAGAAGTACAGCAAAAATCAGACCGAAAGCAAAAGCCATGCCGAATATAATAAATTCCTTACGCATATTACCTTTTCTTCCTAATAGGATAAACCAGATCAGCCACCACCCACGAACTACCCACACCAATTATAAAACCAAGGCCCATCCATAGCCATTCTACATTTAGATTATCTAACATCCATGTATTCCTTTGTTTTAGAGCTTATCCCCCATATCTAAAATAGCCAGAGCAATACCGCCCACAACTATAATAGAAAACATATACAATAAAAAGGTCAAAATTATCATGATACCACCATCCTATCCTCAAACTCTGTACCATCCTGCAAGTACCATTCATGCTTTTTCTGATAAACTTTAACAGAAGAATACTGATTAATACGCTTTTTAGTAGTAACAGTCCGCTGGCGGGACAGGTAGCAACATCCAGTGAGTGATAACTTGATCAGTTTTGCCCCATTTAGTATTTCCATTTTCTTTTCCTTTGTGATAGCTGTCGAGCATATTACTTCTCCACGTAATTGGTAAGTTCGTTCTGATTGAAGATACCATGCTGGCCGTTTTCGTCAACAACAAAAAACATAATCAAAGGCTGTCCGCTATGCGGAAGCATCCCTGTCTTTTGGATAATCACATCAAAACTTTTAACGGTTACTTTTTTACCGCTGGGGGTGGTGGCGTGAATCGTAATATCAGTGGTCGAAGGATTCATTTTATCTCTTTCTATTTATCGACATTCTACAGGATAAACTTTAGGCCGTCAACTCTGCAAAATCCACAATTCGAAGAATTTTTCCTTCCGAATCAACTTCGCAGACCGAGCAATCGTACTGGTACAGGAAACGGCTCTGAATATCACGCTTCCAAACCACAACAGCTTCCGCAAGAGTAGCATATCGGGCAGTCTGAACAAAACCATCATGAGCAATTGCAAACATCTTTCTTTCTCCTAACTCTTATATCGACATTCTAGCGTCTAGTCTTTAAATTGCAAGAGAAAAATCTGAAATTTTGTGTCAAGAGTTTTTGACAAAACTTTTCTGCCTTTTGCTAGATTTGGCATATGATTTGCTAGATCGGTCGTAAGTCGTTATGCCTCAAGTACTTACGTCAAATTCGGCCCGCCGCCCGCGTCGTAAGTCCTTACGCCACAAGGGTTTGCGTCAAGTTTTTTTTGCTAGTGTACGGATGTCACCCCTCCGAAAAGGGGGAGACTTCCTCACCACATGCCTGAATGGCTGTATACTGTTCGATAAGAGCCTGAACACGCTCACGCGAACCCGGCTTGCCAACCTTTACGATCATAAGATCTTCACCCCCCACAAAGCGGGGATCGTTATTTTCTTTCTTTTTCTTGCCAATGTTACGCAACGCGGTACGATTGAACTTCAAAATCTTTTCGCTCTTGATTGGCCCATACTCTCCGTTAGCTAGAGTCGGTTGGTGCGGAATGGCAATTCCCACAAAGCACATGCGAGCTTGACGCTTGGCGTTTTCGATAATTGCAAACTTGGTCATTTCTCTTTTCTCCTTAGTTGGATGAATTGTAGGGAATTGTTTTAGGGTTGTCAAGAGCATTTTGCCAAAAGATTCTGAACATATCGAAGTTTAGCGACATCATACCTAATTTGCCCATTTTGCATACACAGCACAACCTTGCCATTCTCAACAAAAGCAATCGTGCTACCAGAAACTTTTACGGCTTTCATTTTCTTTCTCTCTTTCTCTTTCCAGTATTCTAGCAAGTATTTTTTGGGAGTCAATAGGTTTCCGAAAGCATAGCTTCCAGTTTCGCAATCTCTAGGCGAATCTTGCGAACCATAACCCAATCCCTATCATTCTTGTAGTTATCCAACTCATAACGAAGGCCAATGATTTCTTGCATAACTTGCATCTTAACGTTTTTCATTTTCATTCTCTCTTTCTTTCTCTCTTACTTCTTATATCGACATTATACCAGCTATTCTTTAGCTTGCAAGAGAAAAATCCACATTTTTATGTCAAGAGATTTTGACAAAACTTTTGCTTGTTTTGTGGATATGTGGCACGGGTTTTGTATTTGGTTGGATTAGCTGTAACTCCTTATGCCACAAGCACTTACGTCAAATCCGCCCGCCCGCCTTGTCGTAAACCCTTACGTACCAATCACTTACGCTTAGCGTTAATCTCTTTAAGAATAGCCACGATCATAGGAATTCCGGTATTCATTTGTTCACCTCATTCTGCACAAACTTGGTTACCACCTTGCCTGTACTCTTGTCCAGCATCTTCACATTAAACTTTTGCCCACTACCATCCTCAAGCAGTACGCCGAGGATATGTCCCATTGTAGCCGATCCGTCGTTAGCTACAAGTGTCACAAGAATTCTATCGGCCATCGTTATAGCGATACGCTTGGCGTTTGCATAGCGATAGCAGTTAAGAGGCTTCCCGTTTGAGTCGTGATAATGAATGGCATTCTTTTGCATGGCTAATTTCCTTAGAGAATCGTACCATCACCACGAATACGATACATGATACCGCCGATACTGTACAGGCTGATACCCTCGCCCATATGCTGCACAAACGTAGCCGAATATCCATGTCGAGCAACCAACCGGCGAACTGTATTTTGTACTTGAATGGTCATTTCTTTTCTCCTCTGTATGATTCTATTCTAGCAAGATTTTTTAGATCGTCAATACTATACAGAAGATCAGCCGTCATCATATCCTTCTTCGAACTTCTCCAGCATCTTAGCCCTAAGATCGTCGTTCACGTTCATGTTTTCGCAATATGCTTCAAACTCGTTTGAGGAAGCCTGATCGTATCCCATGTTGTAAGCCGCAATCATCAGTTCGTCAATCTGGTTCATTTTCTTTTTCTCTTTCTTTCTTGTTGATGAATTCTATACAGTTCTTATCGGCTTGTCAAGTCTATTTCTTGAGATTCTCAAAAAACTTTTTCACAGCCAAATCATTCTGAACCATATCCTTATTCACGATTGGCATGGCATATGCCTTAGCAACCATAACCTTTTGATTCATTCTCTTAACCGCATTTTGCATCGTCTTATTCATCATCTTCTTTCTCTCTTTCTTATGCCACAATTATACCTACATCATCGTCCAAAGTCAAGCCCCACCTTGAAAATATTTTTGGATTTTTCCTAAGTTATTATCCTACAAGCACTTAGATCAAAAAGATTTTTTATGATTGCTCAATGGACACGTTACACAATGAGAAAGTGTGCGTAAGTCTTTGTGTCGTAAGGGTTTACGTCAAATTTTGCTGCCCTGTTTGTCGTAAGTCTTTGTCCCACATATGGTTAGGGGGTTTTTTTGTTTCTGATTGGTACTGGAAGATTTCTCCGAAAAAGCCCCGGTGGTCCAAAAACAATAAGCCACCCCATATATAATTGGCCAGTTTATTAGCCCTTATCGTCTAATATAACCAGAATAGGCAATAGCTTCTTTTTGATTCACGGCGTCCAGAATCTTCACCACTACCAGATTCCATTTTTTACTAAAATATTTTTTAGATAGATTCAAGGTAAACTGTGATCCGTTGCCACTATTTGCTACTACCACATATCTTGTAGTGTTGTTGATACTAACCTGTACTTTAAGCTTGTTACTCATATTCGATGAATCATAAGCCCACCCACTAATAATACTTTTAGATACTTTATACAGCCCATAAACGATCTTAGGCTGTACTACAATTTGCACCGGAGGTTGATAACTTTCTCCCAATGGAACCATGTTTTTTAATAAAGTAATTGCCCCACCCACATTCAAAAAACCATAACCCACCTTATCTGCTAAATTTTCCACATATGATGCTGCTGATAATATTGCGCTTTTAATCTGAGAGGCCACATAATTAATATTAATACTTTTCAACAAAGCTACCGCCCCACTAACAAAAGGAGCCGCCATGCTAGTGCCACTAACATATCCATAACTATTATTTGGTAATGTAGAATAGATACCCGTTCCTGGAGCAGCAATATCTACACTATTTTTTCCATAGTTAGAATAATTAGCCAAAGTTAAATCCCTATTAGTAGCGGCCACACTAATAGTATTAGATAATTTATAAGAGCTAGGATATCTTGGAACCAAATCATTATTTGAAGAGTTATTACCAGCAGCGGTCACAACCACTATACCCAGATCATTAGCTCTTTTTATAGCACTTTCTAAAATTAAAGAAGATGATGTTCCTCCACCCCAGCTTAAATTAATAGAAGCTATATTAATGCCTTTTAATTTCATATTAGTAGCATAATTAATAGCAGAAGCGGCAGCGCCCGTATATCCTAGTCCGCTACTATTTTGAAACTTTAGAGGCATAATACTAATATCATTAGATACGCCGGTTACTATACCAGCCACATGAGTACCATGATAAAAATCATCTTGAGGAATATTATTATTGCTTACAAAATTCCACCCACTAATATCATCAATATAGCCATTGTTATCATTGTCTATATTATCCCCCGCTATTTCTTTAGTATTAATAAAAATATTGTCTTTAAGATCAATATGATAAAGATCAATACCAGAATCAACAATGGCCACTATGGGCTGAGAAGACGAGGTCGAACTTAATACTTTTTTATTTTCTAGTTGTTCTATGCCCAGAGCGCAGTCCTTGCTCATTTCATAATCCTCCTTGAAAGATATGAGGATTCTAACCCAGAAAAAGCAATAGTCAAGAAAAAAAATGAGGGATCCCGATTTGGCCGAGATCCCCCATTAATTTCATTCAAACTACAGTATTTTCACCAGCACTTTTCTTTCTACGACCCCTGGGCTTGCTAACTCCCAGCTTTCGTCTTTGACGTCTAATCATACCATAAGTTACAGTTTCCCCAGTCATTTCACTCAGCTTCTTAGCTAGCTCATCATCACTAAAACCATTAAGATTGTCCTTAATATACTGCAATTCAACATCTGTCCATCTTTTATATGTAGCCATAAAATGTTTCCTTTTTGACAAAAAGTGTACAAAACATATTATATAGTACACTTTGGTCACTTTAATGCAAGAGGTAAAAATGAATATTGACCCCATTATCCCCTCTATTCTCCACATAACTGCTAAAGAAAATGTGGATATAAATGCTGATTTAACAGCAGAACAGATCAAATCCATAGGCCAACTACTAGAAGAAGCTCATGAAGAAGAAAAAGATTCACAAAGTTAACGAAGACGAATTTCTTAAGATAATTGATATTATCGCCAAAAAATTAGCCTATAAATTCAAGTTTGGATATCATGATTTTGATGATATGAAGCAACAGATAAGCATCTTTGCGCTAGAAGGTCTTAAAAATTATGATCATAAAAGACCACTAGAAAACTTCCTTTGGACCCACGTAAGAAATCGCCTCTTCAACTATAAAAGAGATAATTACCAAAGGCCCGACAAACCATGTTTAAGCTGCCCCCTTTACGACCCTCACTGTAAAAATAGTAGTAGTGGATGTGTTGAATATAATAATAAAAATGACTGTAGTTTGTATTCATCGTGGTTATCAAGAAATAGTACCAAAAAGAACCTTATGCACCTTACAACAATAGACGAAGTTAAAAACTACGGGAATGCTTTTAGTAGTGATGATAATTTATTGTTTGATAATATTTCAAATAACGAAATTTTATCCTTAGTAGAACAACATCTTATGGGCGAAGAAAGATCCACTTATATTAAGGTAAAGGGTGGCGCCAAGGTTAGTAAGGCAGACATGGACAAGCTAGTTGAAACCATAAGGGAGATAATAAGACTTCATGGCTAAAAAACGTGGACAACTTAGTTTAGACGAAGAAAAATTTATCAGAGAAAATATAGAAAGTTTAAGCGTAGAAGAAATTGCTGATGCTCTTAATCGTAATGTTGATCCAGTTAATAGATACATTGATGAAAATCAATTATATGATATTAATGACAAGAGCGAGAACGAGATTCTCAGGCGCAAGCTACGCAGCAAAACCTTTTGGAATGAGATACTACGTCAGTTTGACGAAAATACTGGCGAATTACAATACTTTGAAGATACGTGGATTGGCCTAATTAAACAGTTCAGAGAGGACGTTTTACCCGCCGAAGAACTTCAAATCAAACAGTTTATCACCATAGATATTCTTATTAACAGAAGCATGAAAGAACGTAAGCGTCACATTTCCGAGACAGAAAAATTACAAAAATTAGTTGATAAAGAATACGAAAAACTTGAAGACCAAAGAGACATTCCCAAACTAGCTAATTTAGAAGCTCAATTAAGTTTCGCCCGCAACAGTATAGCAAGTTATACAAATGAATATACTAAGCTTTTAAACGAGCAACAAAAAATTAGCAAAGATCTTAAGGCTACTCGTGAACAGCGTATTAAAAGAATTGAAGATGGTAAAAGTTCTTGGGTTGGATTGATAAGAATGTTGGAGGATGAAGCTATTAGAGAAAAAGAAGGACGAGAAATGGAAATTTTGGCTATGGCTACACAAAAGGCTAAAAATGAACTATATGACTATCACGAATATGCAGATCGTAGAGTTGATTCACCAATTTTAAGTCCAGACTCTATAGGTTATAATAATGAGAAACTATCGTGATCCTCAATATATTCAGTGGAGAAAAGATGTTAGAAAAAGAGACCACAATTGTTGTCAATGGCCCGGTTGTAATAAAAAAACCAAGCTACAGGCTCATCATATTCAAAAGTGGTCAGATTTTCCAGGACTAAGATATCATATAGATAATGGCATTACACTATGTAAAGATCATCACAACATGATAAAGGATAACGAAGAAAACTATAGCGGATTCTTTTTTAAATTAATTCTAAATAAAAGAGGAAAATAAAATGCAACTAGATAAACCAGTAACAATTATCCCACCATCATATATTTTAAACAATCAAGTAATACATCCTAATCCTTTTGTTTTAAAAGAACTAGATATCACTTATACAGACAATCCTAAAGACAAAAGAATCTATCTCACCATCAAGCCATTTCCTATTGGTGTACAACTATGGGGTCCAGAATCTTACGACGCAGTTGGAGACTGGACTCAAAAGCAAGCAGAAGACAGATTAAAAGCTTTAATTAATAATGAGATACATAAGTTTTTAGGATTATTGTTTAAGCAAACCGGAGATACTGACCCCGATGGTCCAGGCAGCATTTTAGCAGGAATGTTTAGTGGACTAGGAATCAAAACGTCTCCAACTTGCTCTTGTAAAAAACACATGAGAGAAATGAACCTTAGAGGTAATGATTGGTGTGAAAATAATATGGATACTATTATGAGTTGGCTTAGAGCAGAGTCTGAAAAGCGTAAATTGCCATTTGTAGAAATTGTAGCAAAAACTATTGTGCGTAGTTCTATTAAAAAATCCCGTAGACTTTTAGAAAAAAGAATACTAGCTAATGCCCAAACAAGATAACTTCACAATCATAGTTGACACAAGAGAACAACTTCCTTGGGAATTTGGTTTTCATGTAACCAGCAAAAAGAAGCTGGATACTGGAGATTATAGTATGGAAGGATTCGAAAGTCTTTTTACAATAGAGCGTAAGCGCAGCGTTAGTGAGATAGCAAATAATATTACAGAAAGTCGATTCAAAGATGTTCTGGATCGTATGAGCAAAATCCCTCACAGTTTTATGTTGATGGAATTTGGTATAGATGAAATTTATAATTTCCCGGTCGGCAGCGACATCCCCAAGAAAATGTGGGATAAGCTAAGAATTAGTGGTAATTATATTATGAAATATTTAGTAGAGGCCCAACTTAATCATAATATTCACATACTTTTTTGCGGAGATGCAGAAACAGCAGAGCGTACAGCAGTAGGTATTATGAAAAGAATTTACGAGAAATATGGAAAACAAACAGAAAACAATAACAACGTTTGATGATGCTTGGCTAGGTCTAGGTGATCTTAGTCAAATAGTTATCGACCACAACCCTATGATTGGTCGAAACAAGGAAGATATAGAAAATCCAGACCTACATCTATTGAGACTGTTGAGAGATCCCAAATACTTCGGATCTACTGCTAAACTATTATTCAATATAGAACTTCACCCTATACAGATAGCTATCTTGCAAGAATTTTGGCTAAGACCATTTCCTATGTTCATTGCATCTCGTGGTTTTGGTAAGTCGTTCTTAATGGCTATGTATTGTACATTAAAATGTATTTTGGTACCCGGAACAAAGATTGTTGTAGTAGGTGCTGCTTTTAGACAGAGCAAAATTATTTTCGAATATATGGAAACGCTATGGAGAAATAGCCCTATCCTAAGAAGTGTTTTTAATGGTAATGATGATGGTCCACGACGTGACGTAGATAGATGTACTATGAGGCTTGGCGAAAGTTGGACAATCGCTGTTCCTATGGGCGATGGTAGTAAAATTAGAGGCTTAAGAGCGCATATTATTATTGCTGACGAATTTGCCTCTATTTCTCCTGATATTTATGAGACGGTAGTTTCAGGTTTCGCTGCCGTATCTGCTAGTCCAATACAAAATGTTAAAGAAGAAGCTAAAAAGAAAGCGATGACAGCAGTAGGATTATGGAATGATGAATTAGAAGCAGTGCAAATTAAAAAGGGTAACCAAGCTATCATAGCCGGTACTGCTGACTATAGTTTTAAGCATTTTGCTACTTATTGGAAAAGATATCAAGCTATCATTAATAGTCAAGGAGATAAGCAAAAGCTGGAAGAAATTTTTAAGGGAGAAGTACCAGATAGTTTTAACTGGAAAGACTATAGTATAGTACGCATACCATATGAAATTATTCCTAAAGGCTTCATGGATGACAAACAAGTTAGTCGTGCCAAAGCTACTATTCATACCGGCATATATAATATGGAATATGCGGCGTGTTTTACAGAAGACAGTGACGGTTTTTTCCGTCGATCACTAATAGAAAGTTGTGTGGTACATGAAAGCAAACCAATTGTGGTTAATGGTACTCCTGTTTTGTTTGATGTTAGTACCAAAGGAAACCCAGACCTTCAATACATTTATGGCATTGACCCAGCTTCTGAAAAGGACAATTTTAGTATCGTAATATTAGAGGTTCATAAAGATCATAGTCGGCTAGTATATTGTTGGACCACTAATCGTAATAATTTTAAAGATCGTCAAAAAACTGGATTAATTAACGAATATGATTTTTACGGTTTCTGCGCTCGTAAGATACGCAACCTAATGAAAGTATTCCCTTGTGCTCGTATTGGATTAGATGCTCAGGGTGGTGGTGTGGCAATTGAAGAAGCATTACACGATCCAGGCAAACTAGAAGATGGTGAATCCTTAATATGGCCGGTTATAGACATTAATAAACCCAAAGAAACCGATGATCAGCAAGGATTACATATATTGGAATTAGTACAGTTTGCAAGGGCTGATTGGACGGCACAAGCTAATCACGGATTAAGAAAAGACCTAGAAGATAAAGTATTACTTTTTCCAAGATTTGATCAAGTCAGTTTGGCTCTTGCTTTAGACAAAGAAGGTAAAGATATTATGTCTGCGGATCTTATGAATCTTTACGACAGTGAAAGCGAATGTATTTTAGAGATTGAAGAGCTAAAGAATGAATTGACCACTATTGTTATGACACAAACTAGTACTGGACCTAACGCTAGAGATAGGTGGGATACCCCAGAAGTTAAGCTGCCTAATGGAAAAAAGGGAAAACTAAGAAAAGATAGATATAGCGCATTAATAATCGCTAATATGTTAGCTAGACAATTAAGTAGAACTTTAGAGCCAACTACTTTTGAGGTTATTGGTAATAATCTAGATATAGTAGAAAAGAAAGAAGGCCAAATGTATAAGGGGCCAAACTGGTTTATTGATGGAGCAAATGCTAACATATATGGTGGAATTTATAGATAATTAGTGTAATATATAATACCTATTACAATACCCATTATAATACCTATTATGCCAAGAAAAAAATATCCTAAAAGCGACAATATTCCAACAGCTCCTAATGTTATGCCTGAAAATGCATATGTAACATGGGATGATAATGATTTGGCCAGTAAACAAAAAGCTTTAGATGAATCCAGCAAGGGTTTAGAAGAATACGGCTTATTCACCAATAAGACTACTGCTGCTACTAGTCGTTTTAGAAACTTTATGAATCTAGACGGTCAGGTTTCTGGTCGCCCAGGATTAACAAAAAACGATTATGATTATTTCCGTCCAGATGAAGCCATACCCACAGAAATCAAAGCCATCTTTGCAATGGCAGATCAAATCTATAATCGTGTAGGCTTAGTAAAAAATGTTATTGATCTTATGGGCGACTTTGCTAGTCAAGGTATTAGGCTTGTTCATCCCAATAAGCGTATAGAAAGATTTTATCGTAATTGGTTTGAGAAAGTTAAGGGAGAAGAAAGAAGCGAAAGATTTTTAAATAATTTATACAGAGTAGGTAATGTTGTTATTCATAAGCAAACAGCTAAGATCAGTGTCAAAGTAGCCGATGAAATGTATAAAGCCAAAGCTTCTTCTGATCTTATCGTTAGTTCTGATGATACTAAAGTAGAAAAAAGAGAAATTCCTTGGAAATATACTTTTATAGATCCTCGTGCGGTGGACATAGTAGGAGCTTCTTTATCTTCTTTTGTCGGGGATAAAAAATATACAATCACTATTCCTGCTAGTCTCAGAAAAATTATTAATGCTCCTCGTAATGATGCTGAAAAAGAAATAATAAATCAACTACCTTTAGCTATTATCGAAGCAGCACAAAGCAAGAAGGGCTATAATTTAGACCCAGAAAAAACATTAGTATTTCACTACAAGAAAGACGATTGGAAAACATGGGCCTTCCCCATGATCTATAGTATTATGGATGATATTTCTATTGTAGAAAAACTAAAACTAGCAGACTTAGCAGCTCTTGATGGCGCCATTAGCAATATTAGAATTTTTAAACTAGGAAGCCTAGAACATAAGATTGCTCCAACACAAGCCGCCGCTAGTAAGCTTAGTCAAATACTACAGGGAAATGTTGGTGGTGGTACAATGGATCTTGTGTGGGGTCCAGATATTGAGCTAATTGAAAGTAAAACATCTGTACATCAGTTCTTAGGCGAAGGCAAATATACTCCGCACTTAAATGCTATTTATGCGGGATTAGGTATTCCACCTACTCTCACCGGCACTTTCGGTGCTGCTGGTACCACAAATAACTTTATTAGTTTAAAGACATTAACTCAAAGACTTCAGTATGGTAGAAAAGTATTGATGTCTTTTTGGAAGCATGAAATTGAACTAGTACAAAAGGCTATGGGTTTTAGGTTTCCAGCAAAGATAGAGTTTGACAGAATGGATCTTAGTAATGAAGATGCCGAAAAGGCGTTATTAGTACAACTAGCTGATCGTAATCTTGTTAGCGATGAAATGCTACAAAGAGTCTTTGGTTTTGATCCAGATACAGAAAAGAGTAGACTTAACAGAGAATATAAGGCTAGAACTAATGAAACAATGGTCCCTAAAGCTGGTCCTTGGCATAATCCTCAGCTTGAAGATAATCTTAAAAAGATTGCTTTACAAACTGGCATAGTAACACCAAGTCAGGTTGGATTAGAACTTGATAGAAAAAAACCCAGCGAACAAAGCGCTATGGATATGAAGTCTCCTTCATCTTCTGGTCCTCAAGCGCCTACTAGTCCGTCCGGACAACCACAACAAGGCCGACCCAAAAACAGCAACGATACAAAAAAAAGAAAGACCAAACAGTTCAGCCCACAAACAGGCGCGTCTTTACATCTATGGGCCATAGAAGCTCAAGACAAAATTGCGGAACTTATGAATCCTCATCTTCTAGCTTTTTATGACAAAAAAAATATGAGGAGCTTATCTAACGCAGAATATGAAGAAGCAGAAGCAACAAAAACGAAAATCTTCTTGTCACTGTCTCCGATGGAAACAATTACCGAAGAATTAGTTTTGTCAAAACTCAATACTATTAATAGTATTGATATTAATGCGAAAAATAAAAACTATAATAAACTATTAAAAGGCATAAGTAACGAAATTAATAGAGAACCAACAACCGAAGAACTTAAGTATACCAAAGCGTATTTTTATCAAACGGTGTATTCTGAGCAATAGACCACAATAATTGAGGTAAATAATGCATATTTTTAAAGATGAACAAGAAGCAGGACTATCAGAAGCCTTATCTGCAAAATCCTCTATTGTATATGCTTCGCTGGCCGAAAAAGTAGAGCCTGCCGAAATCGCACATAAAAAACTTAAATCTGACAAGGCTTTAGCTGGAATAGAAGATACAGACCTATACTATACACAGTCCATTTTGGTAACAACATCATGGAATAAAAATGACGATATTTTTGATGCTAAAGAGGTTTGGCTGGCTAGAGAAACCCCAACCCACAAACCCACCAATCTTGAACATAACGAAAGCATTATAGTAGGCCATATAACTTCTAATTGGCCAATAGACGATGAAGGAAACCCAATTGAAACTAACACTGCAACACAAGATTTACCAGAAAAATTTCATATTTTAACAGGCTCGGTTATCTATAAGGGATTTACGGATCCTGAACTCCACGAAAGAGCCACACAACTTATCGAAGAAATTGAAGCTGGCGAAAAATATGTTAGTATGGAATGTTTTTTTAAGGGATTTGATTATGGACTCTTAAATAAAAGCACTGGTAAGTATCATATTTTAGCAAGAAATGAAGATACAGCATTTTTAACAAAACACTTAAGAGCTTATGGTGGAATAGGAGAACATGAAAATTATAAGGTTGGTAGAGTATTAAGAGAAATAACATTTTCTGGCAAGGGGTTTGTTAATAGGCCAGCCAATCCAGAAAGCATTATATTTACTAAAGACAATCTTAAATTATCAAAAGAGATAGCATCCACAAAAAAAATAAACGAAAAAAATGACGATTCTTCGCAAGAAGGTGTATTTTCAAATCAAGCCAATTTAAAGGAGACAATTATGAGTGTTGAATCTGAAATAACTCAAGCAGAAGAAGTAACCACTGTCACCGAAACAGAGGTTGTTGATACTGTTGAGTCTACAGAAGTTGTGGCCACAGACACTGTCATTGACACAGAGACAGTTGAAAAAGAAGAAGCTGCCAAGAAAATGGTAGAAGAAATGACCAAAAAAGAAGAAGAAATGAAAAAGATGAAGGCCGCACTAGAAGCCGCTCAAGCAGAATTAGAAGTCGCCAATGAAGCTTTAGCAGCCTATAAAAATAAAGAAGCAGAAATGCTCAAGAAAGAAAAGAAGGCCAAAAGAATGGCTGCTCTTATGAACAGTGGCGTTAGCGAAGAACTAGCTAGTGCAACAGTTGATAAGTTCGAATCTTTAGAAGATGAAGCTTTTGACAGTATCGCATCTTTAGTAGCGGCTAGTAAAACAGCAACTACAACAGAAGAAACAACTAAGGCCGAAGAAACAGAAGTCAAGACTGACGATGTTTCGCTTGCTTTAGAAAACGTTGAAGTAGAGCAGGTTCCAGACCTTGCTGTTGGCGGCGAGACAGAATCAGAAGCTCAAAGTACTAGAGCAGCATTAGTTGACTTTGTTTGTATTAGACTAGGTAAAAAACTTAATAAGGGAGAGTAAACATGGCTTTAAAATCAGATCGCGTTGAAGCTTACACAGATATTTCATTTTTCTGCAACGACTCGTCAGCAGAGCGTGGCGTTATCGCCGTACACAGTACAGGTGGTAGCGGCGTGGCTATGGACGATTCACTTGCCGTAGTAACAACAGTAGTTGCAGCACCATCTGGCACAAGACCAGCCGGTTTGCTACTCAATGATGTTGTAAGTCTTGATCTTACAAGACAACACATCAACTGGCATCGTGATGAAGTTCAAACAGGTAGTAAAGTAACACTATTACGTCAGGGTCAAGTAACAACAAACATGGTTGTTTCTGGCGTAACACCAACAGTGGGCCAAGATGCTTACTATGGTGTTAACGGTAAACTAACCAACGTTAGCACAGTAGGTGCAGCATCTGCTGGCGTTAAGGTAGGTCGTTTCCTAAGTGTGAAAGATGCTGACGGTTACGTAAAAGTAGACATTAATATAACTTGATAAGGGAGAAAAACATGGCTAATAGAAAATTTGAAGCAACACCAGAACTCACAAATTTACTTGTAAAGTCTGGTTCATTACATAAAGAAGAGGCTCTTGCCGCAAACCACGAGTTTGCCAAGGCCCTAGAACTACCCCTTCGTCAGGGTGTTCTAAGTGGTAATATTCTAGATGACATTTTCGAGCCAATTCAACTTGCTCAAAGTGCCACTCCAGAATTTCCACTAGACTTCCTTGCTCCTGGTTCGGAGAAGGATTTCGTGGCTTATACCATCCCAAATCATGGTTATATTCCACAAAAGCACGTTGAAGGCGATTATGTCATGGTTCCAACCTATGATATTGGCGCCAGCATCGACTATCTTCTAAAGTATGCCCGTGACGCCCGCTGGGACGTTGTTGGTCGTGCTATGGAAGTTCTCGAAGCACAGTTTGTCAAGAAGATGAACGATGATGGTTGGCATACTCTTCTTGCTGCTGGTGTAGACCGTAACATCGTGGTATATGATACCGACGCTAACGACGGCCTATTCAGCAAGAGACTAGTAAGTCTTATGAAGACTGTGATGCGCAGAAACGGTGGTGGTAACTCAGCTAGTAACAATCGTGGTATGTTAACAGACCTCTATGTTTCTCCAGAGGCTATGGAAGACATCCGCAATTGGGGTCTAGATCAGATCGACGAAGTTACTCGTCGTGAAATCTACACTGCTGCTGATGGCACTCTCAACCGTGTTTTCGGTATCAATCTCCATGATCGTGATGAGCTTGGTGAAGGTCAGCAATATCAACTCTTCTACGAAAACGTTCTCGGTGGAACTCTCCCCGGCGACGAAACTTTCCAGAAGACTGAGCTTGTTGTTGGTCTTGATCTTCGCAAGAGAGATAGCTTTATTATGCCAGTTCGTCAAGAAGTTCAAATCTTCGAAGATGATACTCTTCACCGTCAGAAGAGAGCCGGTTTCTACGGCTGGGCAGAGCAAGGCTTTGCTGTTCTTGACAATCGTAGAGTGCTCCTCGGCGCCCTATAATTGCTCATATCAAACCTTAATAAAAGAAGGCTGGCCGAAAGGCTGGCCTTTTTTTTTAGGTGTATATTATAAGGTAACATCAATTAAAAAATACTGAGGAGTATACATGGCAGCCTCAAGATACGATTTTTCTATCGAACAAGGGTCTTCTTTTGCCTTATCTATTGTTTATAAGGACGGGAATGGTAATATTATAGATTTGACAGGATATTGTGCTAGACTAATGTGGAAAACTAATAATGGAACAATTAAAGTATTTAGTTCTTTAGATACTAACTATAGCGAATATTGGTTGAATATAGATGCAGTTCTTGGGAAAATAGTTTTCATGCTTCCCTCTGATATTACTAATTCTCTTGGTTTTAAAATGGCTAAATATGATTTAGAGCTACAAAGTGGCACCGACCTATATGTTGGGGGTGGTAAACAAACAGATAGAATTCTATATGGTTTAATATCGGTAGTTGAAAGATTTAGTCAATCACCATCACAACTAGACTGTGCTTCATGAGTATTTTTGAAGTTCAAATACTGCAACCGTCTGGAGCCGTTTTAGAAGTAGAGACAGTATCAGGCTCTAACACTTCTAGGCTAGAAATTCTTCAAGAGAATAATACAAAAAATATAGAGATTCTCCAAGAAGATGTTACAAATATAGAAATTATACAAGAGGGAATAAATAATCTAGAGATTGTTCAGGGCGTCACAGCTATTCTGCCGCCTGACTTTACTTCTTTAATAGATCAAGAAATTGTAGATTTTATTAAAGCAGGATCCGGAATAATATTATCTGCTTCATCTAGCGGACTAGAAATTTCTACTTCTATAGTTGGTGGTAGTGGTGGCGTTCAGCTTAGTCCTGAGCAAATTGATGATCGTGTTAGTAATTTATTAAAAGCTGGTCAATATATTACTTTAACTTATAATGATGCTCAAGATCAGCTTGTTGTTGGGGTGACTGGATTACAACCTTCGGGCAATTATAGTATCAGTGGTCATGCTCATACCACATCAGACATTAGCGGTTTTACTAACGGCGTTTTAAATTCTGTTAGTGGAATTTACGCTCCTTTAAATAGTCCTAGTTTTAGTGGCGCTCCAACGGCCCCAACGGCCCCTAGTGGATCTAACTCTACTCAGATTGCCAATACGTCTTTTGTGAAGACTGAAATAAATAGTCTAATTAATGGGGCTCCGTCGGGACTAAACACCCTTCAAGAATTAGCTTCTGCAATAAATAATGACGTTAATTTTTTTAGCACAGTGTCTAGCGGCTTAGCTCAAAAGGCCAATTTATCCGGAGCATCTTTTGCTGGTCCGGTTGCGGCACCATCCGGCAACTTTAGTATTTTACAACAGAGTGGAATTGCTGTTAGCGTATCCGGACATAAACACACTTATACTGATATTACTAATTTTGCAAGCGGTATCGAACAAGAAGTGAGTACATTATTAGTAGCTGGCAATTATATTAGTATTAATTACGATAGTCTAAATGACACCTTAACCGTTAGTGCTACTGGCGTTCAGCCAAGCGGTAATTATAGCTTGGTGGGTCATACTCATACATCATCAAATATAACGGATTTTAACAGTAGCGTTAGCGGATTATTACCCGTTAAGAATGTTATTGGTAGCGGATATATTGGAGTATCTGGTTCAAATGGTAATTACACAGTATTTGCAACTGGATTACAGCCTAGTGGAAATTATGCTAACTCTATTCATTCTCATGCCATCGGAGACGTTACAGGACTACAAACGGCGTTAGACAATAAAGTCCCGACAAACCATACCCACGATGATCGTTATTATACTGAGAGCGAAGTAGATAATTTATTATCCCTTAAACAATCTAGTGGTAACTATTCAATAGTTGGACACTCTCATACATCATCAGATATAACTAACTTTAATACTTCCGTTAGTGGTCTTCTTCCGGTAACAAATATTACTGGCGGAACAAATATCAGCGTTGTTCCCAGCGGAACCAATTTTACAGTTAGTGTAAGTGGACAACTTGGGTTGACGGCGGAAGAAGTAGACGACAGAGTTAGTAATCTACTAGTTGGTGGGAGTGGGATTAGTTTAAATTATGATGATAATGCAAATACTTTAACCATTAATAATACTAGTATTAGTCCAGACGAAATAGAAGAATATGCGACCACAAGTAATTTCCCAGCGAGTGGCAATGCCAACATTCTTTACGTAGCTACTAATACGGGTCAATTATTTAAGTGGGATGGTTCTGTCTACTATGAGGCTGGACCACAAGGAGCAAGCACAGGAACACACGGAACACAACACGACAGCGACGGAATTGACCCTATTCCTCTTACAGAATATAATGTTCCTCAGTTTACAGCTAATACAAACAATTTAAATCACTTAAATAAAGATATACTATATATTACTGCTGATGCTAATAATAGGGAATTAACGGGCCTTTTAGCTCCAACTTTTTGTTGTGTAAAATTATTAGTAAATATTAGTAGTACAAATACTATAATTATAGATAATCAGTCCACTAATTCTGATCCGGCGAATAGATTTTTAATTTATACTGGAGCAGACTATTATTTATTGCCGGGACAGAGTTTGTCGGTATTATATAGTACAGAAGCTATGAGATGGAGAGTGTTGTGAGTTTAGCTAAATTAGTATTACCGGCACAAATACGAAGAAGGTATGATCCTGACGCGGCGGCGTATATAGCTAATGTTGAGGCCGCAGACGGCCAGAGTCTAGAGCAAGGAATCAAGGATGCTATTACGGGTTTTGTTATTGATTGTAAAACCACTGGTATTTGGAATTCTATAAAAAGCTGCTGTTTGTTGTGTGGGGCCAGAACAATAGCCGGGGCCACAGTGCCACTAAAAGGAAATGCCCCAATATTGACAAGTTTTGTTGGAAATTACAGTAGAGAAAATGGATTAGTAAGAACGGGCGGATTTTTTAGTATTAATAGAAATAATAATGCTGATCCTCAAAATAGTAAACATGTTGCAGTATATCCGACCAGCATAGACTATGGAAGCTCGGATAGTAATTTTAGAGCAATAATAGGATCAACAACAAGCAGCGGTTCTACATTTATTACAGTAAATAGCTTAGGTCTTGTCGCTAGAGCAAATACTTCTACTAATTTAGTTAATAATCAGCCAGTGTTCGCAAATAGTTTAATTGGCATATCCATATTCAACGATAGTCAAAGCCAACTATTATATAATAATAACTTATCAATATTAAATATATCAACAACAACACCAGTAAATAATGACTTATTATTATTCACTGGGGCTGGAGTTGCACCTTCTGCTGGTAGAGTAGTTTTTTATAGTGTTGGAGAAAGTTTAAATTTACAAATATTAAATAATCTAATTAAAATACTAAGACAAAAAATACTACGCACTTTATCAACATATAGCGTGATAGACAATGATGCTCTAAATTATATAAAAAGAGTAGAAACTGCTGATGATTTTGTTTTAGAAAATAGCGTTAAGCAGGCTATAGATAATTTTATCTTAGGATTAAAAAACGACAACACTTGGTCAGCTATAAAAGCTTCGTGCATTATGTGTGGAGCTAGAACCATAAACGGAGCTTTAGTTCCTCTGGTCGGATTGCCTCCTATTAATTTCAATTTTACTCATGACAATAGCTATATTCGCTCTCTAGGATTAATTGGAATAAATAACGGTTTTAGGTTTTTAGATTCACGTAGAAGAAACGATGAAGACCCCCAAAACAATAGTCACCGTGCAGTTTACAAGCCTGTAGCCTCAAATTACTTAAATGTTTTTATTGGTACAACAAATACCAATGGACATGACTTTATTGGTGCTAGGGGTCAATTGTCTGGCGCTCTCATGGTAGCATCTAGACTAGCTGTAACTGCTGCTAATGATACGCCGTGGGGTTTTAATACAGGCGCAGGCTTAATAGGAATAGCTAGAAACAACAATCTTAATTATGAGGTGATAGGTGCAGGATTGACAACAACTATCAGCGCAACATCTTTAACTCCTAGTGCTGGAAATATAGCTATTTTTGCTAGACCCGGAGGAGGAGTTAATTCCAACACAGATGCTAGATTATCTTTCTATAGCATTGGTGAGTATCTAAACTTGTCAACGCTAAATAGTAGAGTAGCTACATTAATGACAGCACTGTCTAACGCTGGAATATAAGGAGATAATTATGCCACTTAACTTCCCAAACAATCCATCATTAAATCAAACAACCACCATCAACGGGCGTACTTATCAGTGGAATGGCACTGCTTGGAATTTAGTAACATATACTTTGCCAACAGCATCAATCTTAAATCAAGGTAGCGTGCAAGTTGTTGATGGCGGTGGTATTAATGTATCAAACAGCGGACAAATAAGTTCTATAGGTTCACAATTGTATTTATGGGCAAACTTTAGGTAAAATTTTTAAGAAAGGAACTTTCTATGGCAAGTAATCCAGTTTTTGCAGTAACACCACGCATAGGGTTTGGTCAAGTTAGCACAGCGAACACGAACTATGACGGTGTGACCGGAACATATGTTGATATTATAACGGGTGCTAGCACTGGCACAAGAATAGCGGAAATTGTCATACAGGCTACCGCAACAACAACAGCCGGTATGGTGCGTTTATTTATTACTGATGGCACAACTACAAGAATGTTTGACGAAGTTTCCGTTGCCGCCGCCACGGTGAGTGCATCAGTAAAAGGAGCGAGACTAAGTACAACCTACAACAATCTTATTCTTCCAAATCAAAATTGGAGAATACGAGCTAGTACCCATAACGCCGTTGCTATAAACGTATTTGCTTTGGGGGCAGATTTGTGAATAATGGTATTTTTGTACAAGATTCATATGATGGTAAAGTCTCTTTTGATTCTCAATCAATAAAGGGGTTGTTAGGTAATCCAACTCTTGTTCCGTTGCCGTATAGTTGCTCTTTTAATCGTTGGGATCCAAATAAGCTAGTCTATGTTATAGACACAAGACTGCAAAGTTCTACAACTATAACATTTAGTACTAGTAGTTTAATATATACTATTGATTGGGGTGATGGATATATAGAAAGTATTCGTGTAGCATCTCCATATTTTATTATACGGCACACTTATGCGACTCATGGCTCGTATATCATTCAAACAGATAACATAAATAATCCAGTTATAGGTGAAGCCTCTTTAATAGGAATATTATCTTTTGGAACATTTCCTTCTAATGTAAACCTCATATATAATGGAGGAGGTGCTGGATCTTTTGCTAACTCTTCAAATTTATTGTTTGTTCCATCTAATCTTCCGCTTCATAATTCGCTTGATTTAGGTACAGCATTAAATAACGCTTTTAAACTCAATGATCAAAATATTTCTTTGTGGGACACTAGCAAAGTCACCACAATGAGATTTTTATTTCAAAATAATAGATTTTTAAATCAGCCTCTAAATTCTTGGAATACATCTAATGTAACATCTATGCAAGGAATGTTTGGCGGAGCTTTATCGTTTAATCAAGATTTGAGCAATTGGAATGTTCGCAAGGTAACGCTTTTTGATAGTATGTTTGTGGGAGCAACTAATTTTAATGGTAGCCTTAGCGGGTGGGCGTTGGGTGCAGATACCGCTGGAGCAAGTTGCTCATCGATGTTCTCAAGCTGTATAAATTTTAATCAAGATTTAAATTCTTGGAATGTTAGTAAAGTTACTAATTTTAATGGTATGTTTAATGGCGCTAGTTCTTTTAATCAAAACCTTAACTCTTGGAACACTATTTCTGCAACTACTATGGATAGTATGTTTGTTAACGCTGTTGCTTTTAATGGAGATGTTGGAAATTTTAATACTTCTAATGTTACTAGTTTTGGCAATATGTTCAATACTGCTACCTCTTTCAATAAACCAATTAGTAATTGGAATGTTGGCAATGTTACCATTACAGCAAATATGTTTTTGAATGCTACTAACTTTAATCAGTCGCTAGACAACTGGAATGTAAGGAAATGTACTAATATGTCTAGCATGTTTAATAATGCTCGTAATTTTAATAGTAGTTTAAATAACTGGTCTCCCGGACTTGACTCAACAGGAGTTAATTGTAATGGCATGTTTAGATCTGCTAGATCATTTAATCAAAATCTTACTAGTTGGAATATGAGTAAAGTAAACAATATATCTGAAATGTTTTTATGCGATGGAATACCCGGAGGAAATGTGCCTAGTGCATTTCAAGGAGATATTAGTAATTGGAATTTGGCTGGATTAAATGCTAGTACATCATTAGATAATTTTATGAACGGAAAAAACTTAACAGACAGGTATTCAACAGCAAACTATGACGCTTTGCTTATCGGTTGGAACAACAATAAATTGATTGGAGCTAATGGTGTAGCTAATTGGCGTACAGATTTGCGCCCCAATTTTGGTGGGGCAAGATATACAGCGGGCGGTGCAGCGGCAACGGCTAGAGCAGCCCTAGTAAGTTACGGATGGACAATAACAGATGGAGGAGTAGCATGAGTAGCGAAATACGAGCGGGAGATAATAGAACATACTGGATTATTAGTAATGGTAATAGTTATGTGGACGGCGTGACCGATCCTAATCTTGTTACAACTGTTGGTAATGGTTGGCATATTTATTGGATAGGAAGCGATTATAGTGAGTATTTAACGTCATGTAATAATTGCAATATAATGCCAAGAAATACTGATCCTAATACTCCTTCGATTTCTAATAATTATCCGAAGGTTAGCGCCAGACAGATAAGATTGTGGCTAATTCAAAATGGTATTAGTTTAAAGACCGTTTATGATGCTATCGATACTATTGAAGATCCAACTTTGAGAGATAGTGTAGCTGTAGAGTGGGAATATGCTCCATATATTGAGCGTAGTCATCACATGTTGGTTTCTTTGGCGGGAATTTTAGGTTTGACAGAAACTGATATAGACAGAGCTTTTAAAGAAGCTATTAGTCTATAAGGTGTATTTTATATAGTAAATATCTGACTTACAACAAAAGGGTCAAAAATGAGCTGGCAAACCGAATTAACTATTATAGTACGCACATTAATTAATGATTTAAATGAACCATATGAATTTTCAGATGCTAGAATACAGCAAATATTAACTGTAGCTGGCAAATATGTTCAATTTGACGTTAACTTAGAACATCCATATACTATTGATGTTGTTAATAATAATATTAGTCCTGATCCCACAGTAGATAATGATAGTATTTTTACTAGTTTAGTTTGTTTAAAGGCTGCATGTATTATTGACCAAGGCACATTCAGAACAAAGGCGGCCCTAGAAGGCATTAGAACAGCACTAGGTTCAGCGTCATTGAGTTTTGGTGGTTCGTTAGCTGGATGGCAATCTATTATAGATCATGGGGCCTGTGGCCTATACGAAGAACTAACAAGCCATTGGGATGTTAGAAATGCTACGGCGTTTGCTGCTGTACTTAGTCCTTTCGTTAGTAATAAGTTTGATCCAAGATATCTTAATGTTGGACCATTCAGAAATGTTGGCAATAATGACTTTTATTCGTAAGGATAATCCATGACATATCCCAATTTTCCTAATTTGCAGCAGATATATAATAATCAAATGGATTTATTGTTTGCTAGTACTGGATTAACCACAGAATGTCAACTAAATTTTGGCATAACAAAAAAAGATATGTGTCCAAACTGTTTATATGATCCAGCCTTAAAAAAGTCTGCGAATAAATATAAAACTGGTGGGCCAATAGCTTTTTCTTTAGGTCAGCTTTGTCCATATTGTAATGGTCTGGGATATTATGGAGAAGAAACTACAGAAAATATTTTTATGGCTATTATTGCTGATCATAAAAAATGGATTAATCCACCCATTAATTTAGCCATTAGTGATAATGTTGTTCAGTCTATGTGTTCTAGAATTTATTTAGCAAGCATCAAAAGATGTAAAGATATGACAGTATTGTATAGTGCAACCAATACAAATCCAACATATACTCTATTCACAGATCCTACGCCTGCTGGACTTGGTGATAATAATTACATTATTTGTTTATGGAAAAATGTATGAACTTATCTTTAAAAATTTTAGAAACTAATCAAATTATTCAAAAGGAAATTCTTCAAGCTCTACTACCACAAGTAGATATCTATATGACTAGGATTATGGGTAATCTTAAAGAAAAACTACCTCCTATTGTGTCCAAAGCTATTACCAACAGACCAGAATATATGAGCTTAGTTAGCGGTAGATTAAGACTAGAATTAGGAATACCGGACGCTTCTACCAAAGTATCACAACTAATACAAATATGGATCTCTAATATTCAATACACATACAAAAAACCACAAATTAGTGGTGGCGCTATTAAAAGCTCTTTTTCTGCATCTCTAATCAAGAACGATTTTTCAGATGTAACTAATACTGAAGCAGGATCTGTGCAGGACAATATAAGAGGTTATAGTTTGCCTTGGTTAGAATGGTTGTTATTAGATGGCAATCGCACTATTGTTCCTAATCAGTCTGTAGTTATCGGACCCAATAACAGTTCTCGTACTGGAATGGCTATTATGAGAGAATCTCCGGGAGGATGGAAAGTTCCAGCAGAATTTACAGGAACTATCAACGACAACTGGATCACACGAGCGATAGAAGATGCTGCCCCAGACATTAACAATTTATTAAACAGGATTATGAAATCATGAGCTGCGAACACAACACCACCTTCAAAGGCATCAACAGTATATCTGATGATCTATTACTAAATATAGTAGAATCAAACTTTAAAACTTTCTTCGATTGGGCATTTCTGCATATAGGGGCGTGGTTTGATGCCTCTGCCGCTAATAGCGGAACAATTTACGCCAATAGACCTCCTGCACAACTATTAGCTGTAGACGATATGTCTTATACAGACGGTAGGGTTTGGCAAGGGGTTAGAAAAGATTGGGTGTGGGAATATGAGTCTGTTTTTAATAGTGGGTCTCCTATTCAAATTAGTGGTGTTTATGTCAACAACAACTATGTGCCGTATGCTAGTGGTGGCTTTGTTGTGAACTATCCAGAAGGTAAAATTATTTTTGATAATCCGATATCAACTAATAGTTCGGTCAAAATCAACCATAGTTATAGATATGTGCAAGTTTATAGAGCAAGCGATAGTCCTTGGTTCAATGTTTTACAGTATCCGACATTCAATAATTCTTTGCCAGATATTCAGCAAATTTCGACGGGAGAGTGGTCAATAGGCTCACAACATAGAGTTCAATTGCCATGCATTATTATAGATCCAGTACCCAGATCACGATCAAGACCTTATGAAATAGGCAATACAAGCTTATGGCTAGAACAAGATATTGCTTTTTATGTTTTAGCCGAAAGTAAAAATGAAAGAAATAAACTTCTTGATATTATTCGTTTACAACAAGATCTAACTATTCAGCTTTACAATACTAATAGCTTAACTCAAAACGATCAATATCCTCTAGATTATAATGGCGATTTAAAAAATAATCCATTAATGTATCCAGATATGATTGATCAATATCCTTGGAGAAAGTGTTTTATTAAGAATATTAGCCTATTTGAGATCGATTCTACAACTCCAGGTTTACACCAAGGCATGGCAAGGGCTACCGTGGAAATAATTTCTGGTTGATTCGGAACCTTTAGTGTATCATAAAATAAGATTAATATAGCAAAATACCATCATATAATTAGTTATCACTAAACTACATTTCAATTAAGTGGAGATAAATTATGGCCAATAATCGTATCTATTATGCAATTCAACAGGTTAAACTAGGCCCCGCAGCAGGCGTCATGGCTCCCATAAACGGCTTACAAACTGTTGGCATGACAACAAACTTTAATCTAGAGCAAGTGTTTGAAATGGGTCAGTTGGCTATCTATCAAAACATCGAAAACGTACCAGATGTGGAAGTCACACTTAATAAGGTTCTTGATGGTTATCCACTAGTATATGTTTTAGCTACTGAAGAAGGCTCTAGTGTCGCTACTGGTCTTACCGCAGTGAATCCAACAATTGCTGGTCGCCAAAATGCTCGTTGCGATATGAGACTATCTATTTTCAACGACACCAATGTGAGTTCTAGTGGTAATTCTATTGCTAATGTTACATGTTCTGGTATGTATGTGAGTAGTGTAAGTTATACGTTTCCAGTTGATGGAAATTTTACAGAAGACGTAACACTAGTAGGAAACAATAAGGTTTGGGGTGGTGTAGTAACTGGTTCTTTTGCCGGAAATAATGATGAGCCATTATCTGCAACCGGTGTTGGTCGCAGACAATATCTAAGTATGGCTAATTGCAGATTTCCTACTCAAATCCCAGGCATCTCAGGAGACGGCACCAACGCATTATTAGGTAATGGCAGTGGTTACGCAGCACACTTCCAGAATATCTCAGTAAGTTGCGATTTTGGTCGTGAAGCCATTAGCGAACTAGGCACATTTGCTCCGTATCATCGCTATGTAACATTTCCTGTTGAAGTTACTAGTGAGTTTGAATTAGTTGCTGTTTCTGGAGATATGATTAATGCCACAGAAAGTGGATATTATAGAGGCTTAACTGGTACAACGGTCGCTACACCAAGCGATACAGGCTGTGTTGCTCGTCATAATCTATTAGATCAAACAATCTTCTTAGAAACATGCGAAGGCACCAGAATTTATCTTGGCACCAAGAATAAACTAACTAGTGTTAACTACACAGGTGGTGATACTGGTGGTGGTAACGTGAATGTCACATATAGCTATAGTACATTTAATGACTTTGTTGTGGCTCACTCTGGTGGTGATTTTTATAGTCAATTAGCCGGTAGTACATATACTCCATAATTGACTTAAACAAAAGACTCTGGAATTTTGTAGATAAGGACTATGGATCAAACAACAGTAGGAATATATCTATCCAGAATTTTATCTGGGTACTATATCTTTTTTTATCGTGGACAAAAATATAAACTCATATATCCTAATATGGATATAAAGTATGAGGCAGATATTTACGCCCAAGAGGAATATGAAAATAATAAGTTTAATGATTGGATTTCTGATGATATGATTGTGGATAGTTTGGTTAGTATAGGAATGTGGTCATATAATGGCGATGATAATATAAAAAATATTGAGAAGCAGATAGAGGATCTTAAGGTAGATTTATATCAAAACTTTTTAAATCCACCAAAACTTAAATCTGTTCGTCGCACCCTAAACAATACAAAGAACACATATGATAAGCTTTATCAGATTAGACATTCTTTAGACTCATGTACAGTTAAAGGTTATTGTAATGTTCTTAAAAATCAATATTTATTAATGCACAGTATATATGACAATAGCAATAATTTAGTATTTAATTCTAAAGATGCCGATTTTCAATTACTCAACTCTTTAGCGTCTATTATTGCAGAAAATACTATAGACCTTAAAACATTTCGCAGCATCGCTAGAGATGACGTATGGAAAAATTACTGGTCCGCTAATAATAATTATGTTTTTGATCAACCAACTATTAATTGGACAGACGAGCAAAAAACTTTAGTTGTATTAACTAAAATGTATGATAATGCATATCAACACCCAGAATGTCCAGAAGAAAAAGTAATTAATGATGACGATATGTTTGATGGTTGGATGATTTTACAGCGCAGAGAACACGAAAAAAATAAGAATAAAAATAGAACAGAGAAACTTTTAGAGGGTAAAAAATTAGGAAAAGCGGGTGAGATATTTATAATGGCTAATTCCCAAGAAGAAGCACAAAACATATATGACTTGAACGATATAACATCAAGACATATTATAAAAGAAAGACATTCTACTATTATTGGTACTAATAATGATGTTAGTGATTCACAGTTGCCAGATGTTAAGCGAAATATGGTAGTACAAAGTAATCAACAATTCAAAGATACTAGGAAATAACTTATGGACAATATGCATAAAACAATTTTAACTAAAAGATTTCAAACCACAATGATTGGTGCGTTATTCGAATTTGAAAAAGTGTTTGGTTATTTATGGGGTCAAGACAAGCACGAGGATGAATTGACTAATAAAGAATTGGATTTTTTGGACAGATGGGATAGTGTCAGGAATCAAATTTTGAATAATGGTAATAGTCAGCTTCGTAAGGCTATTGCTGATCTAGATAAAGTAAATGGACAAATCAAATATAACTACCGTTTTTACCAAAAGAAAGAGGAATCAAATGAAGACCCAAAACTTTAAGATTATCAATAAAGAAGGCAAGGAAGTAGAACTTTTAGTCAGGTCTCCTTCTGCTGAAGATCAGAAGCAGGCTACTAAAGTTTATAATCAAGCTTTTAGTGACGCTATTAAGTCTAAGGCTATAGTCAGAGCTAAATTAGATGATGTATTAACAGAACAGGGACTATGGGACGGCAACAAACAGGTCAAGTTTTTAGAATATCAAACAACTATTCTTGAGGGTGAGAGACAACTCGCTAAGGGCGGTATTTCCATCAATCAAGCTAGAGATATTGCCCTAAATATGAAAAAGGCAAGAGAAGATCTAAAAGAGCTAATTTCTGTTAAGACTAATTTAGACATACATACTGCCGAAGGACAGGCCGATAATGCTCGCTTTAATTATTTAGTTTCAGCTTGTACGGTGTATAGTGATACTAAAGAGCAATATTTTAAAGGTTATGATGATTATCTAAATAGATCAGGAGAAGTAGCAGCCCTACTTTCTGCTCAACATTTGGCCGCAATGATATATGGTTTGGACAATGATTATGAAGATAAGTTACCAGAAAACAAGTTTTTAAAGAAATACAAGTTTGTTGATACTAAACTTAGACTCATAAACAAAGAAGGTAAGCTAGTAGATAGTGATGGTAGACTGATTGACGAAAGTGGTCGATTTATCAACGATAAGGGTGAGTTTGTTGATAAAGACGGTAATGTCGTTGATCAAGAGGGTGACTATGTAGTAGACTTTAAACCATTTTTAGATGATAATGGACAACCAGTACTTGTGGAAGAAAAAAAGGATGAAACCATCAACACAACTAGCGAGATTACAGAAGAAAAACAAACTAGTTAGTAGTCCTAAATTTTATACATCATTTGAATATATCCCCAAAGAATTAACTTCTTTTGGGGATATTTTTTATAGAAGAGCTTAAACATGGCACAAGGCTTTAACTTAACAGCAGAAATTAATCTAAGAGGGCCAAGTAATATCAGGACTGTAGTGGCTGATATTAGAAGACAGCTAGGTAGTATAGATGTTAACATTAATCCTAGGTTGGATCAAAATGCAGCTCGTAATATTACCAGTCTTAATAATAGCCTAACCAGACTCAATTCCACGCTATCAGCCACCAGAACTTCTGCCACAGACGCAGCCAGAGCTATTAGAGATCTAACACAAGCTGCCAATGGTCTAGGCAATAGATCTATTCAGCAAAATATCAATAACGCTGCTGCCGCATGTCAAAATCTTGGTAGGTCAGCGGGAGGTGCCGGTGGAGACATAGGTGGCGCCTCTACTAGAATAGAAGAGTTTGGTAGACAGTCAGCTTTAGCCGTTAGACGTTTTGCTGCATTCAGCTTAGTAACGGGCACGATATATGCTTTAACAGGAGCTATCAGTAGGGGTATAGATGCTTTTATTGATTTCGATAAAGAGTTTGTTAGATTACAACAGGTTACCGGAGAAAGTGCTAAAGGATTAAAGGGACTAGCCAACGCTATAACTTCTTTATCAACAAGCTTGGGCGTAAACTCAGCAGAACTAACTACCGTAGCTGTGACTCTCGCACAGGCTGGTTTAAGTGCGACAGACACTAAGAGAGCGTTAGATGCATTAGCGAAAAGTTCATTAGCTCCATCGTTCGACGATATTAATGAAACTGTGGAAGGTAGTATTGCTTTAATGAGACAGTTCGGCATTGGAGCTAACGATCTAGAAAAAGCCCTAGGCTCTATTAATGCTGTATCAGCAAAGTTCGCTGTAGAAGCTAGCGATATTATTACTGCTATTCAGCGTACGGGTGGTGTATTTGCCACAGCCAGTAGAGGTGTGAGCGAAGGCACAGATGCTCTTAATGAATTTATTGCAGTTTTTACAAGTGTACGACAAACTACTCGTGAAAGTGCAGAAACTATTGCTACTGGTTTAAGAACAGTATTTACTCGTATTCAAAGAGGTCAAACAATAGATGCTCTTAAAGAATTCGGTATTGAGTTGACAGATCTAGAGGATAAATTCGTAGGACCATTTGAAGCTATCAGAAGACTGAGTGAAGGTCTTAGTACATTAGATCCAAGAGATGTAAGGTTTTCACAGATCGTAGAAGAGCTTGGTGGCTTTAGACAAATCGGCAAGGTTATTCCATTAATTCAGCAGTTCGCCGTTGCCCAACAGGCTTTAAAAACAGCACAAACAGGACAAGACTCTTTGGCGGCCGATGCTGCAACAGCACAATTATCTTTAGCTAATCAAATAGCAAAAGTTAGAGAAGAATTTACGGCACTTATAAGATCAATAGGCGAGAGTGAAAGTTTTAGAAGTTTCGTAAGTCTCGCCTTACAATTAGCTAGCGCTCTTATTCAGGTGGCTGATGCTGCCAAGGGAGTGCTGCCCGCTTTAACTGCTATTGCTGCTATTAGAGGTGCCTCGTTTTTAACTCAGTTCGTCACTGGGTTTGGTGGTGGTATTGGTGGTGGTCGTGGTGGTCGTGGCCCTCGTAGATTTGCTACTGGTGGTTTAGTGCCAGGATCGGGTAATAGAGATACTGTTCCTGCTATGCTCACTCCCGGCGAGTTTGTTATACGTAAAAAAGCCGTAGAACAAATTGGAACAGATAATCTGCTTAATATGAATAAAGGCGGGAGAGTTATCAGTCCTGCTGCGACTGAGTCTAAAATGCCACAGCTTTTTATGGAGCGTGGAGGAGACGTTTCTAATGAAATTAGACAACAGTTAGATACAGGAAGAAAATCACAAGGGTTCTCTGGTCAGACAGCAGCTAAAGGACTAGGGAAAATTACATCCTTAAGTGAGCAAATCGCACTATCTCCAGATCTTAACGACGTTTATGGTGGTGCGTTTTTAAGTCCAGAGGGTAGTGTAAGAGATCTTAAGGGTTCATTAGATAAAAATATAATATCTTCTATTGTTAAAGGAACAGATGCTTATAAAGTTTTATCTAGAGCTAGTGCTCAAACCCCAGAAGGTAAACTTGTATTAGGAGAATTAAAGAATATTGAAAAAGCAGCCCAGGCTAAAGGTGATTTTAGTTTGGTTGCTGAGTCGCTCGCTAAAAGTAAATCAGAAAAAATAGAAAATACTATTTTAGGTAAAGTTTATGATGCTGTTGAAGATGGCTCCAAAGAACTTTCTTCTGCAACAAGGATATCTACAGGAGGAGCATCAGAAGCTACAAGAATTTTAAAACAGTCTAATATAGATAATGTCATTGGTAATATTTATGAAGCTATTATTAGTAATGCTGGCTCTCCATATAACGAAAAGGATAGAGACTCTAGCAACGAAGCTTTCGATTTTCCGTCGGGGTTGGGGTCTGTTGCTTCAAATTTTGGTTCTGGTAGATTAGCTAAAATTATTACAGACGCTAAAACAAGATTTACCTCTGGGAATATATCATCATTTCTTAATAAAGTAAAGAATTTTGAAAGTAAAAAACTATCTAAAGAAGTAGAAGCCATCTTAGATAGACCAGATATTTTATCAGGATTTAGTACGCGAGAGCTAGCAGATAAAAGAGCTTCTAGTGCTAGGTCTGAAGTAAAAAGATTGGTTGATACCAGGATACAAAGAAGAGCATCTGGTGGGTCCATATCTGGCGAAGACACTGTTCCTGCCATGTTAACCCCCGGCGAATTTATAATTAATAAAAAAGCAGCAAAAAGAATTGGTTCATCTAGTTTACATAATCTAAATAGGGCAGATAGAATTGGATACAATAAGGGTGGTGCTGTAGGACATATTCAACATTTTGCTAGTGGCGGTGGAGTACAAAAGTTTTTTGCTGGTGGGGCTGTTGCCGGTGTGAGAATGTTATTCACATCTATGCCTAGAATTATACAAGGTTTTCAAAGACTATCTACTTCTGTTCAAACAAGTTCTAAAGGCTTGACCATGTTTGGTCAAAAGGTTACCAAGCTAGATGTTGGTATACCTCGCACTGGTAGTGGCACAGCTAGAGCCGGCGGGTCTAGTGCTGGCAGAAGAAATTTCGACAATCAAGGAGCCGGTGTTCCGCAAAACAGAGACATTGGCACCGCTGGATTATTGGCTTTGACTGCTGGAGGCGCCGCGGTTGAAGGTTTATCTAGTGGTATTGGTGGCTCAACCGGAGAAGTTATTAGTGCTGTAGGTAACGACGTTTTAAATTATTCTGCTATTGGAGCAACTATAGGATCTATGGTTCCCGTGGTGGGAACGGCAGCAGGAGCGGCAGCAGGAGCATTAGTTGGTTTAACTACAGGCTTATTTAAGTCTACAAAAGCAGTAAATGAATTCAATCTAGAGCTTGCTACAAATAAAAAGAACGCAGCCGCAGACGCATCAGATGCTAGTATTGCAAAGTTTGCTAAAACCGGATCACAATTAGACAAGGGTAATGCTTTATTGGACTTTAGTAAAACGATGAAAGCCGAACAAGAATTGGCTACCCAAAAGGGTGGTCTTAGAAAGATGACCACACAAGAGAACGTACAAGTGCAACAAAGAGGTGCTGAGCAAGCTATAGCTATACTTTCAGCAGAAATGTTGAATACGGGCCAAACGCTGGAACAAGTACAAAAGGCTATGGATCCAGCTTTGTTTGATAGTTTAAGTATAGAAATAGCCGAAGCTCAGTATGATTATATTGAAGCACAAAAAAGAATCAATCAAGAGTTTCAAGACGCAGAAGGAAACGAAGCTAAACAAAGAGATATTAAAAAACAAGGACTAATAGAACTTAAAAAAATTAGAGATAAAAATGTACAACTGCTCTTAGCAACTGCCGACGCAGAAGTTAAAACTAGAGAGAATGCTAAAAAACAAGCTGAAGTTAGAAAAGTAGTTGAATCTTTATTAGATAAATATCGTAAGATATCTGCAAGCCTTGAAAGATTTGGAGATGAGATAGAAGCTATCAAGGAAAGCGCAGCTAACTCAGTTAAAGGTTTTCAGGGACAAGCAGAATTCAATAATGTTGACAGATCTAATGAGAAGACTCTTGGTAATCTTAGTGCATATTCTATGGCAGAGGTTGCAAAGGTTGCCAACCAAGTTGGTAATTTAGCTGGAGGTCAAACAGGACAAGAATTAAGCAATAATATACAGTCAGCAAAAGTAGCTCAAGATATTTTGCCTGGAATTTTACGAAATACTATGGCAAAAGATTCTCAAGGGGTTGTGGATGAGTTAAAAGCGGCTTTTGCTAAGGAAAAGATTCCGTTCCCTGACTTTTTAGCTAAAGATATTACCTCTGTATTAGGAGATGAAAGTGTTAGCCGTCAAGGAAAAAGCTTTAGTGAACTAGCCGACGACCCATCTTTACTTAATAATCTAAGCAAAGCAATGGGCGTCTCATTAGAAACTGCTACCTTATACTTGAAAAAATATAATGATGCCCTACAAGCTGCTCTTACAGAGATTAGTAATAGTTATGCTAAATCTATGGCAGAGGCGGCAGAATGGCAATCTAAAGCATCAGATATTAGAGCCAGATCTCGCATTGAATTAGACCAAGCACTAGGAAAAAATATTAGTTTGGAAAGAATGAATGAGCCATTTGATCAGAGAATCAGAGGATTAACGGGAGATGTGGTTTTCGGAGGCAGCACCAATCCAGCAGAAATTGCGAGAGGTATGAGAGACTCTATAGCTGCAAAACCAGGAGAAGAAAAAAAACTACAAGACTTATTAGCAAAAGACCTAGCTATTGACCCCAACAACGAAGCAGCTAAAAAAGCATCCACAGCAGCTATTGTTAATCAAACGAAAGCTTTGGCTAATCAAAATAATGGTATTAATAATGCTCGTAAAGCACTAGAAGAATTAGCTAATGATAGCAGCGCAGCGGCTAATGCGTTAACAAAAATTCAAGAAGTCCAGAGAGTGTCTCAAGGAGCTACAAACTTTGCTCGCAAAGCACTAACAAGTGATAATGAGCAACTAGCAGAAATGAATGACGCATTAACCGCATATACTAAGATTGTATCTGGACAAGCTACCAAAGACGAACTGAATTCTTTACCTTTTAGACAGCAAGGTTTTGAAGGTATGGATATGATTAAGGATTTAGTTCCAGAAAGCATGGGTAGGCGCATTGAAGCTCAAATGACCAGACAAATGATCGAAGCTATGCCAAATGGACAAGAGCTTCTTAATAAGCCTATGGCTCTTCGTCCAGACGGAGAAAAAATTACTTTAGGTGGAGCGCTAGATAATGCCGCATCTGGTATAGATCCAGTACAACAAAAATATATTGACGCATATACAGAAGCAACATCTAGACAAGCAGAAGCAGCAGATGAACTAGGTAAATCGGCAGTCTCTGTTGCTCAAGTTTTTGAAGGTAAGATGGTAGAGATTCTAAATAGAATTGGACAAACAATGGGCGTAAAAGACGGAGTTCCGGCTATACCACAAGCTGGCGGTGCCGCCGGAGCACCTATTCCTTTTGGCGCCCTCCCAGCAGCAGCACCCAATAATGGTGGACAGGTCGCAAATAATGGTAATGCAGTAGCTAATATACCCGGTTTCGGCCCCATCACAGTAGATGATGCCGCTAAACAATTTGCTCAAAGTATTAGCTCTGGATTTGAGGCATTTGGTACTTATGTACAAGCCCTGTCCGGTATTAAGTTGCCAGAAAAAATTGAACTATCTGGTAATCATGTTGTAGACGTTAGAATCACCGGAGCGGCTGCTTTTGATGCTCTAAAGAAAGATTTTACAAATATGATTTCTGTAGAAGTTAGTAAGGCTATGAATCAGATATGGAATCAAACTGGCGGTGGAATAGGAAGCGCCCCAAAATAGGATAGATAACACATGAATAATATTTCTGTTTATTATTGTAAAGCTAGCGAATCTCCTGGATCATCACATAGATTATCGCCGGCCCCAACCATATCTATTAGTCCAGAAATTTACTATGCAAATGATAATGTAATTGGCTATACTTATGCTATTACTCTTAATGGCTATGCTAATGCTCTGAGATTAGATCTGGATCCAGGGTCTACTGATTTTGGCTTAGAGCCAACCGTTGAACATATAGGACATATTAGAGAAGTATTCAATACTAATGGTGGTACTTTATATATTAAGGATGGATCTAGAAACATTATTGTGGCTAAAGGTGCCACTATTAAAAATATTCAATTTGATACATCTGAGAATAGATGGGTAAATTATGCCCCATATACTGTAGAAGTTGAGTTTAATGAAGTTGATTTTATCGGTTGTTCTAATAACTCAGCTGTTGCCTGTAATAGTAGTTTTTTTCATTCTCCTCACCAAAGCGCGACTGTTACAGCAGATAATTTGGTAGATATCAAAAAACATAAAATTAAAGAGTTTAGTGATAAATGGTCATTTACTGTAGAAAATGAAATTTACGATAATTATAATGGATTTTTAAATTCTTTTTTTAATGTGTCTTATACAATATCAGCAACAGGCAAAAATTATTATGTTGGTGATAACTTGGTACCAGCTTGGCATCAAGCTAAATTATTTGTACAAGAAAGATTACAAAAACAAGTTTTAGGACTATTGAATGGCGTTTTACAAATTACCCCTCTTAATATAGATGCTTGTGCAGCTTCGGGAGATATTTCTAGTTTACACAACGTAGATACTTCTGCCCCAAGAGCTGGAGGATTATTGCAAAATCTCAACACTTTGAGAGATGGTGTTACTAGAACATTTGATATTTATAACGAACAAATTTCTTGTGATACTTCGGAAGCGGAGGGCACATTTAGTGTAACCTATAATGCCTTAGTTAAGCGTAGCGATCCCGCTTTGAGTCCTTCGGCAAATGCCGCTATTTTCACTTATAATAAAAATATTACAGTAACTGATGATGATGGATTAAATGCTACTATTAATCTACAAGGCACAGTACAAGGACTAGTTAGAGGAGGATTTATATATTATAATAATGACTATGTATTACCATCTACTGGAACAATAGTTATAAATGTCGATAGCGCAGAAACTAAATATAGTAATGCTGTGGCTTATTTTAATGCCAAGATAGGTACAGCAACTGATTTGTTACAATCATTTAAAGCTTCGCTCAATATTACCAAAAGACAACTATTGCTCAAGGGTCCAGACGGATATCCTTCGCCATCTTCTTTTATTTTGGAACATAGCTATCATGATGGCTCTATTGGCATTACCGCTGTTTATGATAAGTCTCAAACAGAAAATGCTGACAGAGGATACTATACATTATCCATAGTAAGAAATGATCCTGTAGAACTTATACAAGAGTTTGTTATTCCTGGCAGAATACAAGGACCATTAATTCAAAGACTTAATGCTTTAACATCTAAAACAATAGCTATTAATATTGAAGGGGCCGATAGGTCGAACAAAATTTGTAACACGATAAACAACCTAGATCTATGCAGTCTTTACCCAGCTTTTAATATTCCTAATTATACTCAACTATTACAAGACAATGATATGTGGATCAAAACTAAAGAAGACTATACAATGAATATTGTAGATGGTTCGTTTAGTATTGCTCTGGAATATACTTCTAAAGGATAAACTTATGTCTACATATAGCCCAGATGTAAAAATTTATTACGGACCCAAAGATGCTGATCATAGATTAATTCCGGCCCCAGATGTAGCTATTTCTCTGGAATTAGATTATAGTAATGATACGGTTATTGGTTATAAATATATTATTACTTTAACTGGAATTGCTAGTGGATTAGATTTAAGAAATGTAGCCTATGGAGGTAATATACCAGAACCTTCAAGCTATGGGATAGGAGCCATAACAAATCAGATTCATATCTTGCGTAAAATTCTTAGTCAAAATGGAAATATTTTACATATTGTTCATGGAGATACTGAAGACCATATCCTTAAAGCCAAGGGTGGTATTTTAAGATCTTTACGCTTTGATGAGTCCTCTAATAATTGGACCCATTTTGCTAATTATACTGCCACCATAGAGTTTACGTCTCTAGATCTACTAAACTATACTGAAGACTGCTCTTCATTATTTTTGGATGGGGCGACTTATTCTGCTAATGATACCGGTATCACTAATATTGCTACATATAAAATTAAGAGCTTTACAGATAGCTGGAAGCTTTCATTTGACGAAACAGAAGCATTTAATCGTGTTAAAAATATAGATACAGGTTATAATCTTAACATTAACAATAGTAGCTTTAACATAGAGTACTCCATCTCTGCTACAGGTAAGCATAATCATGTTTATACTGATGAGGAAACCGGGGAATCTAAATTATTGCCAGCTTGGGAACAGGCTAAGAACTTTGTGCAGTACAGATTATACTATCAAGTTATTAATCTTCTGAATGGCGTTCTTAAACTCTATGATAATGCCTGTACAAGCACAGATACTCTTTCGACTGTAAATATTCCGGGCACAACAGCGGCTGGATTATATTCTGGTTTGAATGATTTAGACTATAATATATTTAATGAACAAATTTCTTGTGAAAGCTCAGAATCAGACGGCACCTTTTCTGCTACATATTCAGCGGTTGTGAAAAGTAAATTTGGTAATTTAAATTGGAGTAGCGTTAATACAAAACATACTGTAAATAAAACTGTTACTCGTACAAGCTCTCAAGAAGATCCAAATAATGTATCAATATCAGTTAATGGCTCTATAGAGGGTTTGATTCCTGGGGGTTTAATTAGGGCTCCTAAGCCACTCGCATTGCCTGATGGCGGAGCTTTTTTAATATTTAATGGCTCTACTCTCTCAAAGTATACGTATGCTAAACTTTTATTAGATCAAATTTATAGTGATAATGATTATAATGGTGGTATTGGAGATACTGGAAAAAGAGACTTAAGACCATTTTTTAAAAATGCTTTAGGAATAGTATTACCAGCACTAAATGAAAACTGCACTATAGACCCAGGAGTTCCAGAACCAGCAGATCCTCCGCATCCAGTATCATTTAACTTGACACATGACTATAATAGTGGTATTATTACATATGATGTTGAATATAATAGTAACAATCTCGGAGGTCGTAAGTATAGAGACGTTTCTATTCAGATTACTAATCCTAACAAGGTGATAGCTGTATTCAGCATACCTAATAGCTTGGCTTGTGCCAGAACACAAGAGTTGGGAACATATACGGCTAAAACAGTTAGTGTGACTGTACAAGGAAGAGACTATAGTGAAATGGGTCAACCCACAGAACTTAACTTAGTAAATGAATGGATGTCTGGTGGGTGGTGTATAGATGAAGCATACCTACCTATCGCCTTACCAATGTTAAATAATGCGATATTGACCCAAAAACAATATACAAAAGACCCAATCACAGGAGCATTTACAGTTAATTTGACGTATATTTGCGATAATCCAGGATGTTATATAGCTTAGGACTATTATGAGTGATATTATTACACAACCAATTAAGTTTTTAGGGGCCACAGTATTATCTTTTAATGCTACTTTAGGCTTCGGTTCTACCCAAGAAACAACTATTAATGTTGATTTAGTGGAAGATTGTGCAAACGGAGATTTATTTTATCCTAATAATGGATTAATTTTTGTTGGAGGTCCAGTATACTTTAGTGCTGGCGCTTTTAATTTTGGTGGTATTCTGACTAATTGGACAGTATCTCAGGGTGGAGGTGGGAAAACGTTTAATGTTAGGGCTGTAGACCCAAGGTCTCTTTTGGAAAATTCTGTAGTTATTATTGATACATATTTAGGTCCGCCAACTCAAGGAATAAATTATTTTAATGTATATGCTGGTTACGAATCTCCTGTTTTAAATGGCAACTGTCAATTTTTTGGTAGTTCTCTGGGTAATGAAAGAGGTATGCCATATCAGGCTATAATTAGTAAACTTCAACAGATGAACCCAACTATATACTCACCTACTGGTTATGCTTTTACTGTTAATTTTAGTTCTTTCCCAACAGGCTTACCAGAATACTATAGAGTTCCAGGACCACAAATCACCCTACTGCAACTTCTTCAAGACGTTTGTGACATTCTAGGATATGATTTTTATGTAGACTTATTGCCGGGAGGCATTATTAGTGTTGGATTGGTTAATCTTAGACAGCAACCCACTAGTTTCAACAGCATAATTTCCGCATACAATGGAATTGCCACGGATCTTTCATATGGTCAAGAGTTGAGAAATGAAAAAACCAGAACAGTATTGTTTGGTGAAAAACAACATTATTTAGCTCCTATAGATAAATTTAATTTCTTTTTTGGAGAAGATCTAATTAATAATGAAATGGTTCCCGTTATTCCATTTAGAGAAGATTCTTGTGGCTTTTGGATCAATAAAAAAGTGGATTCATTAAACGCAGCTCTTACTAGGCCACTACCAACTAATGGCCCCTATGAAATTTCAGAACTAGATATTCGTGCTGCACTATCGTCTTATAAGCTATGGAAAAATAGAGTTTTAACAGCTACTATCCCAGGATCTTTTAATGAGGCTATAAGAGCCAACTGGCCAGAGGCGGCAGAAGACCTACGGGCGGCTGGTCAAGTATTAGCTAATGGTGGAGACGCGATTAAGGCAACAGAAAATCCTCAGCGAGGATTTGTTGATCAAATGCAAAATGCTCGTAAACCAGCAGCTAAAAGTAATAAGCCAGAATTTTTAAATGATCTAGAAAAAGTATTTAATTTTGTGAAAAATCTTGGTAGTACATATTATGGCAAACAATTTTTTGTACCTTTAAACCAAAGAATTTGTTATTATAGAGGAGATGATTTTCAAGAAATTATTTTCTCAGACGTTCCAACCAACGATGGAGGCTGGGTAGAAGAAGGAGTTCCAGTGTTGGGGTTAGCAGATCCCGAATTGTCTGCTTTTAGAGAAGAAGATAATAGGGTAGGATGTTTTGCAGTTTTTGCTTTCAATGCCGCAGAAGCACCCATACCAGAAACCTCAGAAGAAGATACTAGTACTGGACCCGTATCTATCCCTGATGATTCTGTGTTTAATGATGGCAGTATTCCCCCAGAGCTTCCCTCTTAGTTTTAAATAAGGACTATATTTATGGCTGGAATTAACTGCGGCAAATTAGATATAACTAATATTAATGATGATGATGTTATTGCCATTAATAATAAGGCATGGGTTAGGGGCGATGTAGACGAAAAGGTTTATATATGGGACAATAAAGCTTGTGTTGTTATTAAATTTAATGATGCTTGTACAGCTACTATATGTAATGATCAAACAGACGTAAATAAGACATTGATGTTGTTGTCTAGTGCTATTGAAGTATCAAAAGAATCTGGAGATGGAGAGTCAAGCCCTTCTCCGCCAAACGTAGACGAAGACAGTGCTAATGAAGAAAGAGAAGCTAAGTCTATTTGTGGAGTTGAATTAGACAAACTAAAAGAAGCCCAAAAAGCTTTAGATTCATCTAGTATTAACGACAGAGGATATCAGGGTGCTGCCGTTATGCCGATTGGTGCTGTGGTGCCTATGAGATCCAATGTTCGCACCTACGGACCATATGCGTCTGCTAATTTCGGCAGCAGCGCCGGTGGAGTAAATGTAGAGGTTAATACCGAACTATGCCCTTGGGTTTTCGGTTCTATAACAGCCATGCATGCTGCTGGCTCTTCTTTAGTATCTAATGCGGATGTTGGTCTAACCAGAGCTGAGACAGGATCTATAACCATACAAGGACTACCCGATCTCATAGGTCTAGGCGCTACTGTTGTTAGTGGAGGACCAAATCTTACAGGATTAAATGTTAGTTTTGGCTCATCTGGTATTACGACTAATTATGAGTTTAGAACATATACTCCTAAATTTGGTGGATTAAATAGGCATTATTTAGAAAAATTCAAGAGCATTGCTAAAAATAGAGTAGAACAACTAAGATTTTTGCGCAACAATCAAATTTTACAAAATAAAATTCGTAGAAAACTTAAAAATATAGATCGCAACAATAATAAAGCTGGCGGAATATTAGACAAAGACGAAGGATCTAAAAATTCGCTACAACGAGTCTTAATGGGAGAAATATATAATTGGCAAAATGATGACGGAAGTATAAGTCAAAGAACTGTAGTAGGAACAAACGGCCTAGCTAAAAGTGTAGCAGAAATGATGTATGACTATGAGAAAAAAGCATACGTTAGTCTAGACGCCCTTTTCGGTCCTGTATCATTATATGGCGACGGTCAATTGCCCAGATATGCTAATCCAAATCCTCTGGAACACAAAAAGTCTAGCATAGGCGCCCAACCACCATTTGCTAAATATGGTCAATGTTATGGCTCATTGAATTTAGATCAATATAATATAGACTTAACACAACAATATTTAAATCCTCTAACTAATAATTTTGGAGATAATGATCATCACCATACTGGTCCTGGTGCCGGCCACGTTATAGATGTGGTTGGTAGAAATAGCGAAGTGCCAGACAATGGCGTTATCACCAATATGTATTCTCCAGACGATTCTAGCAGATACTCCAACGATTATCGCTTTTTAGCCATGAGAGGACCATTAGTTTTACATAGTTGGGGATATGACTTAGATGGTAAACCAATACCCAATGCTGCTGATGATGAAAATGCTACGAAGGCAGGAACATTCAAGACAGATCTCTTAAAAGATCAATTTTTGAAAGATTGGCTCAAGAAGCCCGCAACATGGCCAGCTGCTCCTGTTGACCTTAGATTTGATAGAGAAAGAGGATTATGGGTTAGTCCACAGCCATACAAAATTGTGGTAGCAAAAATAGTTACTAAAATTAATCCGTTTCAAGAAGGTCGTGGGGTGTTGATTAATTATGGTAAAAAACTATTTGATCAAACTGGCGCAGAAATTCGTGCAGATGGTGAAGGAGAGTGTGAGAATACAGAAAAACAAGAAGAATGGGTATTAGTTAATCTAACTGATTGTCAAGAGCCAAAATATTGGTGCTGTACAAATGGACAAGACGAATACTCTAACTTACTATATAAGTGTGTTAGAGAGGATGACTATAATTTTTGTGGTGCTGCTAATTCTGTTAGTGGTCCATATGATACTCCTAGCTGTGATGGTGGGTGTGATGGTGGAGAAAATTATTATTGTTGTACTAATGGCACAGACGAAGAAGGCAATCCTTTATATAGATGTTTAAGAGATAATGATCCTGCATTTTGTGGTGTGGATAATGCTGTTGGCGGACCATATTTTGATGACCCCAACTGTGATGCTGGTTGCGGACCACAAGGCAGTTCTTCCTCTTCTTCCTCTTCTTCCTCTTCTTCTAGTATAGACCTATGCAATCCTCCATGCGCTCAAACGATTACAGTATTAACTAGTATTTCTTTGAGTTCTGGTGGATTAGTTGCCGGAACTGCCTCAGTTAGAGTTTTAGATTATACTCCTACCGCGCCTATTCTTATTGCGGCTACCGCTTGCTCTGGAACAGGAAGTAGTAGTAGCAGTAGTAGTTCTATGTTTAGCGGATATTATTGTTGTACTAACGGTACAGATGAGCTTGGTAATCTTTTATATGAATGTATAGCCGATAATGATCGAGCATTTTGTGGTATTGCAAATGCTGTTAGTGGCCCATATGAGGATCCGGCGTGCGGAGGTTGTGGCGTCGAGAGCAGTAGTAGCAGCAGTAGTAGTAGTAATCCCTGGTATTGTGTATCAGACAATGGAAGTGTATGCTTTTGTAAGGATGATGGTGGTCAACGACCAGAAGATCCACTATATGAGTTAGAATCAGAATGTATTGCTGTCTGTTGTGAATCTAGCAGTAGCAGTAGTAGTAGTAGTAGTCTTCCTTCTAGTAGTTCTAGTAGTATTAGTAGTAGTTCTAGTAGTGGTCCCGAGCCGACACCTCCAGACGGAGATACTCAGCAGCCAATGATTAAGCTTGTTGATCGTATTGGTAAAGGACATAATGCTGGCGAATTAGTTTATGCTTACTTTGATGCGGAAAATAATGTATATATTGTCTTACAAAGACATAAAGAGCTTAATACTGCAACTATTTATGGCGAATTTAGATACGGATACTTACAAGTAGAAGGTATGGCTGGTGTTGATCCTTTAGATAATATAACTATAGGTTCTACTATTCCAGTATTTGATAGATTATATTTACAGAAAACTGAGGAAGATTGTTTTAGAAAAGGCGTAGCGGTTAAGTTTACACAATCAGAATAAAAGCAAAAAGGCAACAACATGGTATGTACTACATTAACGCCGACACCATCATATACTGGAGCTATTACTCCAACGCCAACAAGAGCTAGTACCCCCACGCCCACGCCAACTCTAACCAGAACGGCTACTCCTTCTAATTCTCTACCTCTTTCTCCTACGCCATCTTCTGGAGATCCTAATACTTGGCTAACGCCAACCTTTGTTGCTGATGTTCCACCCACTTCAACACCAGCTCTCTCTAGTACACCAGCATTAACGCCATCCAATTCTCCCACCAGAACATCTAGTAGAACACCAACAAAGACAGTTTCTATTACAAGAACTAATACTCAGTCTCGCACAGCAACAAGAACACCTTCTTCCACGAGAGGTTCCACTCCCACCCCTACGTCAACTGTGTCGATGACTTTTACTCCAACTAAAACCTTAACAGGGTCACTTACTAGAACTCCAACTAAAACACCAACTCTTAGTAAAAGCTTAACTCAGACTATTACCCCTACTAGAACTATTGGAGGAACTGATACTTCTCCAACACCCACACAAACAGCATCGTCTACTAGACCCTTTACTCCAACACCCACAAATAGTAACACCCCCACTAAATCTAGTACTCCAGGAGCTAGTCAAACTCGTACTCCTAGTCTAACGACATCTTATAGTCGCACTGTTACTGCTAGCGTAAGCGAATCCTCATGTCCAGTGCCACCAATTAGTACAGGAACTTTGACACCAACCCCAACAAATACTACAACAGCATCAAATACTAGAACAATTACTCCAACTAGAACAGGAACTAGAGCACCAACACCCACACCAGTAATAGCTAGTCCAACACCAACACCAACACCAACATATACCCCCACACAAACCGGAACTAATACTAGAACCCCCACTATAACTAAAACACAGACCAGAACCATTACTCGCACAGCATCAAACACACCAACACGAACACCAACACGAACACAAACACGGACTCCATCACGATCTCTATAATAATTATGTTGATGCTTTAATTAATATGTTTTTACTCCTCATACAATGAACAATGTTTGACTTAATTGGAAACTTATCTCCTGTCATATAATCTTCAAAAGTCCAGTCTGCATATTCTGGAAGCTTATTTCTCCAATAGCCAGTCCAATCACTAGCCCATAGCCAACTGGTTTTTTCTAAGGTTCTTTCTTCTGGGTTTTGCATGCAATGACCTAAGAAGGCCAAAGACACCTCTTCTGTAAAATTATAGTAGCCCTTCTTTTTCGCATAAAAGAAAAAATTAAGTCCAATATTATAAAATTCGTCTATATAATTTTTATCAACTATCCAAAATCCAGCATTAGTATTATAGATCTTATCTAACTTTAAGCCAGTTTCTTCATACAATGGTTTATATTTTTCCACAGGACAACCCCACCAATCTTTTCTTTTAGCATTGGGTGAGGTAATTTCGTTCTCCATTTGAGCAAAAATTTTATGACCATCCATCATATGTATAAAATCGCCCGGATGATTAACAAAATAATTGTCGGCGTCTAAAAAAACATAATAGTCATAATTTAAACTGCTAACTTGTTCTTTGAGAAAGTGAAACTTAAACATATATAGGGATTTTTCAAAAGTACCACACTTATGAACATTGGCCCCGTTTATATGTTCCATATCTGTCCATATGTGAAAGTCCTCTTGTACTCCACAGTCTCGGGCTGATTTCACCATTGTTTGTGCCATTTTGGCATGGTGTCCATCAGCAACTGTCCAATAGCAAAATGTTTTATTTGCTATATCCTTTGAAGTTTTTAAATCCATACTCTCCATTACCTCTTCTTTCAGCCTTATTTACCATGAATGTATCTTCCCATCCGAATAATGTATGAAAAGTTCCAGATGTTTGAAGCAATAGGTCCCCCAGCAACATATCTCCATTTCTTTTAATCATGTTTCTATCTGGGTAATCATATTTTCTTAAATATTCACACCTACCTACCCATAACCCACCAACGGGGAAAAAGCATGTGCTTGGCTGGGTAGGATGTTTAATTCCTTTGTACCAAGATCTGCTTTTTAAAAAATCTATATACAATGCATTTCTGCCATTAACATGAGGAAAACCCAACACATCAACCGGATGGTTTTGTATTTGCTCATTTAGCGTTTGGTCCCAATTTGGTTTTCTGATATAGCTATCATCATCAAACCATATCATATATTCAGTATCTACTAAATCTAATAACATTCTGAACATAGGATCTTTATTAATATTAACATTACAGTCAATTAAACTACTAATTTGAGCAGTATCTAGAAGATGTCTATAGTATTTTTTAGTCTCATTACAGCACTCACTCAAACCAACATGAATTTTTAGTGGTAGTGTTTTATGTTGTAAGATAGAATCTATACATTTTTTAGATATATCATAATAATTGCCATAACAACATATTAAAACTTCAAATTTATTATTCATATTTGTACTTAATTAGCCATGCTACTGTTTGTAATAGGTCTTGCATATATGGTTTAAGATTTTCTTTTTGAGATATGTCTATTATATGAGAATCTTCTATTTCTAGCCAGTTCCATATTTGGTCTTGCATATGTTCTTTAAAAAAGCCTAAGTTTGGAGAATAGTCGTGGGCCATAATAATATCGCCCATCTTTAACAGCGGGGCTAGTATATTATACTCACACCTTTTACATCCGCCATCACATAAAACTAATGTTAAACCATCTTGTCTTATAAAAGAACGAATTTCATCTTCTGCTTTTTTTGTAATAAAAGACGTATTCTCATAATCGAATAAGTTTTCTGTTCTAACATCCACAGCCTTGTTTACTACTAGTGGCTTTAAAAATTCTTGGTCATTAATATCATAAGTACGAATAATATTCTTGTGAAGATTTAATTCATCCATAATATCTCTTAACATTAATGTCAGCCCACCATGAAATGTTCCAATTTCTAATATTCTGGCTGGAGTTATTTCTGCTAATAGTTGTTTAAATACTTGTGGCGTATTTCTGTGCTGGCTCATAAATAAATAGCCATAAGCAAAGCCACCCTCTACTGTGTCTGTCATTTATAAGTCCTCTAAAGTAAATTTTGACAATATATAATCTATATTATTGTTAGGGTTGCAGTTTTTTAAATACCATTGTCTAGCATTATGACTAACAAACTCAAGATAATCATAGTTATTTTTGATTAAATTCCAATAGTATTCCACATAGTCGCCAAAATTTTCGTATTGTGAATACCAAGGATTGCCATCCCAATATTTACAGGCATGAAAACAATTAACATAATGATAGTTTGAAATTAATGGATCAGGATAATTAATATCTAGGTGTGGTCTTAGAACAGGAACACCCACAGCAAAACACTCTATATCCCTATTACATATCTCAGTTCCTCCAGGTAGACTTAAAGCAGACCTATTCTCAGACAGTTCTTTTAAGTACTCAAGATAGTTTAGATTATTAGATTCTTTATTTTTGTCGATAATTCTGATAGATGGATCGGATATAGTTCTAACCATATCTTCTCTAAAATGCCACATATATCCACGAAAATGCAATAGACCCCGAGTCTGCTTAACATTTCTTTGGGTGTATATCTCATTAATTTCGTTATAAAAACTATCATAATATGGAGCATAGAAAAAACTATGATATTTATTAGTAATATTCAGAGGACAATCAATGTCAGGATTATCAGCCTCTACTGATCTAAAATTAAAATAATCAATATAGTTAAAACCACCACAATAAAAAAACTTATGCATTTTAGATGGATTCCAACCTAAATGCTTCATAAAGTGATATTTCCAATTATCAAAAAATGATACTATGATATAGTTTTGCGTATCAGGATTAATAATAGAAAAATTCATACAGCTATATATACTGCCATATCCATTGTTCTCATAGGATGGATCATTATGAATTTCAAAGGTATGTTGCGGAAACCGTGTCTCTATAGTTTTATAAAGCTTTTGAAAAAAAGAAGTTACATAATAGTTAGGAATATCTCTAAATTGATGACGTATATGGTATTTCATATATTGCCTACAATTGGTTCTGACCACCCCTTACTTACGCTGTGAGGCCATACCAACCAGCTGTGTGGCTTTTCTTTAGTTTCAAACCATCTCCAAACTTTACAATATCCATCAGGGTCTTTTTTCATTCTTTCAATTTCATCTATATCAGCATCTTGTCTAAACATTTCTTGGCCATTTTGATCTTTAAATGCTACCGCCCAGAAATCATAGTCATTTTCTGGAACTTGATCATATCCTAGATCAATACAGTGCTTAAACATGTATACTAAGCTGGCCTCAAAGTCTTCATCAGAGATTTTCATATTATCAAGCTTAGGAGGCTTATGATCTAAAACATCTAATGTAATAGCTCTATTTTTAAAACTAATACCAGCATACTTTTCATAATCAGACAATGATCTTTCATTACCAAAATCATATATGCCAAAGTCTATATCTTTGATTTCGCCGTCCATACCAAATAATTTGCGATTCCTTGAATGACACTGGTTATTTCTGTCTATCCATTTTTGATCATCGTCCCATTGCTTACTTCTTCCTTTTCTAGTATATTCATGCCAACAAATTACCTTATTTGGATAGAATAAATCATACCCCTTAGTAAAAGCCCTAGCGGCAACGTTGATCTCTTCACCATGAAAATAATAGTAAGGATCATGCTTAACCTCTTGAGCAAATTGACCGATAGAAAACGCAAAGTGGGCGCTGTAAAATCTGCCGGGAATAGGCTTTGTTATATCTTCTATCTCTGGTTGTAAACTAGTTGGTAAAAAGAATATGGCGCCTTCTGGTATAAATCTATCAAAAGTCATTTTCCATGGCTCTTGTATTCTAGCAGCCGGATCGTTGTCAGGATCAAAACTTGGGATGTATGTTGTTATTAGTGGTTTAGCATGTCCGTCCGCCTGAAGTTCTGAGACCATATTAATGAGCATTTCATCCCAGTCTTTAACAAATCTATGATGACTATCTAGCTGTAATGTATAATCTTCATTTGAGTATAGTGTTTGAATAAGATTTCTAGCCCAACAAACACCCTGAGAATCTCTATAGTCTATATCTAGTATTTTAAATCTACTATCTTTTTTAAATTCGTCTAAACTATCCCAACTATCATCAGGATGATGTTGCCAAGCTATACCGAATCTTAGATTCTCTGGATATTTGGCACTTTCTATTAGGTTGTGCAGGGTAGGTGATAGTTGAGGATCTCTATATGAGGCGATTTGTATAAAAATAGTACTAGTTTTCTTTTCTTTCTGTTGCGCCATAATAATGAACTCTTCTGTGTGTAATAGGACTTGCTAATAAAATTGCGGGCTTAACTTCTTTTTGTTTAGTTAGAGTATAAATATGGCTCATCCATGTTTGTTCATAAGGATGTTGCCATTTGGTATCCATAAAGCACTTCTTATTGCCTTGCTGACTTATTATATGTGGCCAATTAGAATAGTAAATCTCACCATCAGCATATGGTATACCATTTAAACTTTTAATATTATTGAATTGGGTTGGTGGCTTGTGTTGTAAGTCTTCAAAATACTCTACTCTCAAAGACTGTGGTACATTATGCCAACTCCATTGTTCTCCGTTATGACCATAAAATTCACTAAAGCTAAACTTTATAAAATCATAATTCTCTTTATTCATAATTTTAATAAGGTTACTATATAGACTATTTATTGTTTTAGAAAAGCCAAAATTACAAAATCCTTCATACTCCAACAACATATCATCCTCAAAGAAGAACATAAAATCAGCACCACTTTCCGCAAAGTGTTCAGCAGCCAATTGTCTACCCCCACAAATACCAATGTTGCCGGGCCTTATCTCTATGAAGTTATATTCTGCGACAATTTTATCATATTCATCAAAGAATTTATTTTCAGTAGAATTATTAATTAGTATTTTATTAGTTTTGTCTAGAAAATCACGATCATATTCTTCAAAAGAAGACAAGACCATCCTTACCTGTTCAGGCGAATTAAAGGTTAAGATATACAGGTTTGTTTGATTGGTTTTGACCTTAATACGAGAGTCCTGTAGCTGCTCAAAGAAATAATAGACCAAACCATCACCCTGAATTAATTCATAGTGGTAGGTTGATGGGTCTAGATATGTCATTATTGTGAAAATGCTCTCCTCTGTACCCATGTATCCGTCATCTAGGGTGTCATTTAAGAGTCTATAATAAAGATCATTGGCTGGAGATATGCTGTTTTTAGACCCGCCAAAAAACCCTCCGCGTACCACCCTAGTAATATTATCTGTTTGGCCATATTGTTTCATTCCATTTATATTAAATCCATGAATCTCAGTATCTGTTTCATATGGAAAAGCTATAAACAAGAAATTGTCTGATATTTTAATAAGATTATTAATAACTACAGGATTTTGAAAATATCCTAAGCTCATAGTATTGCTTAATCCACCATCTATCCAATAAAAATAATCACTATTAAATGGATCAAAACACTTAGCGTTATGTAGCAAAAACATCTTGCTCATAACCATAGGATTATAATATTCTAAAGATGCCTGCGTACTATCCTGTAACCAACCAACCTGATTATACCATTCTGGATTATTTCTTATGTTTTGTACTTTATTAAAGAATGGAAAAAAAGATCCAGCAAAATCTTGTTTTGTATGATAATATATGCGAGTATTATGCTTCGACCTATGCTGCCACACAATATCTTCTAATGTTGGATCAATAAAAACAATTAGATTATAGTCTTTAAGGTCCGCTAGAAGTTGAATGAAGTGATGAATATAGTGGTCAAAACTTCTTTGCCAGCCCGGTTTGGATTTGTCTCTATCCAAGTTCCAAATACCAGTGACAAAACAAATATTATGTTTTTTTTGCATTTTTAATAGCTTTCTTAACCAAAATCCTTCCGGCCATATCAATAAACGGTAAGCCTCTTTTGGTCGCTTCTTCTTTTAACCATCCCACGATAGTATCAATATTATTTTCACACCATTCTATTCCATTAGTATCCATTAGTAATGCTTTTTTATTACATGAGCAATTAGGAGTTGCTTTGATTCCAATTTTACCTAAAAGTTTTTTTAATTCTGTGCCGACGCCAGAGATAGGGGTTTGTGGATTTGGTGAAATCTTTGTTTCAGAGGATAGTCCTGGCTTCGGCACACTTGGGTAAGCCGGATGCGTCTCGTCCACCGTGATCTTGTTGCCTTCTGCGCTGACGATGCAGGGCTGGACTTGTTCAAGCGTGTAGCCGCGCTGTCGGCAGATCGCCGCTAGCTGATTCTTGCTCGTGTGGATCATGGCGGCAGGAATGAAATAACAGGGTCTAGTTGTCCATCGCACCCGCTAGAGCAGGCGCAGCCATCGCCGGGCAAGTCGCCGCACGCTTCAGGGCGAGGACCGTCAACGTTGATATCAAAGCCCCCGCCCGGCTCGACAGGGAAATACGGCGAAAACCCAGACCACTGCACGACTTGAGCATCTCCTACGGGGCAGCCGTCCTCGTCATTTTCCCACCGGAGGCAGACAGTCCGCGTGCGTCCGAAAAGCGCTCTTGAGCTTACAAACTCACTACCTGGAGGCTTTCGGCAAACGAAGCAAAAGTATCGAATCGTTGCCGTTACATAAGCCACGCCATCGCACCAGACAACTGGCCCAACGTTAGCAATCGAAACAGAGCTTTCTGTACCTTCTGGCGCATCGTCGCCGGGATCGAAAGGATTTTGGCCTGAACAAAACAAATCACCTTGCGCGCACACGGTTCCGAAAAAATCACCAAATGCCCCTTGGTTTCTAGTCGGTATTGCTATAGGCCCGCTTTCGAGATTGTTAATGCCCCAATCGACATACATAAACTCTGGAATTTCGCATGGCGGTCCACCTGACTCGCACGGGCCGTAGCATGCTTCCACGCACTGCCCATCTACGCATGGTCCTTTAATACATTCTTCTGGTAGTGAAGAGATAATGTTTGGATCGAATTCACACACGCTTCTAGTAATTGTATTTCCACTACAAGCAAACACAATACCATTAATAGGCCCCCAAGGGGCTATATTAATCGCTCCAGGTTTTAATTGACATAATGGAAACTGATTAGGATTTGAAAAGGGGGAACATAAAACTGGAGCATTCTGCTCTCCATAAGGAGTAGCACACTCGCTAGTCACTACATAAGCACCATCTGCTGGGCCATTATAACTATCATTGCAACAACGAGCAGTGATATGCGGAGGAACGACATCCCAGTATCCATCAGGCTCTTCTTCTGACGGAGGTCTTAACTGTACCACCTCTCCTGAATACGGAATAACATCACAAAATCCAGCGGCTTGCAGAGCAGTTACGGCACCATTTAGACTTACACCATCTTCATAGTTATAAACAAACCCACCAAAGGGTCCAGGCTGCCATCCAGTACATATTGCGTTAGTTGCCGATCTTAGTTGCTCTAAGCACGCCTGTGCGCATGCTTCACTAAAATTAAAATCGCAATTAATAGTAAAATAATCGCAACTTTGATTTGTTGGAAGGTATATTATATCACACACACACACGGCGTCTTTACAACAACAGCTGTTAGTGGTTGCTAGTTTATTATCGACCAATAATAAACCACCATTATATAGTATAAGCGGAGACATTATTATCCTTTATTTATCTTTAGTCCACTTATGCCAGCCTTTGTTGGGTAAATAGTTACCATCATCATCTTTACGCTTAGGAAATAGAGTGCCACCCTTTTTGTGTTGGCCAAAAGCTAAAATAGCACCACAATCCGCACAGCGTAGTTCGTAATAGTCATTGCCTTCTACACTTCGCACAACAAAGCGCAAATTAGTGCTACTGCATAGACCACACTTTTCTTCAGCAAAAATTTCTTGTATTAGAGCCAATTCCTTAAAAATTTCTTTTTGACCAGAACCCTCTAATTCAAATTCAAGCTTGTCTCCAACCTTATATTTAACTTTCATCTTTTAGACTCCTCTATTTCCAGCCAGGATCATACCCAATAACATCTTGAGGTATATCGTTGCTTTGTTGATATGATGATAGTGTGGTAATAGTTTTTACAGCATCATCGTATGATATATTATAGATATTCTTGGAGTCTATAGCAAGTTTATCTAATAGTTTGATAATATTAATATTTAGTCTTTTACCAAATACATCAAAGAAATTTATTTGTGTACTATTAATTTTACCAATATTATTTTCCTCTAAATGATGGGTATCAATATCTTTTGCTAATTCTTCTGCTGCTACTACCTTGCGTAGTTTAAGCGCTCTTCTTAATGCTCTTCCTTCGGCTCGTGTTTCTGCTACTGCCACTGGATGATTACGATAAATTTTATCACAATTTCCCCAATAAACATCAGCAGCACCACTTACGGTTTTGACCACATTATTATTTAAAACATACTTAATGGAGTGTACAACTGTTGCTCTGCGTTCGTTTTCCATACTAGGAGATTGAACAACAGAAGAAGTAGCCTCAATTACTGTGCAATCTAGGGCTATTTCCAAAATTCTTCTCAAGCCATCTGTAGTAGGATTGCCAGCAATTTTTTCGTCATCACTCAATAAACCCAATACATAGTCGGTCCATTCTAGATCATTAATATTTGGGATAGTGATATTATCATCAGCTTCAACGTTCTTCTTGGGTCTGCCCATCTTAATCTCCTAATTCTATATATCTATGATCAATGTCGGGAAATTTGTTTTTAACGGCCTCAATAGCTTTGTGCAGGGTGTTGTATAATACTCTGGCTCTAGCTTTAGAAAAGTCCTTCTTTTGCTTAACTCTTATCAACACTAGGCCCTTACCTAATATTAATCCTGTCTTTTTATTATCATATCCTTTGTTTCTTTTTAAAGCTTCGTCTCCCCATACTGGTTCAAAGTGGGAGGGTCCATCAACTTCGATAGCTATGTTTAATGTAGGCAGAAATAGGTCTATTTGCAACTTTGTATTTAGTAAGCTTTGCTCTTTATGAAAATCAACCTTATACCCATCACCCAATAGCTGTTTTAACAGAAAATCTTCTAGCTTAGATCCGTGCTTACTAGCATGTCTAACAGCAGAATTAGCCTGTTGTAGTATTTCTTTTTTAACATCTTCTGGCAAATTTTCCCAATTTTGTCTAGCTTTTTCTTGTCTCTTTTTCTTTGTTTTAGAGTCTAAGGTTTCCCATGCCTCCATAACGCCGTCTCCAATTTTGTCTTTAACGTCTTGTGGGCGTGGTTTTCCTTTGGTTGGATGCGTTGTTTTACCAGAGGATAAAGCATTTTTTTGAGCTTCGCTCTTATCTCTGATGCTAATTTTAAATTTTATAGCATCCCGTCTAATTTTATTAGCATATGTATCATACTTATCTGCTATGTCTCTAAAACTGTTTTGATTATTTTGATATTCTTGATATAGCAGATCTTTTTTTTGCTTTTCTGACAAATCATTATACTTCATATTTTTGCATTAGCTCCATTTTATCATTATCGTATTTCAAAATTTGTGTGTTTTTTAATAACGAGATATCTAGCTTATGTTCTAGTGCGTCCTTAAAGTCTAGCAACAAGACATAGTCATTTGTTAATAAATTATTTTTATTCGCTAAATAATCTTCTACGTTCAGGAAAATTATTTGGCCTGGATAAAATGTCATATAGAAAGTAGAAAGTATCGCGGTATCTACTAATAGGCCCGACGCTATATCGTCACTAAATATTAAAAAGTCCACAAGCTCATCCGAAGATTTAAAAAAAGCCTTCACACGACGAATAATATCAATTTGAACGTTCAGAGCCGACGAGTACACTGCAATAGAAGACATCGTTTTATACCTTATTTAGTGTTGGTGTTTTATAGTCTGCAAAAAATGGTCTAATTGTTTGTTTCATGTCTATTATTTTGTTGATGAGTTCAAATATGAAGTTGTTGTGGTTTTGAGTATTTATTATTAATTCTTTTAGCGCTCTGGTTGTTTCTTTGTTGAAAAAATAAATTTCTGGTAAATAATTGTCCAGATCATATGCTATATTTTCTATCTTATTGTTCATTATCACACAACCAAGCTTGCTTTTTTGTTTATTGTTTATAAATATTTGTGATCCACTTTTGTCAGAAAAATTTTGAAAACTTTTTTGATGTAAATAATTATCTCCAAACATAATAATAGTATCGCCAGTTAAATACTGATTGGCTAAATACAGACTATATGCATTATTATACTTCTCATAATTATGGTTGGCTATCATGTTTAGGTCTTGATATGCTCCATGATTTTTGTTTAGAAAAGAGCACAGCTTTCTACCATCAAAACCATAAACATAATGAATCCTACACTTAGGAAACGAATGTTTGATAATCTTATATTGCTGCTGAATGATTGTTTTGTTATTAACTTTAATTAATCCAACACACCCCTTGGATTTCATTCGTTTTTGAAATTTATCACCTATAATAATAACATTCATATTATTTGATATGCGGACTTATTCGCTAGGATATTTTCTTTACCAGCAACCCCAAATCTATATACTCCTCCACCAAATACTACACAACTATAGTTCTGATTAGAGGCAACAATAAAAGACTCTAATTTATGATGTACAATATTATTGGCGCCATTAATAGTCTCTTTAATATTTGTGTCATAATTATCTATAGATACTATAAACCTATACTTTGGATTAATAACAACAATATTGTGTAGAATTTCCATGTCTGATAGTTCTTTATCTAACATGCTTTGAATTCTCCAGGCATATTTAATGTTGTATTTGTTAATAATATTTTCAATATTAGCATATGTGAAGTGGTCGCTGTTGCTTTGATGACGAATAAAGATAATTTTTTGTGGCAAAGTGTCGCAGTTGGAGATTTGCTCACATATATTGTCTAGGTTCTCTAAGCTCATATTTCTTAGGCTAATCACGGCTAGATAGTGTAGCTTATTGGTGGCATGGAACTTATTAACCTTTTCTTCCATAGAAGCATCTTCCATATCAAATTGCTTAAACCATTTAGGTTCTCTATATCCTAGGCACTTTTTATCGTTGATAATATAAAACTCTTTATCATCATCGTATGCTTCTATTACCAAGTTTTCCTGTTGGTATTGGTCTAAATATTGTAAAGCGCAGTTTGTTTGAGTAATATTATCATATAGTGCATATGTGCAATTTTTACAAGAAGTATGAATTGTATTTATAGATGGAATCATAGAAAATCTTCTTTCTTTATACTATCAGGATGTGTTCTCATTGTTTCGTACACAATTTTATTATTAAGATGACCCTCTAGTGCTTCTACAATATTCTGTTTAGTAAGGCTCATAATTGATCCATTTCTAGCTACTAGTCCAGAAACAGCGTCTCTTATCAATACTTGAATATGGGCAGTGTTTATTAGGGATGGCTCGTTAATGACATTATGACAAATATATTCAATAAACTCTTTACTATTTAAGCCAGAAGGCACCTTCATTGATGAGTGTTGCGCCTGTTTAACATTAGGACTATCCCAGGCCACTTTGGACTTAATGTCTATACTGTCAAAACAAGCATCCCATACCGCATATACATGATCCCAGGTATATTTGCTAATACATGCTTGTCTAATTTTTGTGCTATTATCTAAACGTATTGTTTGATCAGTATTAACAAAGAAATTGTACATAATGTTGGTAGTAGCATCAATATCAGGATAAGCTCTATCTGCATTAGTCTCCATTTCTCTGAACATTCTAATGACCGGAATTTTAATGCCTTTTAATGATTCGCACACCTCAGACATGGCACTATAATCAACAGAAGCTATTTGTACTCCGCAAGCCGCAGCCTCAACCTGTGGCATACCAAAGCCTTCGCAAATAGCATATTGAATATACAAATCAAATAAGTTGTATATATCATTTAGGTCTCTTGTGGATATGCCGTGTACAGGACTAGAAACTGTGGCCGTATGATTTCCACAGCTTTTACACATAGCTAATCCATTGTGAAACTTAGACGGAAAAAATTTCTTACAATGACGACAGTGATATGTGAATAGTGCTTTATCTAGTACTCCGTATTCAAGAAGTATAGATGGAATATCCCAACCATTATCTTCTGGATAGGACGTGTGTAAATAAAGATATGTTTTGTTACATAGTTCTATTTGATTATTAGCTTTGAGTGCTTCTAAATATTTCTTAAAAGCTAACACTAGATCAGGAATAAGTTTCCGCTTTTGGTTTCTCATTACTGTGCCAATTATATTATAATCATCACCCAAATGCTTAATTTTGTGAGCTTTTTTATCTACTATAGGATAAAATTCTTCTGGATTAATACCAGCATTAGCTATTTGCGGAAATAGATTAATTTTATTACCACAAGACTTAAGCAGGGTTTGTTTGGCCCACTCTGTATATGGTATTACTACATCAGCATTAGAAAATGTAAATAGCCAATCATTTTTCGGAGGAGCTGAATCTGTGGCAGGCATAATCACCCAATTAAAGTGCTTTTTATATGGGCTTGCTTCTTGATATGCGAACATCCAGTAATCACGAATGTCAAAGACTATATGCGGCTTAAAGTCTGCCAAACAGCGATTAAACCTCCATAAACCAAATTGGTTAATATTATTAGACTTATACTGTTCTTGTCTAGGGTCATTAGCCTGAACAGCATTTGGATAAACTTTCCAAGGAATATCTTTAATGGCAGGATTAGCAGTATCACAATAACAAGCCATTTCAGCGACTTCATATTTGCCGCTATTATGAAGACGAGTTAAAAGTTCTTTACCATAAATAGAGTAGCCGGTATTTAAACCGCTAAAGTCATTGACTGTGAGAATTCTTTTTTTTGTTAGTTTACCCATAATTGTTCTAAATAGAAGTCTCTAGCACCATTAAGATACTAGAGACCCTATTCAGATTCCTTCTTTTTTTAGTGTTAGATCAGAAAGCAACTGTTTCTGTTTCATTCTCAGTTGCCGAGCTATTAGCTCTTTGCGTCTTTACAATATGACCAAAATTATTCACTCTGATCTTTATCGTACTATGCTTAACTCCGTCTTTTTCCCAGCTATCATTCCTTAATGAGCCTTCGACCATAATTAGATCGCCCTTCTTAAAAGATGCGGCTACGGTCTCGGCGGCACTATCCCATGCTTCACACTGAACAAAAGATGTAACCTTGTCCTGTGTGCCGTTAGCCTTCTTAAACTCTCTGGAAACAGCAACGGTAAAATTAACAACTGCTGTTTTCTTATCTCCAGATGTTACAAAGCGTAGTTCTGGATCACGAGCAAGATTACCACGAAGCATTACAATATTCATATCAATCGTCTCCTTTTAAAAGTAAATTACCAAAGTACCAACGTATCTTATTATAAAAAGTGGGGCGTAGGTGTCAAGTTCTAGCTACGTAAGCCTTGTCTACAATAAGGCCATCTCCGCTCTTAGACTTTGACCCCTTAACAATAATAATATTTCCGACGAACAACAGGTTTTTGTATTCGCTATATTTTTCTGGAAAAAACACGATAGAGTCAATAGATCCCGTGGTGTCCGTCATTGTAACGAAAGCCATTTCTGCTCCAGGATTTTTACCGGTTTTGGTTTTCGTAACATTAATAAAGTCTATCTCTCCACCAAGTATAAGATTGTCTTTTTGTGTTGTGGTTTTCAGTTCTTTGCAATTAATATTAGTCATACTAATATCATACATATCAATCTTAGAACAAGTAATAGAACAACCCAGCAACACATCCTCAGAATCTGCTAACCACTCAGGACTATCGTCTAGAGAATAAGGAGGATTATTTAATGACACTATCATATCTTGGATATTGCTTTTGCGGTTTTTATTAATTCTAGGCAGTCCTAGCAGAAACTCTAGACAGCCCTTTAAGTCTTTAAAAGAGACTAGATGCACACTGATATGCTCTATCTCTTTTTTGGTTAAGCTGCTAATTAAATTATATTCAAATAGCATCTTATTGCGAGTCATAGGCAAAAAGCTTAAAGCTCCACTTTGTATCAAAGCCTTTGCTGCTGTAGAATTAATATTGTTTAATACCAAAAATAAAAACTCTAACCATGTTGTTTTGGTCAAGTCCATTTTAGATATTATAGATATTAGCTTATCATATACTGATTTGCCGACACCCTTAATGTCTGTTAATCCAAAATATATAGTATTATTTTTTAAGATAAATAGCTCATTTTTGTTTCTAATATCTGGAGTTTTAACCAATACGTCCATTTCATTGGCGTTTTGAATTAACTCCTTAATTTCTGCTTGAGGATCTATTTTATCCTTAGCAAATCTTAAATATGATGCAAAAAAGATTTTGGGGAAGTGTGCTTTAGTATAGGCGGATAGATATGCATTAATAGCATAGCTTACTGAGTGAGACTTATTGAACGAATATCTTTGACTCTTTTCGATCCAACTAAAAATCTGTTCTGCCTCATCAACTGTTACAATGCCTAGCTTTTGAGACCCCTCCAAGAACTTACTTTTGACCTTTGCCATTTCTTCCGGTTTTTTCTTACCAATAGCCTTTCTTAACATATCTGCTTCTTGCAGATTAAATCCAGCTATAGCCTTAGTTATTTCCATAGCCTGTTCTTGATATACCATTTCCCCATAGGTGTTTTGCAAAGAGTCTTTCAGAGCTTCGTGAAAATAGTCCACAGACTCTAATCCATTTTTTTTGTCTATATAATGATTAGATACTGTTTTACCATCTCTCACAGCCTCAAGACAATTATGAACTATTACATTACCAGCAATAAAATTGTGGTGGGGCGACTCCATAGATATATCATAAACCTTTTTATATCCAGTGCTAATTTTATCTATATAAGTAGCCCATTTACAGTCATCGCTATAAGATAGTCTATATTTTTTTCTTGCTTCTATAATAGTATCTATATCAATATTACCTTCTGAATATTCTCTATGATGGTTTGGACATAAATAACAAAGATTTTCAACATCATTATTGGTATGTCTATTTCCTTCAAGGTGATTAACATCTAAAGATCCTTTATCCCAATCACAAAAAACACATCTGTATTCATAGTTTTGATAACATCTTAATTTATATGATTTAATACCATCAATATTATCAATACTAATTTTTGAAGAATGTCTGGATTTAATCTTTTTCTTTAATTTTTTGGTTCCGTTTTTCTTTCTTATAACCAATATCCTCATTCCGGGCTTCATATCTTTAAGCTCTACCCATCCATTAGGAGTTAAAAGCTTATGGTCATCTGTACATTCTACTTTATACCAATTGTATGGTAATGTATTAGTTTTTCTTTCATTAGTCTTTATCTTGATCTTGAAACATTCTTTAATACCACTATCAATAATATCTAATATTTTGTTTGAAACTAATTTTTTAGACTTTTCATCATACGATATAATTCTGTCATATTGACGATCTTTAAATAGTTTTTCTATTGAAATAGTTTTATTTCTTAAACGACCATCGGTATGAGTATAATAGCCTACTAAGATCTTAGTATCTCCAGCAATACACCCAGGTCTCATAATACTAATCAGGGCAGAAAGCTGCTCTATGTTTTCTGGCTTTAGTTTTTTAGCCATAGACCTTCCCAGTCTAGACTCTAGCTGAAAACAACCCTTGGTATTACCGTCAGATATAAGATCCCACGTTCTTTGACATTCCAGATTAATATTTTCTATAGAAGAATCGAACTTTATACTCAGTCCATTATTCTGCTCTACTATATCAAAGGAACATCCACAAGGGTATTGGTATTTTTTAGACATTTTCGTTCTTGGTGAAGGCGTTCTTAAACTTAATCTTTTGTCCCAAATTTCTATGTAACTTTAAAAATCTAATAATTATTTCAGCGGTATCTCTAACGTCCTTTAAGGCGTCGTGGGCACCTTCTTTGGAAATTCCGAAATAATCTCGCAAACTATCAAGAGTGTAGCTTTTTAAGTCATTATTATTTTCGAACCAATAAAAGATTAAATTCATACCATCAATAACATCTCTTGGATAAAAAATATCTGTTCGCCCTTCCTTATTTAGGTTGCCGTACTTATTACTAAGCCGATCAACAATATGAAGGTCGAATCTGTTGATATTGTATCCCGCCGCAATAGGAGCGCTAAATTGGCTTTTCTTAGAACTTCTGGAATGATATTTATCCAGATAGTTAATAAACATCTTCCATGAGTGTTCTTGTTTTGGATATTGATGCCAAGCCTTTAAAACATCATCTTGGGAACACCCCTTAACTTTAGAGTGAAATTCCAAAATGTCGGTTTCGTATCTATGGTCTTTGTTATTTTCTAGAACTTCTGGCTTGAAATGCATATTAAATTCTGACCCATCAATAACCTCTAATTGTAGAGGATCTATCATAAGTGCAGCAATTTGTACAGGACTGCAAACCCTAGGATCAGAACCGTCTGTTTCAAAATCAAAAACGCAAATCTTATTATAGTTGATCATTTACTTCTACTTCTACATTGGGTGATAGAAACGTTGTATTCTTTTCATTTGCTGTTGCATGAGCATTGATTGATCGACAGCAGCTTACTTTTACTGTTGCAGTCTTCTTATATTCAATACCTTTGTGTGTGAATGTTTCGCCTTCTGCAATTTCTGAAAACTTCTTAATCATATTTCTACTCCTTCTATTAAGAGATCTTGTATTGTCATAATCTTATCTAACATCGCTACGCCTAAAACATCAAATTTAATAATACCAATAGCTTCTAGGTCTTGCATTTCCATTCCGGCAATTAGCTGATTATTTTTACTATCAAAAACCATAGGACATAATTCGCTTAATGGCTCTGAACTAATAGCAATACCAGCCGCGTGTTTGGACTGATTAGACTTAGTTCCTTCTAATCTAATAGCCTGCTCAAACCTTTTTGCCAACGGCCCCTGTAGTTCTCCTTTGTCGTCAATATAGCACCACTCCTTGAGCTTTTCAGAATTATTTTCTAAAGCCCAACGAATAATAGATGCCTCTCCAGTTTCTTCTTTCATTTCTTGTAGTTCATCTGCAATCTTAGCTTCATCTGGAATATTTTTAGTAATACGATTCATTTCTTCAAAACTAATATTACCATATACTCTTAATACGTCCTTAAGAGCACCTCTTCCCTTGATGGTGTTAAAGGTAACCATTTGAGATACTTTATCATGACTATACTTATCTTTGATATATTGAATAATTACTTCACGCTTATTAATAGGAACGTCAACATCAATATCTGGCATACTAATACGATCTTTGGTGTTTCGGCCAGAATTATAAAATCTATCAAAGAATAGGTTGTATTTGATTGGATCAATACTGGTAATACCTATTAGATATGATACCAGACATCCAGCCGCACTTCCTCGTCCCGGTCCCGGAAGCCACCCACTTGTTCGCACATAATTTACAATATCTTGTACTATCAAAAAGTAGCTACTTAAATTCGCCCCCTGTAAAACATCTAGTTCATATTTGATTCTATCTACATATTGTTGTTGATCGTCTTTTGGTATGATATTAGCAATTTTTTCTTTCCAGCCCTTACGACAAAGCTCTCTAAGATATTCTGCGTCATCAAAACCTTTCGGACAATCAAATGGAGGTAGTTTAGGCTTGCTTAGGATATCATATTCTTCTATAAGACTAGCCACATATTGTGTGTTTGCTATTTCTTCTTCTGTATGCAAGGCTGCCATTTCTTCTTGAGAAAGAATATGGTAATTATCTGATGTGAAAAAGCATCCCATAGGCACATCTTCGTCATTACTAATCTTACGACTAATTTCTGGAAATGTAGTTTTCAAATTGTTACAGAGCAAAATGCGCTGATCAATAGCGTCCTCTTTACGACAATAATGTGCGTCTGGAGTACAAATAACTTTTGTATCTGTTTGCTTACCAATTTCTCTAATAGCTTTTGTAAGCTCTTTTTGTACGGTTAGATTTTCGGCATCCATTAGTTGGGCCTCTAAAAACACACCACTAAAGTGCTTCTTAAGATCTAAAACATGATTCTTTCCTAGCTCTAGCCAGTTTGGTTTGAGTTGATAATTATCCAGAATAGTGTCAGCTAGGGTTGATCCTAGATGTCCGGTGATAGCAATTAAATTACCGTCATTTAAAGCATAGAGGCTTTTTAGGTCTAGTCTAGGCTTATGATAATAATTCTCCGGTCTATTGGATTCTGATACTATACGAACGAGAGTTTTCCATCCATCATAGTTTTTAGACAAAATTAGAAAATGGCTTAATTCTTTATTATGCTTTTCTTTAATGGTTGGATCATTGTCGCAAATATAAAGCTCACAACCAAGAATCGGCTTAATGCCAGCCTGTTTCATTGCCATATAAAATTTAACAGCACCGGCAATATTACCATGATCTGTGATAGCACATGCTGTTGCTCCAATCTCTTTGCATCTTTCTGCCATTTGTTCTGGTTTAGATAGTCCATCCAAAAGTGAGAACATAGCCCACTTAGGAATGGACATGAAGCGGTATATAGTTGCTCATGTCCATCCAATTTTCTCCTTGTTGGCTACGACCTTCTCACATAATTTAATAAATATATGTAAAGGAAAGTCTAGTTTCATTTTATTAATATCTTTTTTGACCCACCAAACATTATTTTTGACGTATCCTTTAGAACTATCAATTCTATCTAATGACCCGTCTTTGTCAAGATCAATTTCTTCGCCTGTGATGGCACACTTTTTATTCTGGGTTTCTGTATAAAGTTTCCACAAAAATTCAATGGGTATGTAGCTATTCAGCCGAGCCAGGAGCCTTGTACTTTCCAATAGTATATCCCGGAACTGTGTATTCGTCAACTACATTTTCCATCCCCTTGAGTTGAATATCATGCTTAATTTGTTCGCACTTGGTCATTGCTGTATCAACAGAACACAACTGACCATCTCTATACTCAAGGATTGGTAGAACATGACTATTTTGAAATGTTGTTTTACCAAAATGACAAAGCTTATTACATTTCCAAGACTTATTTAATTGAGGGACTTTAGTGCTTTTAATTGTTTCAAATTTTTGCCTAATCATATCTTCTGTTTTGGGCAGGTCGTTCTTATCGTAGCATATGCTAAATGCTCCGCCATCATTAATGAAATTAATTGTGAATATGATATGTTCTATTTTTGGATACAGCTGACTTACAGCATAATGATAAATTCTTAATTGGGGGTCATTATGTAATTTTGCTAAGGTTTTTTCTTCGCCAGTTGCCCAATCTAATCTACGACCAGTTTTCCAGTCTACAATTTCAATAGTATTATCGTCAATAGAGGTAATAAGGTCAATAGTGCCTTTAATAGCCAATTGTCCTTCTAGAATTTCTCCATCAATATTGTATTTATAATTAGCCCACGGCTTATTGATCACAATATCAAAGTGCTGCTCTGGCTGTAGTATGTTTCTCAACCTAGGGTCAAAGGATTTGTTGTGGTCTGTGATTGCTTTATAGCACCACTTGTGGCAGTCTTTAAAATCTTTAACATCCCACTCATGGTGTTTAAACTGGGACGTATAATAATCATAGACCTGTTCAATAATATGGTCTAAATTATACTTGTCAACACTAATGTCTCCAAGAATATCGTCATTATATATTTTTTGATTATTCTGTGTACATAGCTTAATATGGGCTAATATTTCTAATACCTTATGACAAATTGTGCCTTTATCGGCTTTAATTCCAGATGGCGAACGTATACCTAGGACATATTCAATAAAATACTGTTGAGGACACATAGAGTGTGTTCCATAAGAACTGCTTCTTAAATATGTGATTATAATGGTAGTATTCCTTGATTTTGAAGAAAGGTCAAAATTGTATTGTTTTTTTGTTCAAGTGTCATATTAGAGTTATCTAATACTAGACTAAATCTTGTCCAATCATAATTATCTGGATCTAATGCTCGTTCTGGTTCAGAGTCTGAGTTGAATATGTCTTTGGTTAGTCTGATAACTATTCCATTATTATCTAATACGCTATTTACCTCATTAGGGAAGCGATTGTCTAAAATAATAGCCAAATCATGCTGCTCTCTATATATCTTTGATATAGTAGCATCCACCCAAATATTACCGTACATTTTACGAAAAATTTCAGTGCCAATAACCTCCATTACCTGTCGCCCAGTAAGATAGTCATTAGTAACCATGTCATTATAGTGTTTTTGCTGAATCTCTATAGGCATATCTGACCAACGAATATTGGTTAAAGTATTCTTATCCTCGTCTGTACCATAGCACTGCTCATGTGTTAATCCTAGCAGATTCATACAGATGTCTTGTTTTAATGGATCAGCAAAGCTATATAGCTTGCAAGAAATTGGTAGGAAATTTTGCTTAATAAACTTTTCTACAAATTCCCCTGAAGTACTTTTGCCAGATTGTTTTCTTCCAGAAAAGGCTAAGATTTTTGTCATACAATACTTTCTAAGTAGGTTTTGATTTCTGTATTAATTTCTTCCTTGCTCATTTCGCCAACGTCTGATTTGCTGATTTGCGGAATAAAAATTCTGTATGTATTCTGACACTTATTTTTGATTTGTTCTGCTGCTTTCCGTCCAGCGTCATCGTTATCTGTAAGAATAATAAGGCTCATAGCTCCGGAAGAATCTAATAGTATTTTTTGTCTATCGCTTAAAGAAGACCCAAACATAGCAACACTATTGTGTATACCATTTTCTTCTAGTCTCCAAACATTACCCGGACTTTCAACAATAATCGCAATGCCGCTTTTTAAAATATGCTCTTTAGCAAACCAGAAGTTATACAAATAGTTTTGACTCTTAAAGTCAGCATTATGCTTCCACTTGGGAAACTTCCATGAGTTCTCCGATGTGGGGCAAGGATTGGATGAACTGTGATATGCTTTGCAAGCGGGGCATTTTTCATATGTGCTACGGCCTGTGCATCCTACCATGAAGTCATAATTATTATCATAGATCGGAACCACCACTCTGTCACTCATCTCCTTGCCTTCTTTGGTACATAATCCAACATCATACTTGTTTAGTACTTCTGCTGAATAGCTTCTATCTATATAGTATTGGGCAGGAATGGCTAGGGACTTAACAATCTGACTTCTCTTAACTAGATTTGTACTTTGTACCGGCTGATTCTGTAAATAATTAACAACGCTTGTGAACTGTCTTTTTTCTCTATCTGTCTTGGAGATTTTTATGCTGTCCAAGTCTTTATTGATAAAGCCCGTTGCAAAATCTACGGCTTCCTTAAATGAACACGTTGTGTTACCGGGTTCTCTCCAACCATATTTTTGATTAGAGATTATTCCCCTGATGAATCCTATTACAGAACCCTTAAAGGTTTTTTCACATCCGTGTGTGCGACACTTCCAGTTGCCTCTATAGTTGTCTCCTTCTGGATATAGATTTAATGCCGAGATATTATCTCCACCATGAATAGGACAGGACATGGTAATCATTTTATGATTAAACTTAAATTCTAAACCAAAATGTTCCAGCACAGACTCTATATCGTCGCAAATTTCATCGCAAACTACTTTGAGTTTTGCCTGATCATTCAAAGGGGATTTCTTCTTCATTAGAGTAGTCATCTACTATAAAGCCTTCATTATTAGTTTTAACGTTGTTTACAATTTCTAGTCTCGTTCTACCTTCTGTAATCTTAGCACACCAACCCTTCATGAAACAATTAATATAATCGTTATCATCCAAACCTCCTCCGTGACGACTAATAACCGGGATTAATTTTCTATTACCATTATCGGAACCATCTTCCGCTATTTCTTCGTCGCTCTTACGTTTGAAAATACTAAAATTGCTACATAACCATATAATACGATCTGATCCGCTTGCAGAGTCAGTACTTTCTTTAGTTATACCGTCTCTGTTTAACTGAATAAAGGCCACAATAGGCACCTTATATCTTACAGCAAAATTATGTAGACTGGTCATCATAAAGCCTAATACCTGATATTCTTTCAAGTCTTGACTAATACCAGCGCTATCCATGAGTTTTAGATAGTCATAAAATATAACACATTCTTTAGCTGTTCCGTCATCATTTAAGCCAACCTCTTTTACAAGCCATCTTCTCATAATCGCCAGCTGATCTTCAAATGGCTTACCGGCTATACTTTTATGATATAGCTTCATGTTCTTTAGTTCTTGTACAGATTTACTTATTTTATTTTTCTTGTCTGGAGATTCAGAGAACTTTCCAGTTTCGATAACATTAATTTCTATCTCGCTCATCATAGCTAATAATCTGTGAATATGATCTTCTTTATTCATTTCTGTATCCATGTTTAAAACAGGAATACCTAGGGAAGCAATATTTTTACCCATATTATCTGACAATAGTGTTTTACCGGTTTTGGGTCTAGCTCCGATAACATTAATAGTTCCTTTTCTTAATCCTCCCCCTATTGCCTGATCATAAATGGGAAAGCCGGTAGGAATACCTACTTGATCGATCTTATTTTCTTCAAGGTTCTTAATATATTCTTCTACAGTAGCCCCAATTTGTTCGGGTCCAGAATCAGCATCATTAAGCAGTGAAGTGAAGTTAAAGATGCTATCTTCCGCTATTGCGATAATTGAAGATATGGGTTCATTACCACTAACGTCTAAGATTTTATCTTGTGCTTGTTCTAGTTGTTTTCTCAGGAGTCTTGCGATTTCTAGCTTGCGAATTTTTGCAGCAAATCTTCTAACATTCTCTAGACTTACTGGAAAATCCATAATAGCCTTGAGATGCTGTGTCTCTTCTTTTTTAGACAAGATATGAGAGACACCAATTTCCTGGGCTGTAGAATATATAGATGCAATATCAATTGTGTTAGTATTATTGTCACATAACGTTTTTAAACATTTATAAATGATACTATTACTATCAATAGTAAAAGAGCTTTCCTGAATAATATCTGCTATATCCAAATAAGCAGCATCTCCATATGTACAAATACCAGCCAAAACCGCTCTTTCTGCGGCGGGATCACACAAAATCATTAGCCTGCTCCTGTTGAACACTTGTTGCACTTATATCTTTCTATAGACTCGATCAACATTGGTGCAACTTTGTCTTTTTTTCCGCAAACACGACACTGCACCTTGATATGTTCAAATGGTGGCTTTCTCTCTGATGGTGGAGGCTTACGGATTTTCTTATCAATCTCCACATCTTCTTTGCACATGTTAAACTCAGGCATCCTACTGAATTTGTTCAAAGACTTTTTCTTTTTGGGTTGAGTAGCGGTTTCCTTCTTCACCCTCGTTTTTTTGGGCTGTGTAGTTGGAGTTATATTTTGTTCAGTTTGTGGTTCTTCTACAAGGCCACGCTGTAATATTGCTATTAGTTGTTTAATATCATCATTATTAAGACCCATGTTTCACCTTTGTTTTTTGAACTGACAAGATAATATCCGACAGGTTTTTTAACCCATTAGCCAAATAAGATAGTCTGTCGCTTCTTTGCTTGGCGTATTTCTTAATATTATTCACAGATTGGGCCTTGTCATTATGTTTAATAGCTTGTCCAGATTTTTCTAAATAGCCATAGCCTTTATAATTATTAATCTCATCTGCTATTAAATCTTTTAATGTTTCGTCTGCCCAATTGTATCTAGCTATTTCTCTATTAATTGTTCTTTGTGTATGAAAACTAAATTGGCCTAACCGATATGCTATTTGAGCACAATCTTCTGGTGTGAGCTTTTCTATTGTATCTCTACTCATCGTTAAATATTGATTAAGTTCATCAGACGGCATAGTATCATCCTTATAGGTAGAAAAGCCTATGGACTGCTCATATTCATCTAATATTTCGTCCCAATATTTTACTTCGTCTTTCGCTGTTTTAAGCATTGGAAATCCTTTCAAGCCAGATATCCGGAGATTCATTATAGGCTAATGATAAATATGTTATATTGTTAATGTCGCACCACTCTTCTTTTTCTCTATCTCTCTTTTGGGCCTTCAAAAAGTTTAATACCGTACTGTGATAGAATGATATAAACTTATAATGTTGCTCACCATGAACTTCAAAACAAATCTTTTTAAGTGGAATATAAAAGTCTAAATATAGAGTCTCGTTTTTTCTTAAAGGTATTGGTACTTCCTCTAATGTTTGTAGGGTAGGATATGCTAATTTAATTAATTCTCTAGCCTTAAGATGCAAGCTAGACTTATTTGCTATGTTACCCTTGGCCATATTTCCCGTTAATAGCCAATTATGAGAACCACCATCTAAATCTTTTATTAGCATTTTATGCCCATTGTATCCTTAACAGTTTTCACTAAATCATGATACGCTTTAGGATTCTCTAGTAGATAGTGTCTAACCTTTTCAGCTCCCTGAAATTTAGGCTTATCTTCTAAAGCAGTCAAAGTATACCAAGCACCACCTTTGTGAATGATACCCATGTCTGAGGCTAGTGTAATAGCTTCCATATATTTGTCAATACCCTGACCATATCTGATATAGCTTGTAATATTTCCTCCGGGTGGCCCTAAAGCAGAACATGCTACTTGCCACTCTATCTCTTGTCCTATTTGAGTACTATCGGCACTTAGAGTCCAAGGCTTGAAGGTTTTGGCTCTTAGCTTAATGTCTGTCTGATAGGCGATAGCCTGACCGCTCTTCTCCTTAAATTCTGCACCATATCCTGTAGGATTACCCATTAGGTGAGTAATGCCAATAACAATATTTTTATTTACTGGAATAACATTAGCGACCTTACGACAAAACTTAGCCAATAGTTTTGCTCCATCTGCTCTTTGCATCTTATCCATTTCGCTAGTAATTTCTGCTTCTGTACATAGTGCAGAGTAAGAGTCTATGATGAGTACGCATCCCGGTATCTCATTAATAATTTTTTCTGCAATCTGTAAATATTCTTCGCCGTGCAGAATCTTACCTTGTTGACTACCGATAACGTGAAATCTATCTAAATCTAATCCGGGTATTCCTTCTAGATCTCTTTTTTTCAGTCTACCTTCAATATTTAGGTAGTACACTTCTCTTGGACTTTTCAAACCTCCTTGATATTCTGGTTTTTGTGCTGTAGCAGCGAAGTCTAGTGATGTTGTGGTTTTGCCGCATTTTGGTTGTCCGGTTAAGATAACAAAACTACCTTCTGGTATGCCGCCATTCAAAATAATATCCAATGATGGACTAACAGGAATAATAACATTTTTACGATCAACAATGGCATTACCCGTTAGGATAATATCATCTCCAAAGTTTTTTACCACATCGTCTTTAAGACTCATTATCTAATCCCTTTAATTTAGAAATAATATTAGGTTTGACTTTTTGACCACCAAATTTTACATTATCAGAACGTTGTAGGTTCAATGACAGGTCTTGATTTTCATTACTTAGTTTGATCTGTTCTTGTTCTATGATAGCTGGTAGGTGTGGTGCTCGCAGAGAATATATTTTTGAAGCCTTGGGATTATTCAAGGCTCTAATAATAGCGGTTTCTGGATATTTTTTTAATAGTTGATACGCAGAAGCTATTTGATTCCTATAATATTTTTCCCATTCTTTAGCAACCCAGAATCTATAATGTAGATCCTTCTTATCCTTTTGTGCCATCTTTTCACAGATTAGCTCTGTGATATATTGGGCAGCAGATACGCTTTTCCCATTAGAGTACTTAGACGGATATTTTTTATTCGACATATTCTAACTATTATCAATCTCGCGGCCTGAAGATATAGCTTTGTGTTCTTTGCTTATGAGCATCCATATTCTTGATAAACTCATCAGAAAGCTGTGCGGCGCTCTCTGTCATAATACTTACTGTATTATTTTTCTTTGCTGATGTTTGTCTAATCATTAAGTCTTTAGTATGATCTTTTTTAGCCTTAGACGTTTTTTTGGTTTTACCAGCTTTGGCTATGACCGATTCTACCTGAGCTAAAGAAACCTTCAACTCTGTTGCAATATCTGATACTGACTTGTTTTGATCATACAGATACTTGATGGCGTATTCTGTTGTTTTAGATAGTCTGGGCATTATGATAACTCTCTTTCGGCATTATTAAGCCAAGCTAGATTTTTGGTGGTTAAAAAATTAAGGTATAGATCAAAGATTTTTTGGTTGACTTCTTTGAATTCAAATTGCTTTCTACCAATTTTCGATAAGAATTTGGTATTTTTGCCTTCGCTGTATAGTCCGATTGGATTATAAATCTTACCATATGTACCAATCTTGATATAAAATCTGGTAGGCTTATCATCTGTGCGAACAGACTTGGCAACCACCTTGTTGTTTTCTGTTTTTGATTGTGGGCGATCATTATCATCTAAGAAATCATGATCACCTAGTATAGTAAAGTATTCGTAGTGCTTTTCTGATGGTTCTCTGTTTTTTTGAAAAAACATAAAATCCGATGTTAGCTTGGCCATATTGTTTTAGTGCCTTTCTTCATTCGTGACATTCCTTTTGGTAGAGGCTTATCATCTACCGATTCTTTATAGCTATTATGTTTTTTATGTAGTTCTACCTTTTGATCGTCGCTAAGTCTGTCTCTGTTTCTGTTGGCTAGATCGCCTATCGTCTTTAGTTCGCTGTCAGACTTCTTTACAGAAGCACTTAATGTACTAACGTCTTTTATATAAAGCCTGTGTGTTGTTTTCTTATTGCATGAGATGCAATTAGGACTTTCAACATAGTCTTTTATATGAAAAAAAATTTCGAAGTCAGTATCGCACGACTCGCAATGATATGAATATGTGGGCATTATAGTGAGTATGATTCTGGTAAATAAACTGTCCATTCCCTGGGTATATCTGTTCTTATCTTAGATAGGTGGTGAGCTATAGGCAAGTATTTGATACTTTTTTGGGGCGTTATTGGTAAATTTATTAGTGGCATATTGGCTTGCTTTGGTGTTCTGTTGCGTTTTTTTCTGTTGCACGTAATACATGCTGTTACTATATTGGTCCAAGAGGTTGGTGTTCCTATATTATGATTCCATAATGACTTAGGTATAACGTGGTCGTATGTTAATTCGTTCATGTCTTTGGAAACACCACAATATTGACACATATAATTATCTCGTATAAATAAATTCTTACGAGAAAACTTTACCCTATAAGAGTTAATCCTATAGTATTTATTAGTTTTAGCTACTGCCGGTATGGGATACTTTTTATTATTAGTACCCATTATATAGTCATTTTTATAGAAGTCTATAATTTCTATGGTTGCGATTTGTGAGCTATCATTTTTCATAGACCAAATAATAGCCTTCTTCCAGTCAATAACTGTTAGAGGACTATAATCAGCATTTAAAACTAAGCATTGACTATTTTGGTTGTCCATTTTCGTAAGTGTCTAAGCGTCCAAGAATTTTGCCTATAATCGGATGTCTAACAATATCAGAAACATCCAAATATGATACTCCTATCCCCTCTACATTATCTAAAACGTTTGTCATAGTGTGAAACCCACCCTGCAAATGTCTATTTAGGTCTGACTGGCTAACGTCTCCAGTCAAAACCATCTTACTGTTTGTGCCAAGTCGTGTCAATAACATTTTTAGTTGATCGTATGAAGCATTTTGACATTCATCCGCCACTATAAAGCTGTCATGAAAATTACGACCTCTCATTAAGCCAAGAGGTACAATCTCGATCTTATTGTTGGTCTTAAGACTAGCATATAAAGCACTAGAGATAAAGTGGTTTACTTCGTCTAGTAAGGGCAATAGATACGGATGTAATTTTTCTTCTGCTGTTCCTGGTAAATACCCGATTTTTTCTCCGGACTCTACTACAGGTCTGGTTATAACTATCTTTTTGACCTTATTATCTAATAAATATTCCAAGGCCATACCAATAGCTATGTGTGTTTTACCACTACCAGCCACACCTTGACAAAAACTAATATAGTTTTCTGCTATAGTTCTAATATATTGTTTTTGATTTTCTGTTCTTGGTTTTAATCTATTGCGGTAGATATCTCCAACCGGCTGAATATCATTAGTCAAATCAATAACTTTAGGTTTTTTCTTAATGTTTTTGCTTTTTTTTCTCAAGATATTTCCTTTACGGATAGTGGGTTAAATTAGACATGCACCGCCAGCGCAACTAATTTCCTCTATCCCGGTCGTGTTATCCTCTGTCTCAGCAAGTTGCGTATAATCAACCTTCTTAAAACTATTGAATAAATCACAATAGATCTTCCAATTATAGACGTCTTTCATGCAGTATGTTAAACGTCTAATGTCGCTGTCGAAATATTTACCAGCAAAATTTTTCATTTTGGTCATAAACAGGAGCTTGTCTTGGTTGTCATTATCTTTAGCTTGATTTAAGCTGACATAATCACAAGCCGCCCACAAGTTGTTGTTAAAGGCATTTAGAGCAAGCTCGATTAAACCGGAACACCACAATGCTGCGTCACCGTACTCTTTAACAATTTCACGACTAGTATAAACCGTTGTGAAAGGAGCCTGTGGATAGTCTTTATCTCCGCTTTGAGGAATTAATGATATGCCAGCAAAATACTTACGATTATCATAAATATACTTTGTAACATCATCCCATTCATCTGGCTTAACCGTTACAGTGTTGCTAACATTATGACTTAGATAGTCTTGAGTACATAATGCTCTATTCTTGCCCGAGTTCACCCAATTCTTTTGCGTTTCTTTGACAACCTCCAACATTTCCACCGCTGGCAATTGATTTTTAAGCTTGGCTCCGTCTGGTACTTCTATTGGAAATTTAATAACCTCATCTGTGTTATTAGCTGACCAAGAAGATTTTTCACAGGCTTGTGGATTTAACTTCTTAAAGTGTTGGTATGGTGCTTCAAGAATATTGGACTGAACATGTCTAATATATCTCTTAGCGTGGTGTGGATGAATACCTGAGCTTGTGCCTAACATACTAGAAGATGTGCCTTCTGGCTTTAAACATGTTACTCTAGCGGCTTGATTGATGTCGATTTTCTTTGCTAGAGCCTTATTGGTGTCAACAGCAATTTTTGCACCCTTTGTAAGCACCTTTTCTGTTAAGACTAGATCATGCTTTTCCATAGTTCCTGTTAAGGATACTCCTAATAGGGCTTCTCTTGAAAAGATTTTTTCACTAACATCTCCTAAGTACTCTAGCTTAGTAAAACCAGCCTGTAAAGTACCGATGATTGCTGCTGCTTTGCATCTTTCATAAAAGTCATCTTCATCAATAACGCTTGAGCAGTTAATGGTGGATAGGTTGCATCCTTGCCATCCACTTTTGCCACTTTCTTCATCAACTGGCCACATACCAATTTCTACACAAGGATTAAAAATCATTTCTGTGGATTCGCTCCAAATGAATCCTGGCTCACCAAACTCCTTGACGCTTTCCATTAATGTTTGGAATTCTTCAAATGTGGTATCGTTTTTGAGTAATAGGGCGGAGTTATTACTACGTGCTCTTTGTGGATTTTCCATATACCAATTGCCAGTTTTAGCCTTAGCCATTTCTTCATCGTCTGGACTAAATAACGCTAAACTAGCAGAGCGACGAACACCACCACTTAATACAGCATCACTGCTATGCATTACAATATCATAAGCATCAATTGGCCTGAGTCTTTTTTGACCATTAGCAACACAACGATCTAATAAGGTTCTAATTTTTTCTAGACCATGTTGTAGTGGCTCAAATCCTGGAGCCTTACCTACGCCAGAGCTTAATGAAGATCCCTTAGTTCTGATATTAGAATAATCGAATACAACGTGTGTATTTTTATACTCCTTAAAATCCTCAACAGGCTTGCTAAAGTATGAGCTTAATAGTGCGCCTAGAGCATCAGCCCAGCCTTCGATACTATCGTCTACTACATATTTTGTGCCAACTCCTTCTTTTACATTATGTTCTAGTGTTGGTAGTTTAGCCACATGATGCTTTTGTACACTGAATCCTGTACCACTACCACAGAGTAGTAGCCAAAAACACTCTTGGAAAAATCTTAATCTATCACAATAACTAGAAGTACAGTTTCCTGTTGTTAAACCATTTGCTAATACAAAACTATGATCCTCTTCTACTTCTAAACACCATACATGATCATATACTTTTGTATTCTTAATATTTGTTACCTTAAATTTAGCACAACTCTTTCCTCCAATATTATTAATTATACGGAATTTAATGGTATATGGTCTTGTACCAAAATTAGTTACTTGACCAGTTAAATCGGTTTCAGAAACTATGAAAACACCAGCAATAGGAAAACATTTTCTGATAAATTCAATATGATCCAAATTACTAGATTGAATATTTCTATAGATATTTTTTGTGTAATTTGTATTTAGTTCTCCATCTGCGTCTAAATATCCTCTTACAAATGCTCTAATTAATCTTGGTTCATCTTTTTCTGGATTTGGGGCAGTCTTAAGATAAGTGCCAGTATACGCCATAAAGTCACCATCTAAACTTAATGATGAACTGTTTTTAAATCCAAGTTCTTCAAATCTATATTTGTATTTTATTTGATCTCCACATAATCTTACCATACTATATTTATATGTACCATCTTTGTATTTAACTTTTGTGCCGTCTCCGTAAACATAGCCATAAGCCCAATAAAGTCTTTCGTCTGGCAAAGCATTATCGTAGTCAAAATCATTAAAAATATCCGGTACTGCTAATAATTCATCTCCAATATTTAAATCTTTTGTTTGTTTCTTTTGTAGTGTTCCATTAAGAAGCCAATCATGACCACTAGTGGTAAGTATTTTAGTATCATCACTATTATGTCTAGATATTGTTACTTCTATTAATTCTTGATTTCCTCCGCTAACAACTTTTGCTCTCTTCCACATACCAGTATGTGTTAATACTGTTATTTCTTGACCATTAGAAAAATCAGCAAAAGATACGACACCTTCTGAAGATACAAATTTTGTATTCTTATGAAAACAATTATAGATTTTAGCATGACGTTTTAATATAGGTTCTCCACCAAACTGTAAGGCTCTTTGACTACCTAATACCTTTTTCTTGTACATCATATCATAGGCCCAGTCTATATCGGCCTTGATATCGCAATCAGCATACTTTGTATGCATCATGTTTTTAACTCTCTCTACGGCCTCCTTCCAAGTTTCTCGTCTGTTTTTATCTTCTAACCAACGAGCATACTTGCTAACAAATGTATAATTTTGTAGTTCTTGAAGGGCCGACATATTATCTCCTATTTAAAAGTGCAAGAAATCCGAGAATGACAATACTTTTGAAAGACATGTTAACCATTTCTGTATTGTCCATTATACTATAATAGATGTGTAAAAACAATATCATATAAAACGCAGTTTGATAGATCATAATACACCAGTCAATTCCCTTAGCCAAGAAAGATCTGGCGTTACATAATTTATTTTGATACCGCTCATACTAACAAATGTATCAAATCTTTTTTGTGCTTCTTCATCAAAAAGGTGTGTACCATGATTATCGCTCATAAATACGGTTGATACGCCTTCTTGCCACAAGGCCATAATACAGTCGCAGCAGGATTGTCCTGTAACATAAGCTATTCCATTATCTGGTCTAACAACACAATTAGACAAAGCATTACGCTCGGCATGTATCATCCAAGGATATTTTAGTGGCCTAACATTAGGTAGGTCAGTATCCTTGAGTCCGCGAGGAAAGCCATTATATCCCATCCCCAACACTCTGTTGTGATTATCTGTAATAACACAACCATGTTGAGTTTGAATATCGTGACTGCGTTGCGAAACAACTTTCGCAAGTCCTAAAAAATAATCTGTCCAGATTGGGCGCATTTAATCAGTTAGATTTTTCTAATAGTTTTTTATAAAATACTAATGAAGCAATTGCTCCAGCAACACCCATTATTATGCCCGCCGGTTGAAGTGGTGTCATACCCAGCAGATAGGTTATTATACCTCCAGCGTATGATCCTGCAACCCCTAAAGATATTGTTTTCCAAAAACCGAAATTCTCTTCGCCAGGAACTATACTCTTGGCAATACTACCAACAAATAATCCGTATACACACCATATCATAATACTAAACATTGGCTGCCTCCATCAGTGTTTTAAGTTCATCTTCACTAAGATTTTCACCTGTATTTAAAATAGCGTTCATCAGGTCCACACCATAAGCTTTGTATGCGTCTGGCGTGAGTTCTCTCTTGATTGCTTTTTTTATAGTTCTTTTGGTAAACCACGATCTGCGCATGGCGGTTTGTTTAATTTCGGAGCCGAAATAGTCATACTGTTGATTTTTATTTAGCAAAGAGCGCAGCTTGCTTTTGTTGCATTCTTGTAGCACTCTAATAACAGTTAATATAATACTGATAATCATTAATATAGCAATAACACTACCACACTTTTCAGTGCCATGATCAGGCACCTGCAATAAAACTTTTTCAGCAATATTTTTTAGTTTAATGTTATTCATTTTTGAAATACCTTTGTTTTGCAACCATTTTCGTCGCAAGATTGTTGGGGTGTTGCGGTTTTGGGCTGTTGCTTATCTGGTTCGCAATAGCCGCAATTCACTTTTGTAATGTCGTCTCCACTAATATACCAACCCTTACCCTTACACACTGGACAATCTTTTCTTTTATATTTGTCAGATACTTCTGTATTTTGAGCTTTAATAATACCACCCACAACAGTAACGACAGATGTGGTGGAACCTTTATATCCATAATCCCCAAAAACCAAAAGAGACCCTATTAATGTAAAGGCTAATAATTTATTCATCTCTTCGTCTCCATCTTGGCTTGCGTTTTTTTTCTTCTGGTTTTGGTAGGTCTATATCTTCAAGAGACTGTGGGGCAAAAATTTTAATTAAACCAAGAACAAAGCTGGTAATAATACTTATTAACCTGTTTAATACAATTCTATCTAAGATTCTCATAAATAATCCTCAAAACCATAAGAGGGTAGTTTTTGCACAGGGAATCCGTCAAAATTACTAAAAGCATAGCTGCCATCTTGAGCTAACATTCCAGCAGCAACTTCTGCACGAATTAAAAAAGAACCATCTGGGATTGGACCCCAATCTGGGTGTCCACCATCATTCCATTTACCCCAACTATTTTGGACCAAGAATAATGGCTCACTACCAGTATCGTCACACGCTATCCAAGCCATACAATGAGCCCAGCTACCACTAGGATTAGCTATGCCCTTCTTATCTCTCTTGTGAGTAAAACCATAATTAGAACAGACGGCTAATCCATAACCGTTAGCTAATGCGTCTCTGGCTTCTTCAATAGTTTTAATTAATGATACCGTTTTAATTTGGTGATCATTAGCTAAATCTATAACCTTATCTGGTAGACCTCTACCACCCCATCCTGCTCCTAAATTACCATTATACTTACTTAAATCAATAACGCCTTTATAGTCCTTACGTACTAAAACGCCACCAATTTTAGATACAAATTCTGCTGCTCTAGAACAACTCATTCCTTGTCCAGCCCAACCTCTGGCTCCATAAATAGCTTCTGTTGCGCCTCTTGCTATCCAAGACTCTCTTTCTCCATCGATATCTATCTCTACGGCTCTACTAATATCGCAAGCATTACGTGTTCCGTGAGACACACAATCTCCTGTTGTTTGTCTTTCGTTATACGGATTTTTGTCAAACTTCAACACACTCTTGTATGGGGTAGATAGTTTACCTTTACCGCTATTCTTAATTTTTTTACTAGCGGCTCCAAATAATGGATATTTAGAAGTTTCCATTAAATGATCAAAAATCTGTTGTTCCCAAATACAACCAGAAAAACCTTTGCGATAATTATTATAGAGTTCTTGTGGAGATAATCTTGCCATTATTTACTCCCCTCATAGCAAGCCCATGCTAATGCTTTGAATCCATCCACAGCCTTTTCTCTTAGTTCTTCGTTTAATAAAACGTGATCGTCTCCAATAGCTTCTATCACAAGAGACTGGGCTGCTTTAGGAAGATCAGGATATTTACCTTTGATATCTAGCTGTAGCATTAAACCAGCAAGTCTATTTGCTTGTCTAATCTCATCAGTATTTTTAATGACTTCATTCTCATTAGTTAGTGAAATTAATGTAGCCATATCATTATACAACCCGGCTAGTCTTTTAGCGTCCATTCTTCTATCTGCACTAATAGATAGTGCCTGAATAACGTCGTTAGCCTTTACTCTGAGTTCAGGAGTTTTGGGTTCTGGTAAATTAAGCTCGTCTACTACCACAACCTGTGGCTTGGGACCAAGAGGAATATTAATATTCTCTAGACTGGGCTTAAATATACCAATTGCCACTAAAACAGCTGCAACTATTAATAACCATTTATTATTCATACAATATCCTTTCCCTTACCCTTTGCACATACAACTGGACTAATATACGGAAACATCTCATCAGCCACTCTTACAGCCTCTTCACAGCCGCTTTGAAAAGCCAAGTCTCTAGTTTGTTTCCACGAGACAATTAACTTGAAAAAGATGTCCTCTTTATCTGCTTCGGTAATAACCACTGGCTTAACAGGTGGGACCACTACTGTATCCGCAACTGTTACTTGTGGCTTAACATTATTTAGTACAGACTTTGCACGACCAATAACAGATGCTAATAATGTTTGAATGGGACTAAGTTTATTTTTAAACATAACCCATACAACCAAACCCACACCCGCATATAGGGCCAAGTCTGTTGTGCTTAAACTACTACTAAACTGATCGAAACTTTCTGTAAAGTTCATATTAATCCTCTTATTTTTCAGAAATCTTTGGTGTCACATTTTCTGCATTAGGATCACTATCTTTGCTTGGAAAAACACCAGTATCTTTGAATGTTGTTACCATAGCATCGATTGTTGATCCTACTAGTATCATCAAAAACGCTTTGACATACTTATGTATAATAGGTTCTACAAGAGTTGGAACAAAGGGAATATCTATCACAATAAATACGCTGTCATAAAACCTAGATAAAATTTCCATCGCCACCGCTTTTTTATCTTTACCAGCTACGCCAACAGCGGTTACTTCAATAGCCTGAACGATTTTGGCTACGGCTAATTGTAAAACTTTCCACGCTTGTGATACTGCGACTATTCTAACTTCCTTGAGGGCGTTTTTTGCTTCTAGGATTAGGCTTTCGAGTTCTGGTTTTAGTAGTTCTAATAATGTCATCTTTTTTTCTCCTGTTATTAACGGTATTGGCTACTTCTCTTTCTTCTGTTGATGCTGTGTTCCACCAAGTTTGCTTAATGGCATTTCTACTGCTTATATATTTGTATAGCAGTGTGAGCTGCCCAATGATTAGTATTAGAGCTTCTAGTCCTTTGCTTGTTTCTTGAATAAGATCTTCTTTTTGGTCTACGTTATCCAATAAGCCTACTAGGTATAGTCCACTAAAAACAAAGCTGACTAATGTAAACCAAAATTCGCTTGTTCTATAACCGGGCTTAATCATTAATACACCCTTTATGTTCTTTCGATTCTTTCTTCTAAAGCTTCTAGGGTTTTCCCCAGAGTTGCTATCTGAACTTTAAGTTCGGTCATTACTTCTGTGTTACGCTGCAAAGCCATAGACAAAGCTGCTTGAGTTTCTTTGTTTACGGCCAATCTCTCCATTATAAATTGACGGTCTTGTAAATAAGGAGATTTTGTTTCGATCATATCTGCAACTTCCGCTTTGGTTGCCATATTTTTCCCTATAGTAAACCAAAAACCAAGCATAGTGACTATAATACCAATGCTTGTTGTTGCAAGACTTTCCCAAAAATGTATTATAGTATCACTCATAGATTGTTGCCTTTCTAAGCGAAAGAAAAAAGCCACCATACCTGTTACAGTATCATGGCTTCTTCCGTTATAGCCTTTAAAAATTAGTAAATAATTAATTAGTAATTAGTTTTAGCCTTGTAGTTATCGTTATATGGTGTGGTGTTGCCACGCATATATGTTAGTTCGCCAGGGACGGAGCCGGTTGGCGTTGCGGCTTCGTCTGTTGCGAAGGTGTCTACTTGTACTTGTGGATAACCAGCATCAAATGTGTTGGTTACTCTGTTGTACTTGTTTTGTCTAATAGCTGAAGTAAACTTACGAGTACGAACAACCTCTAACTTATTTATACTACGAATAGTATCTCCATCATTACCGGTTGTTTTGATAGCATTGTTGCTAACACCGGCTAGTTCTGATGTGATAAGACTGGAAATTGGCTTGACATGATTGTGGGCAAATTCTCCAGCAGATACTGCCTTACTGGCGTAGTCTTGAAGAGTTGTTACGTCCTCAACAACTACTGAACCAAACACACCCACTGAGGGTGTTGGAGTGGCAACACTATCGGCAACACCAGAGATAACTGATCCATTGGCCTTGATTGTGCCATTAGCGTTATTAACCTCTAGATAAGAACCGTAGCCGTTGCCTGTTAAAGATGAATTATTGACTTGTACTGTGGCCATTATGCTACTCCATAATAATTATTGGGAAACTGCCGTTATCCAGATAATACACCACTATTTGTCTTTGTGTACAGAATTAAATCTCATTAGGTTCTTTAGACTGTTTATAGATGTTGTTCTTAGTCCAAAAAGGCCGGATTTATTGATGGTGTCAAAATGTTTATCTGTCCATATATTGCCGGTAGACAAAACATTCAAATCTTTTGAGTTTTGATGCAGAAAAATGGAAGCTAGGATATTATCGGCTAAATTATCTATAAAATAGCCACTAGATGGATAAACGTGAGTGATATTGAACTGATCAAAAATTTCACATATTTTTTTGAGACAGTGGTGGTCGAATACTCTATATTCTAGTATATATCTAATTTCTATGCTATTAGCAGCTGTATATTCTTGTATAAGCTTAATATCTTCTCTAATTTTTTCATATTTTCTATTGGTCGCTAGATTTTGTGGCATAGAAACATCTATTGCCTTGGCCCCCATCTTATGGGCCTGTTCTATAGCAAATCTTCTGGTTTTAATATCAGATATACCCAAAGGATAATCAATCAGACAGGAAAGAGTAGTGTCACTTGGGATGATATTTTTGTGTTTTAATAGATAATATGGAAGAGTAATACTATTTATAGGATACTTGCAGACCTCGACCAAGAGGGATTTCGCTTCTGCATCAGTAATATCTGTATGGATAACAGCGAAATCAATATACATACTATTTTAGTTTCTTTAGTAAATTTTTAATGTAGTCTATATTTGGATATTTTTTTGTACCTAAAACACCATCTGCAAAACCATATCTTACAGCCTCTTCTGACGTCAAAATCCAATCTCTTTTTGTGGCTAATTGCGTCACAATATGTTTTCGTGCAATCATTCTTTTCCAATTTTTTTCTTTACTAATACTACTATTTATACACCTATCGGTAAAGATATCTATCATCTTTTCGCTTTCTTTTTCGCTCCATTGCACTGTGCTTAGGGCTGCTTTATGTTCATTATCAATACTTAAAGACCCATAGTGTATAAGAAAGTTGGTATTCGAACTCAATATTCTTAAATCGGCCGCTTGCAGCAAAACGCTGCTGCTAGATTCTACCTTAGCATAAGCGACAATACATACTTTACTTTTACTATTTTTTATGTTGTCGTAAATGCCAAGACAATCTTGCCAATCTCCACCCGGTAAGTGCATATGTACTAAGATAGGGTCTAAAGATATAGTGTTTAAATATCTTAGATTTTTTTCAAAAAGAATAGCGGATCTATAGTCCACACCAGACTCTTCGTTTTCAGAAGAAAAGTAAGAATGTAAATATAGTTCTCTATTTTCTATATCAATATTATAATCATGAATATTGCTGAGAGTATTATTATTGTTGATTGTCATATGTTTTGTCTAGTGTAGAATAAATGGTGTCATTTATTAGCTTCATTGTTTCTGAGTCCGTAAAACATTTACCGATAGCTACACGAAATCTATAGCGTGTAAAAATGTCTAAAATTTCTACGCCGTCACATTTTTCTATAATACTTTTGATTGGTCCGGTAATACTAAAGTTGGTGTGGCCGAGCCAAAAATTAAAAATTTTACTGGATGCCGTATGTTCATTGTATGGAATTAATCCTAATGGACTTGCGATTACTCTTACAGGTTTGTTATTAGACGTTTTAACGATTTCGTCTCCGTCTTCTTCCTGCATATCATCCATCAGGTCTTCTATATCATGAATATCATTATTGTAATCTCTCCATTTGGCTTCGTCAGTATCTTCTCCAAACGGATCCATCCATTTTTCCCACATTATTAATGGTTTCATTTTTATCCTTTATGTCCGATGTTTTGATAAAATTGAGACGGAGACACAATAGGGTCGTTATTTTTATTAGTCTTATTACCGTCTGCCTGTTCTAGTGTCTGTCCATATGCGTCTATTAGATTGTGCCAAGTCAATATCGACTTTTCCATAAAATTAATACCGCTAGTGTTTTGAGCAGCAAAATCTGACAATAGGTTTAATATCGTTTGACACAATCTTCCTTCATTTAACATAAATAGCATGTAGGCGAATTGCTCTGCATCTGTGGTAGAAGCATTGGGTAGTTGCATATCTACTACTATGGTGCCATTTTTTTGAACGCTGATAGTTAGTTGATTATCTGTTTCTTCTTTAGGTTGAGTTTTAAATAAACCTTGAATATACTTAATAATATTCATTTAAGTTTTTGTATGACCTCTAATAAAGTATTTGTATATTCATTTGATTCAAGAAAATCAAACTCGTGCCAAAAAGCGTTGCTATTAATATTCTCTGTATATCCCACCACAAAACCATAGACAACATCAAGTGTTTGTTCTTGTGTATTTGCTAGAGGCATATTATGCAATGATATCAGCTGCGGTAATAGCTCTAACTCATTAACAAAAATATATTGCTTAAGATACTGAACAAGATTGTAGTCGATCTCCTTGATATTTTCTGAGCTAAGTTCTAGACAAGGAAAACTAATTTTTTCTTTATCTATAGATAATACGAATTTTTTATTAGCAGAAATATCGGCAGCAAATAGTACACAGTGTATTCTTACCTGATATAAGTCACTCACCTGTTACGCTCCTGATTGTTTCTATAGCCTTATTTAAACCTTGTCTTACAGCTTCTCTAGTAATACCGTATTTTTGACCAATCTTCTCAAAAGTATAAGACTCAAAATAATATAGCTTGATATAGTCTTTTTGTCTAGTGCTTAGGCAGTCTAGCGATAAGAGGTTATCGATTAGTGTTTTTAGGTTTTGTTCATTTTCCTTAGCTATCATAATATCTTCTGGAGACATAGACCTATTATCCTGAGTTAAGCTGTTTACTGCTCCAGAATCATCATTCTCGTTCAAAACATGATCTAAGGAATAGACCTTTTTAAACTTTTTGTTCTTTTTGTGTTCTTTAGATACATAGGTTTGTATAGCCCATAAAGCACACTGGTTTCTGTAGGAATACTTGGTTTTCTTAGTGCCTTTATTGTTCTTATAGTTTTCGTCCCATCTCCAGTCCGCCATCATAATGGCACTAGCTACAGAAGATATGGCGTCTTCATCCTTGAGCATCTTAGAAGACAGTCCTTGATAAAACTGGTTGGAGAACTTAGAAATAGACTTCTTAGCCAACAACATATAAGTGTCTAGACTATCAAAATGTAATTCCTGATGATTTTTATACGCTATTTTTTGATTACCAATTCCATTCAGCTGTAGTAACATATTTATATATTTTCCTTGTGTAAATCCTGTTCATTTTACTATAATTACATTATTATAGTATAAATGATTATTCCTTAGTTAGCTTCTTCCAAGCTTCTGGATCAGGTCTATCCTTATCTCCCGGTTTAGCTGGCCTATATTTTTTGCCTTCTCTTTCCTTTTTCTTGCGAATATTATCCCATAAGCCGGGTTTGGATGACTGTGACATCTCCTGATTAGTATCGACCTTTGCCTCGTCAGAGATTAAGGTTTTATCGTCTTCAGTCAATGGCACATTCATGACAAAATCATGAAGCTGCCCCATACTTTGGCAAGCTGCGTCAATCTTACCATCTGTCCACGCAGAAGTCAAGCGTTGTGTTACAACCGGGTCCGTCACCCTTTCAATCATAGTACCAGCACAAGAGTGGGCTTGTTTTAAAGCATTCAGGGCGGCATTGGTATTGTTAAGAGGATCATTGGCTTCATCGTCGCCATATAAATCATCTAAGTTTTTCATTGTAGACGGACCTAGTTCAAACTGATTAATATCATTATAGCTATCTGCTTTAATCTTAGCCTCCGTCACAAACATAACAAAGTCATGTATAGTTCTCATATAGTCTTCTGTAATAGCTATTTTACCCTGTAGCCAACTCTCAGTTAAGTTTTCTCTGATAGCCGGATTCTCAAGAGCCGAGATAATGGACTGACTATGTTGCATAATGGCCCTTAATGAGCCTACACTCATTTGATAAAAATCGTTTTTATACTCCATCATTTCTTGCTTAGTGGTTTCTTCTTCGTTTTCTTCTACTTCTACAAAGTCACCATCTTCTGCTTTGCTTTGAAGTTTTTGATTAACAGCACCCAGTATGTCATATATGCGATCCATTATTCACCTATTATAAGAAGAAAGTTTTTTCATTTTATTACCATGCTTTACACGACCAATATCGTGCTTTCCATTTGGGTCCAGGATTATCACAATTATGTCTTGCTCTAAAGCTTCTACGTCTTTCAGGAATGTTTTTCTTGATCTTCATATTCGGGTCACCAAAATTTACTTTAACAACATTACCTTTATCATTTTTGACATAAACGCTGAATTTTTTTGGGCCGTCTGGTGTTCTAAAGGGTTTGTTTAAAGTAACTTTACGTCCCTGATATTCGGACGCTTTAGCTTCGCCATCATACCTAAGATATCTGCCGTCTTTTTTATAGTTGCCTCTTCTCTCAAAATAATAGATTTCATATGTGACAGGATCTACATATTGGAATTTGCCTTGTGTTGGTATAACAAATTCTTCTGTTTCTTCTCCGAAATCAACATAATCACTATCGCTTGGTGGCACTATTTCAGAAGCCTCTACTAGTTCAACCTCTCCACATTCCGAGCAATCATTGTAAGATAAAGAAAAGCCTAAAATATCTAATACGCTAGAGAATAAACCTCCAGCACTCTTGCGAGTCTGACCTAAACAAACAGCCACCCTTTGCTTTTGGTCTGGATAATCTTTTTTCATGGTTTCGTTGCCCACGCAACGTCCCACAAATTTATCTTTATCTTCGTTTGGTTTTGGCTTTGGTATTGGCATAATAACTATTATTCTTTAAAAGTGAAGTTAAAATAATATCAGCAGTACGATCCCAATTGTAATATTCAGCCGTTTTAATACCTTCTTCGTTGGTATCTATACGATTATTATACACATATTTCATATAATGTGCAGTTTGATCAATCTCGTCCTCACCAAGCTTGGCCCAATTTCCAAAACCATTAAACCATTTACCATCATTAGCCGGTTCTGTTTCTGATACGTGTATTAAATACGAATTTTTATCATTACAATATTCTGTATGAGCAGAATAATTTGTCGCTATAACAGGTTTATTCATAGCCATGCTTTCTAAAATTTCATTATTCCAACCTTCTGCCCTAGAAATAAACACCCCACAATCACAGTTGAAAATAAATTCAGCCAGATGATATTGGGTAGGCAATCTACCAAAGATTTTGATCTTATCTTTAAGCTTACATTGTTCCACTAAGCCAAACCAGTAATCGTTTTCTTTTTCTGTCAAAAATGGATTAAATGGTAATAACCACAACTCCACATTATCTTCTTCCGTAAAAGCTCTTTCAAAAGCCTTTAATAAAATGTCTTGAGATTTTCTATGTTCCCATTTGCCTATATGAAAAAATGTATAGTTGGGTTTTTCTACTCTGATTTTGTTTGGTACAGAAAATACCGACATGTCAACTCCGAGAGGAGCTACATAAACCGGCTTTTTAACGCCATTATCTAATAGAACTTGCTTACTCCAATTAGATGCGGTAAAAATATAATCAGCATAATTAAGATGATGTACTTCTTTTTGGGTTAATCGGTCTATTTCAAAAAAGGGAAATACATAATAATGTCCATTACCAACCTTTAGAGATAGGTCGTATTGATGCCAAATCTTTAGGCATGGGGCAGAGTAGTCAAAAGTGTGATTGTTGTTTAATAGCTTATTAATAAGAACCTTATCTTCTTCTGAGTTAACCTCTATATTAGACCCTATGGGAAATACAGAGAGATTTAGATCAAGCTTAGATAAAGACTTAACGATATTTAGCGAAGTAATACCGTAACCTGTACCATTAATGGGGCAATTAATGCTTAAGTTTTTCATAATATATTCAGACTCCTAATGTTGGGTTTTTATTGGAATGAATTTGATTGACTCTACAAAACTGCCCGCATCTTGACATATGCTTAATCGATGATGATCCGATATAACAGCAACAAGACCTAATGCCTCCTAGTAACTCCTGTATAAGTTGACTAGTCGGGCCTTTATATTTTACTACTATTTTTGTACCTTCGCTAGCCCTATAATTCTTATTACTGTTTTCATACAGATTTTGTGCGTGGTGTGTGCTCATGCCATAATATGTAAATTGTGCCTTTCTGACTTCTGATCCGCCAGGATCTAAAGGTTGCCACCACTCATCAAGAACGTTTCCTGAGTTGTCTATAATAGCTCTACGATATTCATAGTCCCATTCCCCTTCACAACTATCACTACCAGCAAAATATCCTCCTAACATTACAAAATCAGAACCGGAACATAAAGCCTTGCAAACATCACCAACATTCTTATGACCACCGTCTGAACAAATTAATCCCAGTTTTTTGTCTCCGTTTTGAAGCCCATGTGCTACATACGCATTTTCTAAACAACAAGACAGTTGGGGCAAACCACACCCTGTTAAGAAGCGTGTGGTACAAGCAGACCCTCCACCGATTCCTGCCTTCACAATATCGACACCGCCATAAAGTATTAGTTCTTGTGTAGAAGATGTGTTAGTGACATTTCCTGCGATAATAATACTTTCTGGAAAATTATCTCTAACTTTTTTACAGTATTTAACAAATACATCCATATGTCCGTTGGGAACATCTATACATATATTTGGTTGTATGTCTGTTTGTTTTTTAAAGTCTAATAAATGATTAAGGTCGCTTTTTTTATACCCAATAGAAACAAAGGTATAGTCTAAGTTTTGTGGGTGTGTTTTAAAATAATTGACTAGTTGTTCTACTGTATGATATTTATGTAAACATGCTATCATTTTATGATTTGCTAAGTCTATAGCCATATTAAAAGAGCAGAAGCTCATATTAGCACACATTATGGGGATACCGGTCCAAATGCGTGGTGAATGATAAAAATAAAATGTTCGTTTCAAATCAATCTCTGATCGGCTTGTTAGCGTTGATCTTTGAGGCACGATCAACACATCATCAAAATCTAATTTGGTTTCATTAATTATCTTTTGCATCTAACTTCCTTAAATATTCATCAGTATTATAACAAGAAATATGTTTATTATCATCGAACCCAACTTCGGTTACGCAGATTTTTTCATGCGAAGTTAAGCCTCTTCCTTTAAAGTATTTTAATGTAGCTAAAATAGCACCTCCATGATCAATAGCATCAATAATAAAATAAAGCTGGCCTGAGCGCACATAATATTTTGGCATTGTGGTTTTTTCCACGACTATTAAAATTAATTAAACATCAAAAAATTGCCAGCGTCGATACGGTTCTATATTTTCGTCTGTATTTATGTGTATTAAATAAGACTTTAGGTCATTCCAGCAAGAAAAAACCATTTGATGGGGGATGGTTCCAAAAATCCAGTCGGGAGTGTGTTTTTTCCCTTGTTCCATATGTATTAGAATAGGCTTTTTAGATCTATTCGCCGTAAAAATTTCTTCGTAAGTGCCACACGGATGAATATCTAGATCTAGATTTACTATTAAAAAATCACTAATATCTACCAGTCTAAGATCCACTCTACGAATCACTTTCATCATCTCAGAAAGTTCATCATATCTTTCTTTTTGTTTTAGTTTAGTTTTTATCACATGAGAGTCCTTATCTTCTAAGCCTGTGTTCGTAGGCTTAGTAATAGGATTAAATACTACCACCCCCATGTTTTCTAAAAATGGGGTGATGTTATCTCTCCATGTGGCGCCTCTATCGGCAACTCTATCCATTGCACCGGCCAAATATACTCTTTGATTTTTTAGTCTATTCATTTTTATAAATCCAGCACCCCTGCATGACTTTAATTTTATCCTCTCCAAATTTTTCGTTGACAGCTCCTATAACACCATGCCAATAAGGACAATAATCATGGCCAGCAATATATCCATTCTTTTTGACTTTTGGCAGCCACGTTGCAATATCTTGTTTAACCGAATCATAGGAGTGGTCCATATCAATAAAAACAACATCACAAGAGCTATCTTTAAATATTTTTGCTGCTTCTGTTGCTGGTTTTCTGATAGGTGTAAATTTTCTACTGCCCATATTGGCTAGAAATTGAGCATAAATATCTGTGTTTTTAGCTATTTTATGGGTAGAATCTTGTTCACTAATGGATCCTCGCCAATGATCCACTATATAAATAGAAACAAGTGGGCTGGCTATGTCACATAAAAACGACGAGCTTTTACCTAACCATGCGCCACACTCTACAAATGTACCATGACCATTGATGGTAGACAATAAAAACCTATAAACATCTTCAAAACCAAACCAACCATCTATATCAGCAGAAGTTTGCATATTGACTACCTTAAATAATTATAATACGATATATAATGATTAATAGTTAAAATAGGACCATTTTGGGCACACTGTTCAGCATAAAGCCCATCATGAATATATGTATTTTCGATATGCCTGACCAACTTATTATATTTCCATCTGACAAGATAACAAGCTGTGTCGATTTCATAAATTTTTGGAGCAAACGAAGGGGCAAGTCTTATCGATTCATCCTTATTGACCTGTCCCCAACACATAATAGAAAAATCATATTCTAAATATGGTCCAATGGTTTTGTATAAGTTGGGATGTATGATATTGTCGTCGTCGTGAAATAATATTAAATCATCGTCTTTAAACGGATAATTATCTAACACATAATTTCTTGCTTTAATGCCCACAAATCCAGTATCCAAACACTGCAAAACAGTTGCACTATTAATATTAATAGTATCTGATATGGAATGGCAGATGATCCATCTACTTTGTGGGGGTATTGTGTGTTGTATTATGGATAGATTTTGAGGACGAGAGCATGGCGTAATTATATACAACATAAGACCTTACCACGGATCTACAAAGAGAAAGGTGAAGAGATTATTTGATTGTTTAACTCCCGGAATATGGCCGCGTCTGGTTTCAGACATTTCTCGCAAACCAGAGTATATACCCAAACACAAGCTTAGTATGTAGATGTAAAACATAGACTTATTATACAGTAGAGCGATAGGCTTGTCAATACGTTATGTCTTAAAAAAGCATAATTTGTGATGGATTAATTCTTAAATCAAAATCTGGTAATAGACTATAAAGATTTTTATGAAAACACACATGTTCACAATCATAACCTTCATATTTACCAGACAAAAAGGCGCTACTCTTATATATGGTACTGCCACCAAAAGCACTATTAACTTTGATCGGCGGACTACCTATTGGTGGTTGCCACAGACCAAACCATAACATAGGATCATAGTGATAGTACTCATACTGAGCCTGTAAATCCTCCCACCAACTACCACGATACGCCCAGCAATCATAGTTCCATAAATTTTGGTGTCCTAGTGTATGAATAAACTTTATTTCAAAAGAATTACCTGCTATGGCTTTGATTTGATGTTCTTGTTGCATCCAACCAAATGAGTTCATGAGACCATCTAAACTAAATTTTTGAAAATCCAAATCTATTACTACAACATAATCAACATCTTCATAATTTTGTTGTATATATTCTATACAAAAGTTTCTGTGTTTAGCTAGGGCGGATGTTCTGTTTTGAGACTTTAGTAAGGAAGGGTTTTCTTTGGTGAATGCCGCTAGGTCTAGTTTTTCAGAAACATAATTGAATCCAGAAATTGTTTTGTGTAGTAATTCAAGTTGTTCTGGCGTGTTGTCTGAAGAGTCGTTCTCATAAACAAAGTAGGAGAGTTTACCGCAGGTGGCTCTGATCTTATCTAATTGCTCTATGTTAGTTTTGAGACTGTTAGATAAATTTCTAGCTAGTCCAGCGAATATAATATGCTTATCTTTTAAATAATTTTGCCCTGCTTCTATGTATTCTAGATACTTAGACTGAAATTCGGGTAATACTGCAAATAGTGGTTTGGATAACATTATATGTTGATTTGTTGAAGGATGTTTTTCATTGCGCTATATCTATTCTTAAAAGAAGTAGCATGAAAAAAACGAGTATCATCAGGAATTTTTCTTGCGTCATTAATATGTGGATTCCACACATAGTCTAGTTGCTGCCATAGGATATTATCGGCATTTGGAGACATATCTATAACTGATTTATCTGGATCAACACCAAGTAAAGATAGCATAGCAGCTTGTTCCCACCAACACGATGAACGTCTAAAGTCATTTAGAGGCCATAATTTATGAAACCAAGATAAGCAACTTTTATTTAAAGGCCATACTCCACAATTAGGTACATAGCCGTCATCGGTTTGATGTACTACTAGTCCTGTATCTTTTTCTGGTGGTAAATCATCCATAATATCTTTATCAAACCGACAAATAATAATATCAGAATCAATCCATAAAACCTGATCGTATTTATCAAATAATTGTCCAATAAGCTCTATTTTCCACCACGAAGGATGTCTTTTTTTAGTTTCTTCACTAAAATAGCTTAGACTAGGAATAAACAAATCATAATTATGGTTATGACTATAAATATAGAAGGTTGGTGCAGCCAGACTTAGTAGTTGGGCATGTTCGCCAAAACCAAAAGAACACAATACTTTTTTCATTTTTGATAAACCAAGACCGTTTGACGCCCCCAAATATCCTTGATTAATTCTTGAATAAAAGACCAATCACCCCCTGCTAAACCACAGCCAAACTTGGGCGCATGTATTTGAGCTTTATTTTCATTGGGATCAAAAGATGTTTGTATAAATTTAGCTACCTTAACCATGCATTGTGTTAAGGCATAGTAGTTAAGAGGTCTAGGATTAGAATTACAAATCACACCATTTTGAGCAATCATATTAGCAAAAATCAGCTTGTGTCCATATGTAGGGTCTTTATCTACTTCTACAAACTGCACATATCCTAATGAGGACTGAGATCCTAACAGATGATAGTTCTGCTTGACTATAGGATAGTGTTTGGCTACTCCAGCCGCAAATCCTGCTCCGAACAAATTAATATTATTGCACACATGGGGTACTATTACACTATAGCCATTATTGCCTTGACGAACATAATGTCCTACATGATCAAATAAATCGCCATTAACAATACGAATATGGTCAGCGTGTTTTGATATAGTTTTCATGCGATAGCCACTCCTGCGTTATAATAGGATAGGCAATCGCTCAGTCAACTCATAAAAATTAAGGAGCTGGAACTACAGGAGTAATTACAAAAACCCCATTATAAAATTTGTCTCCATACTTATCGTCAATGTCGCTAATAACTGGAGTATTATGTTCGTATGTGTCTAAAACAGATCTTCGGCCAGTTTTACTGCAAGATACTACTGCTAAACCATTTCTAATAGTTGTTGATGATGTAACAGCATTAGTAATATCTGTGTAGGGTCTAGTTGGCATTATATGCTCCTTAAATAAAAATAAATGGCTAATTATAAGTTATTTTTCTATCTTGTGATACACCGTTAGCTGTATTTATGATAAACTAGTTCTAAATTTATGGGAGTTAAAGAATATCCTTGATTGGATGATAACCTGTTTATTGCCTCATTAATTGCATTGTAATGAGTAGTCATAAAGGGTCCAGCGGTGGGACTCAGCCAAGTGCTTATTAACACTAATTCATTGTCTATAATTAGAAATATGGGATTGCCGCTATCTCCGACAATAATAGTTTCAGACCATTCTGGGTATGGATTTACTCCTCCGCTTGGACCGCTCATATTGTCAAAATTAATAAAGGTGCTTATGGTAGTAATAGTTTTGACCAAAGCCTTTTCTTCTTGATCTAACCCCACAGAAAGTAGACCGAATAGTTCAGATCCATTAATGTTTAAAGCCTGAATATAATCTTTATAGTTAGGCGGTAAAACTTTTGCTATTTTTATATTACTCGGAACGTCATTATCCAACAGTCCTATAGCTATATCGTTTGGAGCAAAATCATAGGCTATTAAATTTCTTCTAATTGCATTATTGTTTTCATCAACAAATATTATTGGGGTTCCACCGTTGGGCAGTATGGCCGTTGTAAAGTGCGTTGCTTGTATAAAGTGCCTGGTTGTGACTAGGGTTCCAGCGCGTTGCCACCAGTTTGCACCACTTCGTTGCGCTGGACTAAAACAACTTATATTTGAAACCCCATTGATCCAGCAGTTAGGATTACGAACCCACGTTCCGGCATCACCAACTCCACCATAAGGATTTTGAGATGAATAAACTAGACGATCAGTAGCTGGGTTTTTACCAACCAATCTGTTTGCTGTACTAGAATTAATATGGTTATAAATAACATTTTTATCTATAGGAAGAAGATTATATCGTAATTTGTTATTATATAATTTATTTCCCCTAGTATAAAATGGCATTAGGCTACTCCTAATAAACCGCAGCCGTTGACTCCTCGTTTCAAAGGATATGGGGTTCTATTTTGGAATGTTACGGTTCCTTCGTATGTAGCTCCAGCCGATGTTGGATAGGCGAAAGAACTGTCGTTGAACGTGGCGTCGCCATTGACGGCGCCGCTGTTGTACGAAGCGTTGTTGAACGTGGCGTCTCCATTGACAGTGCCGAAGTTGTTGTACGAATAGTCGTTGAACGTGGCGTTGCCGGCGATGGTGGCGTTGAAGTTGTTGTACGAATTGTCGTTGAACGTGGCGTCTCCATTGACAGTGTCGTTGTTGTACGAACTGTCGTTGAACGTGGCGTCGCCATTGACGGCGCCGCTGTTGTACGAAGCGTTGTTGAACGTGGCGTCTCCATTGACAGTGCCGAAGTTGTTGTACGAATAGTCGTTGAACGTGGCGTTGCCAGTGACAAAGGCACTACCGTCGTTCCACGAACTGTTGTTGAACGTGGCGTCGCCATTGACGGTGCTGTAGTTGTACGAACTGTCGTTGAACGTGGCGTCTCCATTGACAGTGTCGTTGTTGTACGAACTGTCGTTGAACGTGGCGTCTCCATTGACAGTGCCGAAGTTGTTGTACGAATAGTCGTTGAACGTGGCGTTGCCGGCGATGGTGGCGTTGAAGTTGTTGTACGAATTGTCGTTGAACGTGGCGTTGCCGGAGACGGTGCCGTTGTTGACCGCATAGCCGTTGAACGTCGCATCGCCGGTAACGGTGCCGCCGGTGGCCGCATAGTCATTGAACGTGGCGTCGCCATTGACGGTGCCGCTGCTGTACGAATTGTCATTGAACGTGGCGTCTCCATTGACAATGCCATCGTTGACCGCATAGCCGTTGAACGTCGCGTTGCCATTGACGGTGATGGTAATGCTGAAAACAGCGTAGTCGAAAGCAGGGTCATTAAGCGTCAGGTTCGCCACCGTTGGCGCACTGCCGCCGTTCGCATTGCACGTTGCACTCAGCACAACGCTATCGCTGCTAGACGGTAGGGCAGAAGCCTGCGTGGTGAACGCATCGTCCGTCCACCAGTTGCCTAGAGTTGCCCAGTTGGTATTGACCGCAGCGTTGTAATACAGAGTTGCCATTATATCATCCCCAGTATGTTAGAGTTGTTGATTCCGTATCTTAGTCGAGTTCCAAAGACTGTTGTTCCTATTGTTGTTTCAACTGTTGTATATGAGGCGTCGTTGAAGGTGGCGTTTCCATTGACGGTGCCGTAGTTGTTGATCGAACTGTCGTTGAACGTGGCGTCGCCGGAGACGGTGCCGAATTCGTTGCTCACAGTGTCATTGAACGTGGCGTCTCCATTGACAGTGCCGCTGTTATTGTACGAATTGTCGTTGAACGTGGCGTCTCCATTGACAGTGCCGAAGTTGTACGAACTGTCGTTGAACGTGGCGTTGCCGGCGATGGTGGCGTTGAAGTTGTTGTACGAATTGTCGTTGAACGTGGCGTCTCCATTGACAGTGTCGTTGTTGTACGAACTGTCGTTGAACGTGGCGTCGCCATTGACGGCGCCGCTGTTGTACGAAGCGTTGTTGAACGTGGCGTCTCCATTGACAGTGCCGAAGTTGTTGTACGAATAGTCGTTGAACGTGGCGTTGCCAGTGACAAAGGCACTACCGTCGTTCCACGAACTGTTGTTGAACGTGGCGTCGCCATTGACGGTGCTGTAGTTGTACGAACTGTCGTTGAACGTGGCGTCTCCATTGACAGTGTCGTTGTTGTACGAACTGTCGTTGAACGTGGCGTCTCCATTGACAGTGCCGAAGTTGTTGTACGAATAGTCGTTGAACGTGGCGTTGCCGGCGATGGTGGCGTTGAAGTTGTTGTACGAATTGTCGTTGAACGTGGCGT